GAAGCGCATGAATGCATGCTCCCATCCACTGCGGTAGCGTGGCTTTTTGATTCCTGCATACTTCTCTGGATTGGCCATTTCGTACAAGCCATTAGCCCACTTACCTCTTGCCATTATACTCTTATCTGTCGTTGTGTATTTGAACTAGGCTGTAGGTTTTTACTAAATCCTAACAGTCCATTACCTGTCCTGCTTAGATTTAAAAATGCTGTGATACTGTTTTGCAAATTGCTAGATTCAAACTGTGTTATAATATCTTGTGGAAATACCTTTAGTTCATAACAAGTTACAAGCACTGCACTGGTCAAAGCACTTGCTGCTTCTAGATTGTTGTTTGTGCGTTGTAGAAAAAATGCTTTTACAAGGTCATACTGTGCAGGGTCTATGGTGATTTCTGTTTTAAAATAATCCGCAAAGTACTCGTTAATTCGTAGATCCACGTCGTCTCTAACATCAGTGATTGGAAGATTGATTGTTTGTGCCATTGCAAATCCTCTAAATTACTTATCATTAAATTTCTACAGAAATTGTATTTGCAAGATTTTGACTTTGTGTTTTTGGACTAACGCCAACATTAGGATCCACTGTAACCCCACTTTTGTTTTGCCAACTTGATAGTGCATTTGGTCCATTAAGGTTGGTATACTGTTGTGTTGTAGTGTTTAACTCTTTGCGTTTGGCTGCAGTTTGTTCTGCAGTCAACGGCGATACACCACTTGCCGCCTCATTGAGACTATTTTGTATTGAGGTTATTCTATTCTCTAATTGAAGATTTTTGATAGAAAGATTTGCATTGTTTGTAACAGGCATTGGATTGGCTTTACTAACGTAGGTGTCACTTATCTTACGCGGATGAGCAGCACTGTTATAATTTGTAGGTTGTACAGTAGTGCTGCCAATGTCAACATCTACTGTTTGTTGGCCTGTATATGTGTTGTTGCCTATCACAATGTTGTTACTTTTCACAATCTGCGGAGTGTTTACACTTGGGTTGTCATTTTCTACACTTGGTAAACTTCGCAGTACCTCTAAAGGATCTTGTCCTTCTTTGATTTTAATTGCACTAGTTACCAATGGTGTTACTTCGTTGTATAAACTTGTTGTGCCTAAACTTTCATTTATTTTGCCAATCAGTTGATCACTACCGCCAGGCACAATACGATTAACTTTGTCTATTGTTGTACCAATTGCTCTAAAGATACTGTTCTGGTTTAACAAATTGCCAAATGGTCCTGCAAACACTGAATCTGGTCTGATGTTACCTAATGGACTTGGAGTTGTATCGTAGTGTAAGTTGTTAACAAATGTTTTTGGATTGAGATCACTCACTGTACCACTACCATACAACGCAGTTTCGTATTTGACTGTCATAGTGTGTTCCATAGGAGTGAACTCGCCAGCAGTGTGAGTGCCATGTTGAAATGCACTTATGATAGGATTAACAAGAGTATACTCACTAAATTTTCCATCCTGTAACGAATAGATTTGTATATTGCTAAAAAATTTTGTATTACCATTTGCATAACCAAATGCACTTGCAGTTCTTTCTGTGTATCTGTCACGCACTTGGAAATCATTTGTAGTATATGTACTGTCTAGGTAATAGTGTGTCATGTAGTTGTACCACATTTTTAATACCAGTTCTTGCGCATCATCATGAAATAGTATTTGGGTATCGCTATACTCTATTTTGTGTTGACTGTACACACGCTTGTTGTATTGATTATGATCTTGTACATCAATAGTATAACTTGGCAATTGTACACTTTTTACCAACAGAGGCAATTCAATTTTATCTTCGTTGGTAAATTTATTTGCAACATCTGGTGCAAAGTTAAAAACACAAAGGTATAGTGCCGATAAGCGAGGATGAAGTGCATAAGCATTTGCACGAAAAGTACGAGACGCATGGTCGTAGTCTCGCAAATAATTGTTATCACTACTACCTATAGGTTTAAGGAAATTGTTGATGTTAGAAGTAAGAGCCACCTGCTTATGTCCCTATTAGCCGGTGATTGTTACGCCGGTTCCTCGTGTTACGCTTGCACCAACACCAGTACCAATTGGTGTTTGTATAGCGTTATCAAATCTTACTGTAAGTGCAATAGTTGCTGGATCATTTGTACTATAGTTCAAATCACCATAGTTAACACCTGATAACAAACAACCGTACATTTCCCATGTTTCTAAAACAGTAGGTGTACTTGCACCGTTACCACCGTCTAAGATATCAAACTTTGTGATAAATTTGTAGTCAATACCTGAACTTGCTGATGCTTGTTCCATGAAGTCAAATTGCTTTTGAAGTTGCTCGCCTACAAGTCTTGCAACATTACCGTTTACGTCATCACGCAAGTTAACAGTCATATCACTCCATGTGTGCTTACCAACCAATTTCACTGTACTATTATATACAGGAATTTCAATTGCTTCAAATGTAACATCTGGACGTGTTATGTCTATAATTTGTTTTGTCATTTCTGTCCTAGGTGTAGATATACCAAAGTTATCAAATACCGCACGGAAGCGATATTTAAGTTTTGGCATCAACAAACCTTGGCTGCTGGCGCTCTGGTCACTATCTAGTGGGACTGTAAATTTACTAAGTGATGATACTGACATCAATCAATCTCCTTATTTCCTATAAACTATTTATCGTAATATGACTACAAAAAAATAGGGGGTAATACTAAGATCATAAAAAAAGAGGGGTAAAGCCCCTCTTTTTAAGTGTGTTATGACTTGGTTTACACTGTCTGAGCTGCTGCAACATTACCTGCTGCAATCTCACCTGTATTCTTAAGTCTGATTGGAATAAAGATGAATTCTGCTGCTTTGACAGGCTCGATAGCAATATCAACATAAAGTTCATTTCTATCAATTCTATCATTTGTGTTGTTTGTTTCGTCACAAACAACCAAGTAATCAAATACGCCACGCTTTGCAACTAGATCGTTAAGAATGCCTTCAATGCCTTCTTTAAGTTCGTCTCTTGTGATCTTGTCGTTTGGTTCAAACACAAAGTTTACTGCAAAATCTTGTAGTGTCTTGCGTAGGTAACCAACAAGTCTTGAAACGTTAATACGATCCAATGCACTTGTACTTGCTGCTCTAGTTTTGTTACCATAGTTCATCAAGCCATAGCCATTAATGAATGTCATTGGATTGATTCTGTTGCTATACAGTGTATCACGAACACCTTCGGTGATGTTGTCTACAACAAATTCACCTGTTGCGCTGTTAACGTAACCAATACTTGTAACGTTATCTAGTAGACCTCGTCTTGTGCCAGCTGGTGCGAACCATGGGAACGATTGATCGTCACTGCGGATGATTGTTCTCAAAGCTGCGTGTGAACTTGGAACTGCAACATTGTTGCCACTCAAATCATTTGTTCTACCACTTGGATAGAACACTGCAGCATATGGGTCACTTGTAACTAGTCCGTCTTCACCATCAACTACTGCACTGTTGGCATTAGTTGCCCAGTTTTGTATTGCAGTTGAACCACTTGCAAGTCTCATTGGACTATCACCAACAATAAATGCTGTGTTGCGTCTGTCGTTGTTTAGTGACACCATGTTGCTGATCAGTTCTGGATAACCTGGTGCAGCAATTAAGTTAAATGAACGGCTGTCTTCACGTAGGTCTGTGCTCGAATCGATAGCTGTCTTCATTGCACCTACAATAATTTGACGCACAGCCTTACGACCCATATATGGACTACCATCATCTTTGTTGCCACTTACTGTAACCCATGCATCCTTCTCTGTTGGAAGTGTTGGGTAAAGTGTTGTGTCGCTAAAGTTTGTTCTGCTAAAGTAGTTACTACGGAACTGTTTAACATTATATGAACTACGACGTGTGTTGAACAACAACATACCACGTGGGTAGATTGCTGGATCTGGACGATCAATATCAACTGTATCGCTTGTTAGTAGTGATGCAATAGTTGGGACTGTACCTGTAACAACATCTGTTGTGGTATCACCCATGTAACGTGCATCTGCAAACAAGATACCATCTTCTGTGGTTTGATCAGTGTTGTCAATTAACACCCATTGATTTTCACCACTCACTGTTTCGTAGCGATAAATTTTTGGATAGTTGTCCAAGTCGCTTGTATCAATCCAAAGATCACCAACAACTAGTGCAGTTTCGTCACTTTGTTGTGTTGGTTCTGTTGTGCTAAAGATTGGTCCTGCTGGACTTGTATTAGCTAGGTTAAAGCCACGTGCGTCATTGGTTACGTTTTGATAACCTTTCCAAGTACTACCATCATGAATCATGATGTCTGCTTCAAATCCACTGTGATACCAACGCTGTAGGTTGACTGGATCTGCGTCTGGTGAACTTGAACTTGCTGTGTATGTTGGAGCAACCCAGTTACTTAAAATTAAGTTACTGTCATTGCCTGCACGAATTTGTCCACTAGCAAGTGCTGTATTAAAACCTGCATCAGCAATTGGTGTACCGCTTGTGTCTTTAAGCACAATAACACCGCCTAAGCTGTGGGTAATAACAAGGTAACCATCGCTGTTTACACTAGCACTTACATTGCTTACATTAGCACCATTGATAACACTTGCTAAGTCTGCAAGTGTTGTGCCGCTTGTTGAAACTGTTACTGCAGTTGAAAGTGTTGTGCTATTTGCAACACTGGCTTGAATTGTAAATGTTTCACTGCTAGTGATTGGATTTGCATCATTGACTTGGCCAGTAACAATTGTATCACCAGAAGCATATCTACGGAACAACTTGTAAGTTGCTGTATCATTTTCTGTTACATCATATTGTACATAATATGTGCCAACAGCAATATTTTGGCCTCCTACAGAATCAAGATTCTTTAGTGCAGTTTGATCGTTTTCGTAAAGTGGAGCACTTACAGCTTCAAACTCTGCTGTTGTGCTGTTGTAAACACTTACATCAAATAGTGCACCTAAGTTGCTTGAAGTTGTTTTGATCCATACACTACCACTTGGACGTGGTGTTGTGTCTGTTGACTTCCACTGTGGTACAGTGTAGTGTGGATCTTGTGCAAGTAGAGGACATGCATATGTGCCTGCTGTTAAGCCTGTGTCAGTTAAGATTGTACCACTTTCGTTAGCAAGGATGATCTTGCCATCTGTGGTTGAGTTGCTTTGCGCTGAACTTGTAGCATAAATTTCAATCTTGTTGTTCTTAACACCTGCAGTAACACCTGTAATTGCTGCAGTGTTAATGCTTGATGCAAGAGCACTTACAGTTGTACCGCTGAGTGTAACAGTTCTACCGTTGATAAGAATTCTGTCGCCATTAGTTAGTGTTGGACTTGCTGTTGTACTTTCAATTGTTGGCCAGCTGGTCTGCCATGAGCTGCCACCAACTAATACCCATGCATTGTCACGATTTTTGTAATATACAGGATTTGAAGTATTTGTTGTAACCACAGCATAGTCACCTATAGCACCAATGCTTGTAAGTGGCACGCCGCCTACTAAATCACTAGTACTGGTAATAACTGTTGGAATCTTATTAGTAAATGCGCCTGTGCTTGCAGAGAACTGGAAAATGCCCCAGCGTGTGTCTGTGCCTACATCCATCCAAATAGTGCCGTTGCTTGGTGCACCAGATGGACGACTTGCACTTGGTGCAAGTTCACCAAGGTCAACATCTGCACGGAGCACATATGCTCTGTTGCTGATTCCCAAAATGCTGTATGCTGCTAGTAATCCATATTCATTCAACTCATAACCGTGAATTGGTGTGCCTGCTGCACTGTTGTAAAAACTTGGATTACCAAATGTTTCTGTTAGTTCACGCTGGCTACTTACTAGGAATGTGTTACCAGCGTTTGCCGCTGTTGTGCCTGTAGCAGTACCAGAACCTGAACCTTTTGTTTTGTCTTGTGCTGTAGCAACTATAATTGCAGGAACACTGCCCTGCTGAGCAGCAACATATTGACTTTCGTCTGTTACTGTTACTTCAACACCTGCTGAAATCAATGCCATGTTCAAATCCTCTCAGAGTTAGGTATTATTCTATTATATTATTTATCGTATAGCACCAAAAACAACATAAAATCGTGTTTACCTTTAAAGGTGTGTAAATAAAGCATGCAGCGACCCATGTGTGAACAATGTGGACAACGTCCTAAAGCAGTAAATTACTACAAAGGTGGTAAAGTTTACTTTAGGAAGAAGTGCGAACAGTGTATGAAAATACACAAACCTGTCAAACCTCTTTGGGTAGATAGCGGGTACAAACTCAAACGAGTATGCGAAGCATGTAACTTCAAACCTGTGATGAGATCACAAGTTACAGTATTTTATATAGATGGAAATTTAAATAATGTTTCTGCTAAAAATCTAAAAACTGTGTGTTTGAATTGTAACGCAGAACTTATTAAAACCGGCTGGGCAAGAGGAGATTTAACACCTGATGTTTGAGATCTTTGATAGTACCGTCATTTTGTAGTACATGATCTTTTGTGGTCTTTACCCAACGCCATTCACTGGGATGAATATGTGTTGGCTCAATGCCTGTAGTTTCGTATTGTATTAGCCACTCAGGATCGCTGCTGCGCCTAACTTCCCAAACTTCTCCGCCTATGCTACGGATCATGTGTATTTCATTTTCAAAACGCACATCGGGTATTACAAAATTTTGTTCAGGATTGTCTAGTATAACCTTTTTAATTAGGCTTACCCAGACTCCATCATAGAAGCCATTACGCATACAATCAGTACCAAACAACTGTAGCACCAAACGAGGTGTAACTTCAGATCCTATTTCGGCACTCCAAAAGTCGTCACGTTGTTCTCGCCATGCTCGAGATTCATCTGTATCTCCTTCTAACATGGCTCTATCCCAACCAAAGATTGTGCTTACACCGTCTTTGAGCTTGTCAGCAAAACTTACTTTTTTAAAGCCTTGTTCTACTAGGATGTCTGCTACTGTGCCTTTGCCACTGCCAATTAGTCCACATATTCCTACTATCATAGATATTTCTTAACCTCTTCTGCCCAAGCCTTTTGTCCAGGGTATGTTAGATGAAAACCATCTTCTTGCATACAATTGTGTTCTATACCAAACTCAAATGGTGTCACAGGTATATAATTTGTTTTGTCTAACGCATCCCAATAGACGGTATCTTCGCAAACACCTAACAAATAGTTATGTTCGTTTGACTCAAGTACATTATATATAAATGTATATTTGAAGTCAATTTTTTGTGCTGTAAGAAAGTTAACAAAAGACAACACATGATACATGTTCAGTTGACTAAAATAATCTTTGTCCTCTGCAGTATATTGCTGTTTAAAAAGTTGTTTGTAAGGTTGCTGTAAACTGTTCCATTTACCTAGCACACCCCCACTTTGTATCAAATGCACACTTCCAATTGGCCCTTGATCGTATCCAATTGGAAAACTAAAATAATAGTTGTAAGGTAAATTGTTATTTGGTACTGGAATACTACAACGATCAATGCCTGTAAACATAACAAACACGTTGTCAAATTCTAAATTATTTAATAATGCATGTACACCAGTGCGAGCAATCCATTCGTTATCAACTCCGCCTTTGGCATACACCTTATAGTCATCAAAAAGTGTATCATGCCAACAGGCCTGATCTACATCAGTGTAACTGCATCCAAGTATGAGTGTTGTCATTTATCCTATTACAAATGACAGTGGGTCAGAACCGTCAACGTAGTTTTTAAGCTCCTCGTCTAGAGCCTGCATTTCAGTTTGTGCTTCTGATTTAAGTGTATCGCCATTTAGTGTTGTACCACCTTGCGGTCCTGCAATGGTAGCAAACTTTGATCTTGCTTCACCTAATGTGAACTTTGCAAGAGAAAGAGCATAATCCTGTATCCAAGGTTGTGCTTGTCTGTCTTGCAACAACTGTGTGTCTGGCTTGACATTGTATACCCAAAGAATAACTTTTTCACCGGTTGCGTTAAACTTGCGCAACAGTGTAAGCACTTTGGTCACAGGGTTGTATTCAAAGTTTATGAATCCACCAAACATTCTAGCACTAAGTTCTTGGTATTGATAAAACATTTCGTATGTGGCTTGTCCGCCCACACGACCTGCTTGTATAAGATATGTGTTCACATAGGCTGCTTCAAATGGCTCAAACTGTGTAGCATTGTCTGCGTTACTACCACCAACAGCTCTACGAAACACTTGACGTACATCCTCTATCTCTGCTGGTAACACATACTCCTGTTGATTCTCAACAATTTCTAAGAACACATAGGAACTTTCAACACTGTTACCAGCACGTTGGCGATAGCGACGTAGACTTTGATTGATACACATGTCATAGTGTGCAGGATCAAGTTCCACATCAACCATATCTCCACCTAAGCGGAAATAGATATAATCTCTTATGTCATTTTTGAGTGTGGTAACGTCTACAGCCATAGTGATTCCTTGTACGATATATTATTTATCGCTATTTAACTGCTTTGAGAATCACAGTTTGCTCGTTAAACCTCCCGTTCATTTTAGTTTCAACAGACTTTATATTTTGTAAGTAGGTGCGTAGTTTTACTTTGCCTGCTTTTACAAACTCTCGAAGTTGCTCTTCTGGTTTGCGCAGTGTCTTTGCAACACTCTTATGCTCATCAAAATATTGCAGTGTTGTTCCTTTGACTGCTAGTGTTTGATGTTCTTCTGCAACATACTTGCCAATCTTGCGTGTTTTTGTATTGAATACCCATACTTCAGTAGCACCAATGATGTCAACAGGATTGATACTTGCAACCTTGTATTTCTCGTCGGACACACAATACTTCATTTTTGCAACCAACTTGTCAGCACTCTTAGGCTTTGGTGTGCGTGTTTTGCGAGTTGCTTTGCTTTCTGCTGTGACTAGATCACATGCACCAATGATGCTGGTAAAAAGTTCTACACCTTTTTTGATGTCTGCTTTACTTAGATGAGAAAAACCTTCACGCAAATCATTATCTTGTTCACGAGTAGGTTTCTGTAGCATTGTATATTCTGCAAGTGGGCCTTCGTAATAGGCACGAATGTGTCTTGCATGTGCTTGGTTTACACTTTTACCACGGAAGAATTTTACAGCATCCCACTTTTTAAACTTGGTTGGATTGTCAATAAAGTCATCAACTACTTCTTCAATTTCTGCAATGATAGCACCACTTGCTTCTCTGATACGTTCTTGAATGCTAGGAACATAAACATTCTTTACTTTTTTTTCTTCAACTTTTGCTTCTTCTACAATAGCTGCTCCACGTTGATTGAGTCCTTCAAACCATCCTGCCATCCAAGCCACACTGTCATCAGGAGCAGTCATGCCATTGGTTGTCCAATGACAAAATGCTGCCACATGACTTTTTGCAAAGGTGTAGTCTTTGTTTTTAAGAATGTTACTTACAGTTTCTTTGTCAAACGTTTTCTTCACGTATGCCTTTACAATACTCACATACTCTTTGTTTTCTACTTCAAAGTGAAAATAGTTTCTACAGCTTTTGTAATCATCCATAGGAGCACCTTTGGCTCCACTTAGTTTTCTACGAACCGTAGTTGCTTTTTTACGAGGTAATTTTTTACCTTTGAGAACACTTGCCACGAGCAATCTCCTCTTCCATTCCAAGTTCAAAAGCAATTATCTCATTCTGCTTTTGAAGGATAGCTTTATCCAGCATATTTACAATAGTGTCTCTGTCTTGGCTTGTATCAACAGCATATCTTACTATTCTAAGTATTTCAATGTCTTCTAGTAGATCGTTCATTGCATCACCTTTTACACATATCTTAATACTAAAATAACACAAATAGCATATGTGTCAACCTTTTTTTAAACTTATTCTATAGCTTCCTGGATTGTGAGGTGCATTTGTCCAAGACCGAATGTGTGGATTTTGCGCACACCATGTTTGGAATTCACGCATTATAGCACCTTGTCCTGTGATTACTACAACACTTTTTTTGTTCATATAATATGCATCACTGATACGAGTATTGAACATATTCCAAGCACTGTGCAGTGTATATCCATGTAAATCTATTACCATTGGTTTGCCTTTTTTGGTTGACGACACACATAAACATGTTATTGTATATATACTGTATTCTAGCATAGGAGAAGTTATGCTAAAGTTTAAAGATTTAGTTTTCAAGGAAGACCCAGATATTCCGCTAACAAGTGCAAGAGTAGATTACGAACTTTATACACTGAGTGTGGTAAAGGAAAGACTAAACAAAGGAACCTACGAGATTGCAATACTTAGAGACGGTGTCTTTGTGCGGTTGCCCGGAATAAACACAGGCAGTGGCGATACAGTTTTACGATATCTCAGTGAAGAAAATGTCACTGGCGTAATGGTAAAGTTGGCTAGTATTACACTGAATCCAGGAATACTAGTAGACTCTCCTTTTGGGTCTGCTATGGCATATCACGACTAACAATCAAGCTCCGTAGGTATTTAGGAAACCATAAATACACTACTATAGGAGTTTGTATATGCCCCGTATTTCTATGTGGCAAAATGGTGCCCATACCAACGATTTTAAGTTCTTTGACAAACGTATCAGTGAAATGTTCACAGTTGGTGGTACCGGCATTAATGTACACAAATATGTTGGTGTTATTGATCAGGGCCCTAGTGACGATGCATCGCAACCACGTGTGACTGCAGATGATCCTTTGGCTATACAAGATTTTTTGTTTTTAGAAAACAGAGATCGCAAGTACGATTCAGATGTTTATAACATTCGTGGCATATACAATGTTGCTGACACAGACTTTGATCTAAGTCAGTTTGGACTGTTCCTAAGCAATGACACTGTTTTCATAACGTTTCATTTAAATGAAATGGTTGAAGCATTAGGACGTAAACTTATGTCCGGTGACGTGCTAGAACTACCACACCTAAAAGATTATCACAGTCTAGATACCAGTATAGATCTTGCGCTATCTCGTTACTACGTGGTGCAAGAAGGTACTCGTCCAAGTGAAGGCTATAGCCCAACTTGGTGGCCACATCTATGGCGTGTAAAATGTACACCATTAGTAGATTCACAAGAGTACAGAGACATACTTGACAAGATTCAAGTTGATCCTAGCACCGGCGAAGAAACAACAAGCACACTGCGTGATTTATTAAGCACTTACCAAACCGAACTTGAGATAACCAACAAGGTTGTTGAACAAGCAGAAAATGAAGTTCCTGAAAGTGGTTATGATGTAAGCAAATACTATGTTGCTCCTGTAGACGAAACAGGCAATCCACTTGAACCTGTAGGACACAGAGCAGATGAAACCGGACTTAGCACAGACAGTGAACAACAAGATGCAAGTAACACACGCATAACACCACAAAATGCAAATTCTTACAGCGGATACCTAGTAGGCGATGGACTTGCACCAAATGGACATCCTGTTACAATGGGCACAAGTTTTCCTTCGGATGCAGTTGAAGGATCTTATGTATTAAGATTAGATTTTTTACCTAACAGATTGTTTAGGTTAACAGGCAACAGATGGCAAAAGGTTGAAGATGATGTGCGTCGCAACCCAACGCCAGGTGCAACAGGACAAAAGAGTCTTAAGAGCGGATTTATCAACAACACAGACACAACCACACAAGACGACAACACTGTTATTTCACAGCGTCAAGCACTTAGTAAAGCACTTGAAATACAGGAGGACAATGACTAATGGCAGGAAACCTATTTTTTTACGATGAACAGGTCAGACGTTTCCTGCTGCAGTTTATACGTGCATTCAGTAACTTTCAAGTTGAATACGGCAAGGATCGTGATGGTAATACCACATTGGTCACAGTTCCTGTGCGTTATGGTGATGCTACAAGACAGGTAAGCAGTATCATACGCAACAACAGTGAAAACGCTGTGATTCCAACACCAATGATGAGTGCATATGTTACAGCATTTGAATATTCAAGAGAACGTGTGCAGGAACCTTATTGGGTAGACAAAAAACACATTCGTATGCGCAAATATGATCAGGACACTGCTAGTTACACAACAGCACAAGGCAATGCTTTTACTGTAGAAAGACTGATGCCTGTGCCTTATGATCTTACCATGAACTTGGACATTTGGACATCAAACACAACACAAAAGTTACAGTTGTTAGAACAAATACTTGTGTTGTTTAATCCTAGTTTAGAAATACAGTCTACAGACAACTATCTAGATTGGGGCAGTCTCAGTTACATACAGTTAGAAAACACAACTTGGAGTAATCGAACTGTGCCTGTGGGTGTTGACGAAACCATAGACATTGCTACACTAACTTTCAAAATGCCCATATGGTTAAGTGCACCAAGTAAAGTTAAAAAACTGGGTGTCGTAACCAAAATTGTAGCAAGCATATATGATGACAATGGTGGTATTGCAGACGGAGTCATAGACGGACAGATATTAATGGGTGAACGTATGAAGTTTACTCCTATGAATTTTGGCATACTCATTTTAGGAAATACAATACAAATACTAGACAGAAACGAAACAGTGACCAACAAAGTTGAAGGTAGCATACTCAACGATCCTCCAGAAAAAATTGGCACAGATGATGTAACGTGGAAGGCACTTGTAAATCAATACGGAGAATTGCAAGCAGGTGTTAGTCAAGTGCGATTAGATACACCAGTAGGCGAAGTAGTTGGCACAGTTGCATTCCATCCAACCAATGATTATCAATTGTTGTTTACTGTAGATTCTGATACAATACCTACAAACGATCTAGATCCTATCGATAAAGTGATCAATCCTTTAAACGTAGCACCAGGTGCAGGCTTGCCTGCAAATGCAATAGGGCAAAGATACATCATACTCAACAGCATTGGCAACTCAGATAACACAGATGGTCCTGATGCTTGGAAAGATGCTGCAGAAAATGACTTTTATGCAAGTGCAAACGACATCATTGAATATGATGGTGTGCGTTGGAATGTGGTATTTGACAGCAGCACCGAAACGGGTGTACACTATGTAACTAATACCACAACAGGAATTCAATATAGATGGACTGGAACCAATTGGGTCAAGTCTTGGGAAGGTGAATATCAAGCAGGCGAATGGAGCATCGTAATCTAAACCGCAGTGTTGGCACACTGTTTTACGCTATAGAAACACAACGCTATATGTTTTTGTTAAGAAGTGCTCGTAATCATGACAGCACTTGGGGATTCTGTAGCGGAAAAGTTGAACAAGGCGAAAGTGACATACAAGCACTTGAACGTGAGATTATTGAAGAACTTGGTTTTCAACCCAATGTTACCAAGCACATCCCTGTTGAAACATTCACAAACAGCCGCAAAGGCTTTACTTTTCAGACCTATGTGAGCATAGTAGGACAAGAATTTGTGCCTAATTTAAACAAAGAAAACAAAGGTTATGCCTGGACTGTGATAGAAAACTATCCCAAGCCACTTCATCCAGGTGTATACAACACACTCAACGCTGAAGAAATTATGACTAAGTTTAAGACTGTTCAGTCTATCTGGCAATAGCACCTAGTTGTGCTTCACTTATGTAGTGACTATAATCTAGTTGTCTAAAATTTTTACACCAGTTTAAATCATCTGGATAAAAAGCATAGTTAATATCCGAGACACGCACAAACTCAGTGTCAGTATATGTGTTTATTAACCTAACCAAGTTGTCTGTAAATTTGTGGTTGGTTCCATTGACTTCTTGTATTGTTTTGTATAAATCGTGTTGTTCAAAATAGATATTTTCTTCGCCTGATTTATACCAATCAAATCCTAACAGATATATTGTTTTATGTCCGTCTGCTGCAGCAACATGTGCTGCAAGGACCCCTGTTGGAGCATTATAATAGTGTGGATACAGGTGAAATGCACCAGGATTTGAAAGTATGTGCCTAGCATTACTGTATACAATGTTATCCTCGCAGTATCCACTGTCTGCTATTTCTGCACAAAGTGTTTTTTGAAATACAAATAGGAAAGTTGGACTAAAATCTTTGTAAAGAATGTTGCAGCCATAACTTTGTCCTACGCTACGCACACCTCCTTCGCCACCAACTTGACCGGTTAGCAATTGCAAATCAAAATTTTTCCTGCTTGGACCATTTCCAATGATGTGTGCTGTTAGATTATCAGGTTCGTTGAGTATGCTTTTTGCTATCCAAACACGGTTTTCTTCTTTGTTTGCATCACGCCAATTAGTAGATTGTACAACAATCTCACCTTCGTAATCAGCAGTGTAGTAGTGTTGCATTACATACGTCCTACAACGACTTCAATGACACCCTCTCCTGATACTGTTTTGTTTTCTAAGGCTTTTCCAATTACTGTGCCCATCGGGGGATCACCTTCATCATTCCATGCTTGTGCATGCCCTGGTGTTGCACTAGATACCATCATATCTCCTTTAACAACAGGCCCTACAACCTTGCAAGGTACACGTCCTACCAACGCTACATTGACTCCGCCTTGTAATTCACTATTCATTAGATATGCAGGATCAACACTGACAACACCTGCAATGCGTCGACTTAATTGTGAAGTGCTTTGTGTAACTTCTTCCTCGCCACCAAAAACTAAAACTGTGCCAAATCCATAATCACTATCACTGGTGTATCGTTCAGCTAAGTCAGCATACTGTGCTGCACTTGCTGTTGTGCTTAGTACATTTGTACTTGGATTGTAACTTAAATTTGTATCTGTTTCTATGCCTTGAGTACCGGTCGCTCCATCAACAAAAGTAATGTATACAGTTTCGTTCGCAGTGTTATTTGCTGTAACTGTGACGTTGGTTGCTGTGGTTGCAGTAGCAGCATTACCTGTTACATCACCAGTTACATTACCAGTGAATGTACCAGCAATTGCTCCAGTACCTGTAATAGTTGGACTAGTAAGAGTTTTATTGGTTAGAGTCTGTGTTGCTCCAGTAGTTACCATCTCAAAGCCGCCAGCAGTAGTACCATCATGCACTCTAATAGTGTCTACAGTAGTGTCGTAACTTAGTTCACCCGCAGCACCTGTAAATGCATTGTTTTGGGCAGTAGTTCCTCGTCTCAATTGTAACTGTGTTGGCATATTGCTCTATCTCCAATAAACTATTTATTAAGTAAACACACCCATGTCATTTACGCTTGTGCTACCAACTGGTTCCATCATATCATAAACTTCGCCTAATGCAACTCCAAATGCATCAGTACCTCCTAATTCAAATGGTGTCTCTTGTGAGGTTTGTGCTACATTATAACTTAAATCAAAGTCACCATCTGCGCCAGGAGCAGTTGTAAATGTACTGTTAGTAAAACCACTAGAACCGCCACCTGATCCTGCATTGGCATCAACGTATGCTTTGGTAGCAGCATCTTGGTTACCAACAGGATCTGCTACATTGGTAACTCTGTTGGCGCCCATGTCTATGGTTTGTGTGCTTGCAATTGTGATGCCATTGAGTGTGCCAACACTGGTAACATTGCTAAGTGTGTCAAGTGCAGATTCAAAATAGGTTTCAAAATCTGTGAGTGCAACTTGCTTCATAGTGCCTGCATCATTGACTACAACTCTGTCAGCATCAGCGAGTGTAGTACTAGTTGCACTTGTGTCACCATCAAGTATGTTAAGTTCACTTGCTGTAGCAGTAACGCCATCAAGTATGTTTAGCTCTGCAGCCGTTGCAGTAACTAGGGTGTTAGCAAGTCTTAATCCTGTGCTTGAGCCATCATGTGTTTCAACATCAAAATCAGTGCCGTTCATAATCTTGAACTCTGTGCTGGTCATACGCACATTGATATTTTGCGAACCTGCTTTTTGATGTGATATTTCAATTATGCCATCTTCACTGCCGCTACTTGCATCACCAATCTTACCAGTGATCTTAGCAAACACTGTTTTACTGTCTGCGTCATTATCTGCACTGAACTTGATCTGACCAATGTAGTTTGCATCTGCGCCTGTAATATCTCTGAATAGTTCAAACTCAGGTGCTGCACTACTACCTGCTGTGGTGCTTGTAATAGTATTATTACCTGTGGTATCAACTTTACCATCTAATTGTGTTTGAATATTACTAGTGACGCCATCAACATAGTTAAGTTCAGCGGCTGTTGCTGTTACAAGAGTCCCGCCTAGTTTTAAGCCGTTGGTTCCGTCATGACTTGCAATATCAAAGTCGTATGCTCCATCACTGAACGTTGTGTTACCAGTTATAGTTGGGGTATTGATAGTAGGACTTGTAAGAGTCTTGTTTGTAAGTGTGTCTGTTGTAGCACGACCAACCAGTGTATCTGTGCTTGTAGGAAGTGTTAGTGTTCCTGTGTTACTGATACTGCTAATAACAGGTGTAGTAAGTGTTTTGTTGGTTAGTGTTTGTGTACCTGCTTCTGTTACAAGTGTGCCTGTTACTCCATTTAATAAATTAAGTTCTGTTGCTGTACTAGTTACCAGTGTGCCACCAAGTTTAAGTCCGTTTGTTCCATCATGACTGGCAACGTCTACATCTGTTGTACCATCTGCAAAAGTAACATTACCACTTTCATCAATGGTCATGCGTGTTGTAGGATCACCATTGTCACCAGTTTGGAACTGTAGATTAGCACCATATGCACTGCCGTCTAGTACAACGTCTGAAAGTATTCGCACTCTTGTTCTAAAGTCTGTACCATCATGTACTAGACCAACAATCTTTATTAGTTCATCGCCATCAGCAGCCGCTGTTGTACTGCTAGGTGTGCCTCTGGCTTTTTGGAACAGTATGTCTGGACCGTCGGTACCTGTGTAATATTGGTCAATACGCATTGAACCTTCATACTGTGTGTCACCTACTAGGTGCAGTGTTCTAGCAGGACTGCTTGTGCCAATACCTAGTCGCCCGTTGCTTGTGTCAATATTAAGCAAGTCTGAACTATCAATGCTACTTCCATCTGTGCCAACAATAAGCAAATCACCTGCGTTGGATAGTGTAATACCTGTAACACCGTCTAAGTAGTTAAGTTCTGTTGCTGTACTAGTGACTGCTGTGCCACCTAATATAAGTGAGCCAATACTTAATCCGCCTGCGGTTACTGTAAGGTTTCCTGTGCTATCACCAGTTGCAGTAGTTGTACCAAGCACAAACTGATCTGCACTCTCGTCCCACATGATGATTGCATTATCACCGGTGCTCCCTCGTTCCATAACGATACCTAAATCGTTACTGTTACTTGATGCTCCAGTATTAAGTTCAATAAGACTATCACTTATCGTTGAGTTAGTTGTACTAACAGTTGTAGTAGTACCATTTACAGTTAAGTTGCCTGTGACTGTTAAGTCTGTATCAACTTGCATGTTGACAAATGAACGTACTAAACTAGAACCTGCACTGAAAACTTCGTTGGCGCTTGCACTGCCGCCTGAATATAATCTCACAGAACCTGATTCTGAAATAATACCTATGCCTCTAGTAGCATTTCTATTTCTCAATGCACTAGGTAAACTACCAGTATCTGCTTCATCAATAAACTCTATTCTGTCATGGTCATTGCTGTTATTAACTTTAAACAACACTTCACGAGTGTTTGCTGTACCTGTACCTACAATGTGCAGTCTTGCATCAATATCACTTGCACTAGCAACACCAATACCCAAACTGGCAGTTGAACTGTTGTAAATCATGCCACTGCTAACAAAGCCATTGTTACTACTGTTCATTGCAATGATTTCGTTTGCACTGGTGTTGTCAAACATTCCATCTGTGTAGTTTAGTTCAGCACCAGTTGCTGTAACTGCTGTGCCGCCGTAGTTTAGATTGCCAGCACCAATAACAACTTCACCTGTTCCTTTAGGTGTAAGATTGATATCAATGTTTGTATCGCCACCAGTAGCACTTAGTGTAGGACCATTACCTGTTGCGGCATTGGCAATAGTAAACTCGTTAACTGCACTAGCAGTTTCACTAAACTTCAATAGTTCTAATGTACCGTCACCAATAGCATTGCCATTTACATCAAGCATGCCGCCAAGTTGCGGAGTAGTATCTTCAACAATGTTGCTTAGTCCACCGCTTTGATCAGCAAATGTAAGTGTGCCACTACCATCTGTTTGTAGTACTTGGTTTGCACTACCGTCTGCGGTTGGGAAAGTATATGCTTCGTTGCCAAAATACACAGCACCACTTGAATCAATACCCCACCGAGTTGCTAGGGTGCCGCCAGTGTCCCTTGTTTGAAGTTGTACAACACCTGCATCAGCGTCTGTGCCATCTACATCAAACTGTAGACTGTGATAGGATTGTATTGACCCACCTTTACGGGCTTCAACATTCATACGATATAGGTAATCGCCTGTTTGGATATCTGCCGGTGAGGCTACTGTGCCTCGATATCTTCTTGTTCTAAGGTCTGGAGCGTCCGCTGTGTCATTGTATTGTTCCATGCGGATCTGTGCAGTTTGGGCACCTTCACCTGTCATGTGCAGTGTTACTGCTGGTGACGTTTGGTTAATACCGATATAGTTGTTACTGTTGTCAATGGTTAAAACACTTGTAGTTGTAATACTACTGCCATCTGTTCCAACAATGGCAATCTCATTTGCACTGCCTAGTGTAATACCTGTTACACCATCTAGATAGTTAAGTTCACCTGCATCAGCAGTAACTGCTGTACCACCTATTTCTAATGTGGCTGTATTAATTGTAGCAACTTGTAGATCAGCATAACTGCTTATAGTTACATTACCACTGGTAGTACCATCTTCTGTAGTATTAACTAGTACAAATTCGTTGGCACTCTCATCATATAGTAAAGCAACATTAGTATCACTACCACGTTCAATGACAATACCTACATCTTTATCTGCACTACCAGTTTCTCCACTATTCAATCTTATAAGCGGGTCTGTGATATTTGTAATATCAAAATCAATCTGCGCAGCTTTAGGTCGAGTAAATGCCATACTTGTAAATTCCTTATAGCATATTTATCTATTCTATTTACTCAAAAAAATAGCACCCGAAGGTGCTATTTTTAATCTATGTGTGCCAATTACATCATTAGTGCCAATACTTCAATAACGCCTTCGTCACCTTCGTGTGCCTCAATTGCCTTACCAATTACTGTGCCCATTGCTGCCTCATTGTTTGCCATTGCCATGCCATTGCCTGCACTTACCATTAAGTCGCCTGCTGCAACTGGACCTGTTACCTTACAAGGAACACGCCCTGCTAGTGCAAGTGCAACACCATCCTGCGCACTATTCATCAAGTATGCTGGATTGGTACTAACAATACCTGCTACTCTACGACAGTTTGCTTGATCACATGCTGCAACTTTGCCATCACCTGCAAAGTGTACAACTGTACCTGGTTCAATGTCTTCGTCTGCAGCATATCTTTCAGCCAAGTCAGCGTATTGTGCTTGACTTGCTGTTGTGCTTAGTACGTTTGTACTTGGATTATAACTTAAATTTGTATCTGTTTCAAGCCCTTGTGTACCAGTGGCACCGTCAACAAATGTAAGATATACAGTTTCGTTAGCAGTATTGTTTGCTGTGATTGTAACATTAGTTGCTTCAGTTGCAGTACCTTGCATTGTACCACTTGCAATAATTAGGCCTGAGCTGTCAATGCGTACACGTTCTGTGCCACCTGTATCAAAGCGGATGATGTCTTCATCACTTGACTCTTCAACTTGGATCTGTGTATCACCGTCTTGGTCAGCAAGTGTATTAATGGTTGTTGTGGTTGTAAACTTACGAACTTCAATCAAGTCACCGCTTGCTGGTGCTGATGTAAATGTAAGTGTTGTGCCACTGATACCATAAACAGTTGTTGGCTCTTGTACAACACCGTTTAGCATAACAAGTACACCAGCAACATTGTAACTGTCTGCGCCAGTAAGTGCTGAAAGTGTAAATGCTACTGTGCTGTTGTCACCGTTAAATGTTTGTGATGTAGCAACTGTAAAGTCTGAGCTAACACTTGCCCATGCACTGTTACCGTAATATTCAACTGTGTTTAGTGTACTGTTGAAACGGAACATACCTGTTACGCCTGTGCCAGGACGTTGTGCTGTTGTACCTGTTGCAACAATCATTGCACCAGTGTCGTTAACATGGAATACTGCGTTAGCATTTGGTGCACCACCAACGCCAACATTATCACCACTTGCGTCAACTGTTAGTAGTGCAGTGTTTGTATCACCTTCTACAACAAAGTCAACGTTTGCGCCTGCTTCGTTAACACGAATTGAGCTAGTTGCTGTACCATCAATAGCAAGTATGCCAGTGCCGTTTGTAATAGTTGTGTCTGTACCATCATGGTTGATAGTAAAGTCATTGCCAGTACCAACTCTAAGTGAGCCAGCGTCTGCAATGTCAACGTTGCTTGATGCTGTGATAGCACCTGTAACAGCAAGTGTTGAACCATTAAATGTTAAGTTACCACTATCTTCAATTGCACCGCTTGTACCTGCTAATACTACACGACCACTTGTAAGATCGCTAACTGTAGCACTTGCTAGTGTACTTTCACCAGTTACACCAAGTGTACCACCTACTGTAACGTTACTCGAGAACGCACCAGTTGTTGCACCACTCAACGCACCGCTTGAAATTGTAGCAGTACCATCTGTTAATGATCCACCTGTAACAGCACCATCACTAGTGATTGTACCATTTGTGCTAACATTACCATTCATAGCAATGTCAAGGCCAGTTGATCCATAGCCTCCGCCAACTTCAAAAGTTGTGCCGTCAAATGTTAGGTTAGCATCATCTTCCAGTGCGCCACTAGATCCTGCAATAACAATTCTGTTGTCTGTTAAGTCACTTACTGTAGCACTTGCGAGTGTCGACTCGCCGGTAACACCAAGTGTACCGCCTACTGTAACATTGCTACTAAATGCACCTGTAGTAGCACCACTAAGAGCACCACTGCTAAATGTTGCAGTGCCATCTGTTAGCGAACCACCTGTTATTGCTCCGTCTGCGTCAATAGTACCGTTTGTGCTTACATTACCGTTCATAGCAATGTCAAGTCCTGTAGCGCCATAACCACCACCAACTTCAAATGTAGTACCATCAAATGTTAGGTTTGCGTCGTCTTCAAGTGCACCACTTGAACCAGCAATAACAATTCTGTTGTTGGTAAGATCTGAAACTGTTGCGCTTGCTAATGTGCTTTCTCCTGTGACACCTAATGTGCCACCAACTGTAACGTTACTGCTAAATGCACCAGTTGTTGCACCGCTTAGTGCACCTGAACTTAGTGTAGCAGTACCGTCTGTTAGTGATCCACCAGTAATAGCACCATCACTAGTAATAGCACCATTGGCTTGGATAACACCTGCTGCACTTACTGTTACACCAGTTGAACCGTAGCCACCGCCAACAGTCAAGTCGTTTATTGTTGCAGTACCACTTGTACTAATAGTTGTAACACCTGTTATTGCGCCACTACTTACACTAAATGTGCCGTCAGTTACTGTAGCACCAGTTACAGTTGCATCACTTGTAATATTTCCGTCTGTTTGAATAACGCCACCTGACGAAATAGTAGCACCAGTTGATCCATAGCCTCCACCAAATGTTGCATCATTAATTGTTGCTGTACTGCTTGTACTAATAGTTGTAACACCCGATATAGCACCACTACTAATTGTAGCAGTGCCGTCTGTTAGTGATCCGCCTGTTACAGCACCATCACTAGTAATAGCACCATTGGCTTGTATTACACCCGCTGCACTTATTGTTACACCAGTTGATCCATATCCACCACCTACTGTTGCATCATTTATTGTTGCAGTGCCTGTTGTGTTAATAGTAGCAACTTCAATGCCGCCTTTGGCTACTGTTAAGTCGCCAGTGCTTGCACCAGTTGCTGTTGTTGTACCAAATACAAATACGTCTGCACTTTCGTCCCAAATAATTGCTGCATTGTCACCAGTGCTACCGCGTTCCATAACGAAGCCTAGGTCGTTAGCATTAGAGCCAGCACCACTGTTAAGTTCAATTAGACTGTCACTAACAACACTGTTTGTTGTTGATAGAGTGGTAGTCGTTCCGCTAACTGTTAGGTTACCTGTTACTGTTAGATCACTTCCAATTGTAACATCATCTGGTAATGAAAGTGTAATAGTATTATCTGAAACTGTTGTAGTAATTTCATTAGCAGTACCAGCAAATGTAAGTGTGTCGGTACCAACAGTTACAGTATCGTTTGATCCATTGTCTGCTGCAATAGTTAGAGCTGAACCAGATGACACCTGTGAATCAACATATGCTTTGGTTGCTGCATCTTGGTTGCTTTGTGGATCACTAACGTTAACAATTTTACTTGTATCAACATCAATTGTTCCAGAACCTTTTGGACTTAGCACTAGGTTAATGTTTGTGTCACTACCTGTTGTGGTAATAGTTGGATGTCCACTTGCCGCTGCGTTTGCTAGTGTAATTTCGTTTACTGCACTTCCTGTTGTAGTAAAGATAATAAGTTCGTTGCCGTTAGCATCAGCAATAAAGCCTGAATTTGCAATCTTTGGTGCAGTAAGAGTTTTATTAGTCAATGTAACAGTATTTGTAAGTGTAGCAAAGCTATCATCACTTAACGCACTGTTAAATTCTGCAGTAGTACCAGTTAGTGTACCTTCACTTAAATCAAGTGTTAGTGTGTTACTATCACTGTTGATTGTTTTATTTGTTAGTGTGTCAGTTGTGGCACGACCCACTAGTGTGTCTGTTGCTGCTTGAATTGTTACTGTAACATCTGATCCTGGATCAGCTACTGTAAGTGTCAGTTCGTTTGCATCGTCTGTTGAACCTTCAAAAACAATACTACTATCAGTAAGTGCAAGAGAAGTAACTGTTGGACTTGTAATAGTAGGTGATGTTAGTGTTTTGTTAGTAAGTGTTACACTGTTTGTTAGTGTAGCAAAGCTATCATCACTTAGAGCAGTGTTAAACTCTGCTGTTGTACCTGTAAGTGTTCCTTCGCTAAGGTCTAATGTAAGTGTGTTACTTGCACTATCAATGGTCTTATTTGTAAGTGTGTCAGTTGTAGCTTTACCTACTAATGTGTCTGTAGCAGCCGGTAATGTGAGTGTTGCATCTGCTGTACTTGCAGGACCAATAAGTGTTACTGCATTTGAACCATTGTCACTGTCTTCAAAAAACTTAATAAAACCTGCGCTGGTAGCACCGTTCTTGATGTCCATACCTGCGTTTACTGTTGGGGTTGTAAGTGTTTTGTTAGTAAGTGTTTTAGTTGTGCCACTAAAATATGTGTCAATGTCATCAACATCAACTTGTACCATGGTGCCTGCGTCATTGTAAACAACTCTATCGCCACTTGCTACTGTTGTGCTAGTAGCACTGGTATCGCCATCAACAATGTTAAGTTCACTTACTGTGCTGGTAATGCCGGCTAGTACATTAATTTCTGATGCTGTTGCTGTGATTGAAGTACCGCCAATTTGTAGTGTGGTTGCATTAACTTCACCACTTGCTCCATATATAACTGCTTTGCTGTTTACAATTGTGCCTGCACTTGATCCGTCAATTAAGTTTAACTCTGCGGCTGTTGCTGTGATTGAAGAACCACCAATTTGTAGTGTGGTTGCGTTTACTTCGCCGCTTGATCCATAAATGACTGCCTTGCTGTTAACAATAGTTCCTGCACTTGAACCATCAACTAAGTTTAGTTCTGCGGCTGTTGCTGTGACAGCATTGCTGCCATCGTTAAGTGTTGCATAGGTTAGTGTGCCCAGTTGTGCATTTGCATAACTTGAAATAGTTACGTTGCCGCCAGTGTCTCCATCTTCACTGCCAACGTTTGCAAGTACAAATTGGTCTGCACTTTCGTCCCAAAGGAATGCATAGTTGTCGCCAGTTCCTCTGTTGATAAGCAAACCTGAGTCTTCACTGGGCGAACCTGATGTGCTTGCTGCTAGTGCAATGATAGCATCATCAACTCTGGTGTTGGTTGTACTAACACTAACGGTAGTACCGCTAACTGTTAGGTTACCACTAACTGTTAGGTCACTGCCGTATGTAAGGTTGTTTGCTAGTTTACCTGCAGTGATTGCATTGTTTGCAATCTTACCTGTGGTAACTGCCAAATCAGTAATCTGATTCGTTTTGATTCTGGTTAACGCCATGCTGTCTCACTCCAATCACGAACTGTTAGTTGTATTTATCTAGTGTGTAGAGTAATATAGTGTAGTCGCACAGAAATAAACCATAAAAAAGGTCTATGATATATGTTTTTAAGGGGAAATTTTAGAGCAGTAGAACACCTGCAATATTATTTAGTGTAGATCAACCCAAACGCCGTTGGCATAGCCTTGAAACTTGTTGGTAGTTGTATTGTATATTACATCACCGTTTTCACTGCTCAGTGCATCTCTGCTGGTAGTTGTGTGCTTTTGGAATGATTGTGCAACTGTGTCAGTGCCACTGTGAAAACTTCTTACTTGTATCACATCACCGTTAGAAGGTGCATTTGTAAATGTGAGTGTTGTTCCGCTTACACTGTAGGCATTAGTTGCTTCTTGAACCGTACCGTTTAATGTAACTAACACACTATTAGTAGTTGCACTTTGTCCAAGTGTAAATGCTATTGTACTGTTGTCGCCTGCAAAATCATCTTTTGAAACAGTGTTTGTGGCACCAACACTCACCCATGCACTACCGTTGTATATTTCCAATTCGTTTGCGGTGGTATTAAAACGTATCATACCTGTTTGACCACTTGGACGTTGTCCTGTGGACCCTACAGGAACAATAAGTCCACTGTTTGTATCAATAGCAACATAACCTGTACCAGCTGGTTCAATTATAATCTCTTCATTACTAACTGTGGTTTGTAGTCTGTTGTCTGTGAATGTAAATGCACCTGTGTCGCCACCTACTCCAAATGTGCCGCTGTATCTTGCACCAGCAATGTAAACACTTTTGCCTGTAAAACTAATACCATTGGGCAAGTTAGTACCAATAAAGTGTAACACACCTGATTGATAGTCAAAGAACCATTCATCATCATTGCCACTGCCTGTAGCAAACACTTGGTCTCCACCACTAGCACCTGCTGCATCACCACTGGTATGAATGTAAACTTTTACTTGATATGTACTACCAAACTCTGGCGAAATCCAATCTGTTTGTCCTGTTTTCCAAGTTCTATTTGCAGTTGCAGTGTTATCAAGTGTTGTTTCAATAGGACTGCTTGTGGGATACACAGTAACGACACCTGTGCTACTTGCAGGTTGTGTGCTTGGAATACTAGCAGAATCTTTTAACACTTTGTCTGCACGAAGGATTAGGGGAGAGGCAATCGCTTCGTTGGGTGCTTTTTTGTTAGCATTGGTATCTGATTTAGTTGCGGCATAACCTAGTTTTTTCCAAAGGTAGTCAACTTTCTGGGTATCTGTAATAGCCATTAACTAGCAACTCCTATACTCAATGCAGTTACGCTTTCGCCACTTGCCAGTGCAATTCGCACCAACACTACATTGTTCTGAGCATTTGACATGTTCTCACTGCCCAGTGTCATTGTATAGCCACCGCTGAGTGCAGTGCCTGTGGCTATTCTATCACCTGATGTAAACGCACATCCGTCACTGCCATTACCACCGCTACCTGTATTACTACCAGGCTGTCCGCTACCGCCATAGGTTGTGTCTGCTCTCAGCCAACCGTTGAGTCCACTACTGTCATCAATGCCTGTGCCAGGTGCCGCAATAAACACACCACTAACACCACTTGAACTTGTAATGTTGATATCAAAGTTAGCAACTGTGGTTCTGCGGAATGCAAATGTAAAATACTGTGTGCCAGTATCACCGCTTCTGTCCGGACCTACAGGTAGGAATCCTGTGCTATAATCAGTTACGTCATGCTTTAGTACACCTAATCTTATAGTTGCTTCCTGCGTACCACTTACACCCGGATCACTTGATTCGCTGTACACACTGTTTGTGTAAAAGTTTGTTGAACTTGTGTAACTTGGTGTGTTAGTAGTGTCTGCACTAAAGTCAAAAACACGCACACCATCATCATCATATGTAGCACCTAGACTGTCACTTACTGCAATCGCAATCTCACTGATGCCACTTTGTGCGCTTCTATGCACCTGTACTTTTGTTGACAAGTTACTGTAACTGCTTACACCGTTGACATTTCTTGCCCTAATGCGAGGTGCTTCAACTGTGCGTACACTAGAGGTTGTAATGTCTACTGTGAGATCTTTAATACTGTAAGCACTGCTTGTGCCAATGTCTTTCACAGGAATACCACTGCTAAGTTGTGCAGATTCTAATATGTTTGCATAAGTGTAGTTTTCACTTTGAATAGCACTGCTACTGGTACTTTCATAGTTTGTACCTGGGTCTACTTCAACAATGTTGCTTTGATTTGTATATGCTTGACCTACTAGATTGTTGATTGTTACACCACTTAGTGTCAATGTCGGACTGCCTGTGTTATAGTAAGGAATACCTGAGATGAATCTCTTTGTGCCACTGGTGCCTTCACTTAGTGTACCTGTTGCTCCAAAACTAGGACTACCAGTCATATCATCTCGCAGTACATGCACATAGTTTGTGTTGCCAGTTGTGGTATGCGTTAGTCTTTGTGCTGACAAACCTACACTGTATCCAGTAAGTGCTTTTGTAATCTTTGCATCAAAGGTTTGATAAAAATCACTAGGATATGCTGAGTTGATTGAGTTGTAGTCAACCTGGTTACTCACAACCAAACTTGTAAATGTTCCGTTTTCACCTGTTGTTGTAGTAAATGCTTTTGTGCCATCGTTACTACCATTGATCTCTGCAGCAAGAGTGCCTGTTGCACCATTGTATGCATCATTCACAACATTAGTATCAATAGTGCCACTGGTATAACGTCTCGCTGTTGTTGTATTAAGGTTAGCACCGGCACTAAGCGTAGTTGCTGCTCCTGTGTTGTCATCAAAGCCACTTGCAAGCAATGGACTTGTGCCTTGCGCACTGTCGCTCAATGTAAGACTCTTTCCGCTTAGACTTGTAGGTGCGCTAGGTGTTGCTTTTAGATTAAATGTAATGCTTGTGTCTACATCAGTTTGTGCCGTTAGATCTGGTGTACCGTTTGCAGTGAAAGATACATTGTAGTTTGCAGTACCTTCACCTGCATAATCGTGATCCAGTGTAGCACCAATACTACCTGCCGCACTGCCATCTTCTGTAACAGCATCATCACTGCTTGTATCGCCCCAATCATATACATAATCGTCTGCGTTTTGACTGGTGTTTGTCATACGCACTAGCGCACGATTGTTACCGCTCAGATCAGTAAAATCATATATTGTGTATTGGTTGTCGCCACTAGCATCACTGGTAGTTACTGCTGTACCGGCAATGTTTGCTCTCACATCTGGCTCAACGTGTACTGTAAATGTACTGCTGATAAATGGTGAACTTGTGTGACTACTGATAACACGAAGATTGCCTGTGTAGTCTCTTGCTGTACCGTTTGCTTGGTCACTTGAGCTCAAAGCATATGTGTGACTTAGTGCAACGTTGCGATCGCCTGCTGCACCACTTCCGGCATTGACTGTAACATTACTTGTACCATCACCAAACTGGTATTGATACTGTATGCCGTATGTGCTATAACTTCCAACACCTGCTTCTGTTGTATTTGTAAGTTGTACAACGTGTCCACTAGTTCCTTCTTCGTTAACACCACTGTTATCATCTAGTGTCACAGTTGGTGTATGGGTATCGTAAATCTTGTATGTGTTTGTAGTGTTAGTAGGTATACTTGATGGCAATGCTGTGCTATGGCTATCTAGTGTTAGTCTAACAGTGCGTTGTACTTCTGTCTCGGTACTAGCAGTAAATGTGTGAGCAAGTCGTCCACCTGCTGTACCACCATTTGCTGTATTGTCAGTAATAACATCATCTGATTCACTATCGCCCCAATCCCAAGTGAATTGGATTGTTGCTGCTCCAATATTAGTGGTATTGTTTTCAAAATAAATTGTATCGCCGTCATCCCAACTTGTGATAGGCGAACCGCCAGAACTAGCAGCATATGCTGCAAAACTAACTACTGGATCAGCAGTGTATATTGTTATATAATTTGTGCGAGTTTTACTTTCTTCACTTCCAGATCCACTACCACCGTTGTTGTATGCTCTAACTGTAACACTGAATGGACTACCTGTGTTGGTAGCATAAGTGTGACTTGGTGTACTGTCTGTAGTACCTGTTGTAGTATCACCGTCGCCCCAGGTAATATCATATCTGTTTGGATTACCGTCTGCTGTAATAGTAAGTGTTACTGTTGTGCCTGCACCACCACTGGTAACATCAGCAGTGAAGTCTACATTACTCACTGCAGTACTATTGAGGACGTTTTGTATTGCTTCGTTTAGATCATCAATAGCATCTGTTACTTTTGTGCCTGTTACAAAACTTTTGTACATAGCATCAGTGGTTAAACTACTGTCAGTTGGTGTACCTAGTGTAATTTGCATACCAGTACTAATAGAACCGCCACTTACTTGTGCATCTACATATGCTTTAATGCTTTGTTGAGTTGCTAGTGCAGTTGCACTGTCACTGTCAAATCCGTCTTCATCTAGTATGCTAGTGACACTGGTGCTGCTACTAAGTTGTAAACTGCCTGCAATGTTAGTGCCACTGTTTAGTTTAACAATGCCTGTACCACTTGGATCAATGATGATGTCTTCGTTACTGCTACTGCTAATAATGTTAAAGCCAGCAACATCTAAATCACCACCAAGTTGTGGACTTGTGTCAAAACTTAAATCTGTATTGATGCCTGTTAAACTGCTACCGTCACCAACAAATGATGTTGCTGTTACTGTACCTGTGATATTAACATCACCTGTGCCAGTAATATCATTACTATTTAGGTCTAAGTTACCGCCTAGTTGTGGTGAACTGTCAAAACTTAAATCTGTATTGATACCTGTCAAACTGCTGCCATCGCCAGCAAAAGATGTGGCAGTGACAGTACCTGATACGTCTAATGCTGTAGTTGGATTAGTTTTTGCTATACCAATGCGACCATTGGTGTAATCTATTACAAGAGTGTTGGTGTTAAAAGCTAAGTCGCTATCACGTTCTAGATTTGCTCTTAGGGCTCTACCCCCAATACGACTTATAGCCATACCAGTACACTCCGCTATCTTGCGATCACCTGCTAACGTCCGAGGTGACAGGGTTTGTTAGTGTTATTTATGAGTGTTAGTTAGAGTCATATCCATGGATGATTGTGATTGTTTCACTATCACCTGGAGGACTTGTAAAAGTAATAGTTGTTCCACTGAGTGTGTAAGCACTTGCTGGATTCTGATAAACGTTTCCAACTGCAACAACAATACGCTGTGTTTGATCACTTTCAACACTGGTACTCATTGTAAACGCTACTGTTGATCCGTCACCTATAAATGAATCCTGTGTTATTGTCACAGTTCCACTAGTAGCCAGTGATTGAAATTGTGTACCATTGTAAACTTCTAGTATAGAAGTATCTGTGTTGAAACGAAGATCGCCTGCGTCTGGATCACTAGGACGATCTGCGGTACCACCAGCAGGTGTGCCTGTTGCACCTGTGTCATCTGATTTAATTGTGTTGCCACCATCAAATGTAGCTTTGTTTTTTACAAAACCTGCCATTAGATATCTACCGAACTGATTGTAGGAAAAATGCTACTGCCTGCACTTGCTGTACACTGTATTGTGTCACCGTTGCTTAATACAAGTTTTTCAGTGTTAATAACATAGGAGTCAGCAGGATCAATTGTGATTGTTTTTACAATCTGATTTGTGTTAGCAATACTACCTCCACTTTGCACAACATGCACGTTTAATGTTCTTGCGGCAGCGTTGTCATTCATAAAAAACATACAAGTGATAGCGGTAGTTCCACTGCTTGTGTAAACTGTTGTTGCACCTGTTCCTATAGCGCCTGCTTGGGTAATAGCCATTTGTAACTTCCTTTAAAAAATTAATCCATACACGATGGCTTTTGATTTACTTACCAATTCATCACTGGTGCTGCCATCAACAAAATAAACACCAGTGCCACCGCCTGCTGCAGTGTCTGCATATAACAGTGTTGCACCTGTTGCACTTGCTGGTGCACTTGCTAGATCGTTAAGTTTTAGCGCACTTGCTATTGTAACTCTACCTGTACCATTTGGTACCAACTGAATATCTTCGTTGCTTTGCGCACTAACAATGTTAAAACTGTTTAAGTCAAGATCACCACCAAGTTGTGGTGATGTGTCTTGGACAACTGAAGTCAGTCCTGAACCAACACCTGTTAGAATACTGTCAAATGTACTGCCATTGTCTGTACTTACTTTAAATGTGTCATCATTTTCATCAAACACAATAAGTGCATTATCAGAACTGCCTCTGTCTATTTCTAAACCACTGTAACGTCCTGTTACTCCTGCACCACTTTCACCATCGTTGAGTACAATCACTCTGTCTTTGATTTCAGTATTAGTAGCACTGATAGTTGTTGTTGTACCAGTTACAGTTAAATTTGCACTAATGGTAGTATCACTTGCAAGTGTTATACCGCCAGTTGCGCTTAGGTTATATGCACCAGTGATTCTTTCAGTTTTTGCCATTAGAGATCCATCATTCTGTTGTATTATTTATCATAGTCTCAAACTGTGCTAATGTCATTGTTTCAAAGTTTTTGTGTCTAGACCATTGCTCTGGAGTGTAACCACACAAAGGATTGACATGTATAAAACGCTGACTGCTAAATTCTGTTATGATTTGATCTATTTGACTGACCCAATTACTGTGAGGAGTTGCTGCACTATCACTGGTTTTGTAATGTTTTGTGTCAGCATAAATGTTGTTCAAATGTTGAGTGTCACTGATTAAATCCATACCTACCAAAAAAATGTAACCATGTCCGTTCATTGCTGCTATTGTAGCAGCAACAGGTCCACTACTCCATCCTGCATTTTTTTGTATTTGCACTGCATGTTCTGTGAGTAAAGCATTACTCCTTGTGTGTACAGTGTGTCCTTTGTTTTGTAGTTCAAGACTTATTTCTTTGTCAACTGCAACGCAAATATCGTAACTCATATCTTCGGCCGCACGATTACACACATACAAGCTACCTATGTTTTTCAAAAGCACAGGATCTACTTGTTTGCGTGTTTTTCCGTTGCCTAATACAAATCCAAAATGTTTCATGTCAATAAAAAAGGTTACAGTCTATTATAACTGTAACCTTTCTTTGTGTCAAGTGCAAAAAATTAAGCTGTTACAACTTGGAATCTGCCTGGCTGATTTACATCGCCAATAGCATACGTGCCTGTGTTGATTGCAACTGCTGATGTTTGATCATTGACCCACTGCACACGGTCTCCTACTGCTACCTGTGAACCTGTACCTAATGCACCAATTTCAATCCATGCATTTGTAATACGACTCACATAGTAAGTGCCGCCTGCACTGTCTGTTGCTGTTAACTGGCACTGACCTGCTGAAAGCGAGCCACTTGCTACTGCGGTTAGTGTGCAAGTTTCTGTACCATCACTTGTTGTGCAACGGAAACGGTGAGTGCCTTTTTGTGTAACAACGCTGGTGTTGTTAGCACTGCCGCCTGTGACGAATGCAATCATACGAATTTGTTCGCCTGTGCCTGAATCTGCACCAATCGCACCTGTGTGGAAATTACCATCAACTGTTTTTGCTGTTCTTAGTGGACGTCCCATTTGTTTTCTCCTTTATAGAAGCCCTATCCAAGTTCTACTTGGTACGCGGTGGGTTAGACCGCATAAGCCGTATTTTGCCGGCATAAGTATTTATTCAATGTCATTGCTAAAGTTCAAGCACAACAATCATGTCTGGGGTATTGTACGCAATCAAAAGTGTGCTAGTACCAGTATACTAAGTTACATCGCACAGGTGTTGTGGGGTGCTGATCCTCATGAACTGCAAGCATATAATACATTTAAAGCACATGCTCCTGGTGTGTACATAAAGTTGCCTAATTTTGAAGACTATAAAGCAGAACTTGCACAGTGCGATACACGCATTGCGGTTTGGAGAGATCCAGTTGACAAATTTGTAAGTGGGTTTTATCACACAATGTTTTCACCCACAGGAGCGCAAAATGCACTATGGCAAGGACCACACACACTAGACGAATTCTTAAAAAACTTTGATTATTATTATGAAAATAGTTTAACAGTGAGAGAGCATTGTAGCACTAATACTGCAAGACTAGGCAATGATCCCAACTTTTATACAGACATTTATAATTATAAAGATAATCCTATGATTGCAAAGTTGTTAGGTGCTAGTACTGTAGTAAATTTACGAGCGACAGAACCCAAACCTAAACTTACCAATAAACAACGTGAACTTATAGCAATCATACAAGCAGAAGATTACACCAACGGATGGTCATAAAAAAGGGAGGCACAAAGCCTCCCTTTCTCAACTTATGAGTAAGTTATTAGCTGAAGCTAATGTTGCTCATTGCAACCTCACCTACATAGTCACCAGCGTTGCCTAGTGAACTTGCAGTGTTTGAAAGTTCAACGTAGCCATAACGTGTCATGAATGACACTACTGGTTCGAATGTTGATGGGTCTAGTACTGTGCCACTGCTCATTAGTGGAACGTATGGGCAGTAGAATGCTGCTGCGTCTGTTTCACTAGAACCTTTGTAGCCAACTAGTACTGCAGTACTGTCTGCTGCATATGAATCCACATAAATGCGCATTGCGCCGTTTAGTGTACCAACGAACTTGGTGTTTGTTGGAGCTTCAAATGCACCTTCTGTAGTGCGAGCAAATGCACTTGTGCTTGCACTCTGAAGAACTGTTAGTGCTTCAGGGCTAACAACTGCATAGTTACCTGCGCCACGACGTGTACGTTGTGCAATTTTGTTTGCTGTACGGTTGATTAGAACTGCAAGAGCTGCATGCTCGTCACCAACGTATGTTGCTGTACCACTTACTGCTGCTTGGTTGAAAGTTTCTTCAGTTGCTGCTAGTGAACGTAGTGAACCTAGAACTTCCTGATCAATTTCTGCAGTAATTTCTTGTGCTAGAGCAGCCATGATTTCTGCTTCAACATCAATACCGTGCATTGATTCAGCATCCTGTGCTGCTTCAAATGTCCAGCGAGCTTGTAGCTTGCGTGTTTTAGCTTCTACAGGCTGCTTTAGGATTTGAATGCTGATTTGTGAACCACCAGTACCTTCTTTTGCTGCAGTTGTATCGGCACGACCTGTTGTGGTTGAACCTGAATATGCTGTAGCAATTTTGAAAGGTGATAGTGCTTCGTCACCTGCTACTGTGTCTGTGTCAAATGGTGAACTTGCTGTTGAAGTTACACTGTCTGCATAGCGAACACGTAGAGTATGGATTTGTCCAACTGGACCTTGCATTGGCTGCACGCCAACGATTTCGTTAGCGATAACAGTTGGCATAACACGTCTGATCACTGGAAGGATCACACGGTTAAGTGTTGCGATGTTACCTGAAGCAGAAGCGCCTGTTGATGCAGCCTCTTTCAAGTACTTGCGTGTATTCTCTAGAATCACGCCCATTGAAGAACGACGGTTACCTTCTAGACCCTCAAGTAGTGCGTCTTTGGTTTCGTTCCAACGGCTTTCTAATAGTACGTCTGACATTTATAGTCCCCTTATTGTACTCATTTAAGCCCTGCTAACGCACGAAGTTGGATAATGTTACCATCATCTCTACTTTCTGCTGCAGGTTTTTTAGTTTGTTTATCACCAGTTACTTCTTTGATGCTTTCGTTGATTACAGGCTTTTGTTCTGTCTTTGATTCTTTGACAATTTGCTTTCCATCAAGTACTGCCGGTAGATAACGTTCGAAAGCGCCTTTTAACTTTGCAGTTTGCACACTTTCTAATAGATCACGCATAATTGCGCTTTTCTCTTTGTTAAGTGGCTTAAGAAGTGATTCCAATGCATCCTTACGAGCTGCGCTCTCAGTGATTGCTTTGATTTCTGCTTCTTTGCTCTCAACAATTTGATTCTTTTCAGCAACTTCTACTTTTGCTTCGTCCAACTGCTTTTCAATTTCAGCAATCTTAGACTGTAGGTCTTTGATTTCCTGATTTTCATTTAGCATGCTTGAACTAAACTCTGTAGAAAATGCTTCAAAAATCTTTCTACCAAAGTTGTTTTGTTTAGCAACTTCGATGTCCTCTTTTAATTGACCGATTTCTGACTTAAGATGTTTGGTTACTGCTTCCTCGAGTACTGCACTAGACTTTTCAACAAAGTTCTTCTTAAGGTCTGCGAAACGCTCACGTGCTTCTTTAACTAAACGAACTTTTGTTTCAACAACGTCTTGACGATCTGCTTGGAACTCTTGAATTTCTTCTGCGAGTTGATCAACTACAAACTGCTCCAATTTTGCAATTGTATCTGCTTGTGTTGCACGATCTTTGTGTAGTTCTTTGATTTCTTCAGACAGTGTCTTAACCATAAACTGGTCAAAAGTGCCTGTTGATTCTGACATCTTAGCAACGAAACGAGCACGGTCTTCTGCAAGAGCTTTCTTTTCTTCAGCAATTTGTGCTAGTTCTTCACTTAGACTTTCAGTTACCATACGATCCAAAGCCTCAACCATTGTGGACTTATCATGCTCGTATCTACGTGCAAACTCTTCACGAAGTTCAGCAGTTACAGATTCACGTGTTTCGTTCATCTTTGCGTCCCATGCTTCTTGAATTTCGTTGCGAGTTGACTCGTTGACAAGATCACTATCCAGTAAAGGTTTTAGAGCATCTAGCATTATGATCTCCTAGATCTTTAGATCCTTGATAAGACGAACAACTTCGTCCTTCAAGTATTTTTGCACTCGAGCATTGCCGCTTGATTCGCGGGCCATCTCAAGCACTGAATGGCCATGACGCATATTCAACAAGCCTTCATAAATGGCTGTAGGATATGCATTTGGCGCACTTGGTTGTGCCACAACATCTACTGTGACAATTTCAAAATCAGATACATGACCAGTTGATTCTGCAACGTTGCCGCTGCCTCTACTGCTGACACCTAACTTTACTCCACTATCCAACATGGTTTTAACTAGGTTACCCATTGGAGTTGGAAGGATTTTAAGTTTTCCGTAACCGTTTGGACCATCCATCCACATGCTCTCAATCATGTGACTCACACGATCAAGGTTAATTTTTAAATCATCTGGATGATCAACTTCACCAAGGATACTGTTGCCTTTGCTGATTTGTTCGTTTAGATGATTTACGGCATCGGAAATCTCAGAGACAGGGTAAACACGCTGGTTTGCGTTTTTAACCCCTCCCTGTATACAAATGCCTTTCATGTAGAGATCCTTACCGTCATTGGCACTTTCAAGAACAACTTGTGCTTGATCGAATGTAAGGTTTTCTCTTAGGTAGTTCATAAAAGGTTACCTTAGACTTTTTTCATGTCTGGCTTGGTTGTGCCACCCATGTCTTGAGCTTTTGGTGCTGGTGCACCTTTTTCTTCGCCAGTTGGGTCAACTGCTTTACCGCCCATGTCGTTCTTACTTGCAACTGGACCGCTTGTGCCGTCGCCTTGCTCGCTTGTGACTGGTGCTGGAGCTTTTTCTGCGTATTCGCGAACCATGTCAGCTTCCATTGCTTCCATTTCTTCGCCTTCTTCATCAGCGTCCATTTCAGCATCCATGTCCATGTCCATGTCCATGTCCATGTCGCCTTCTTCTTCGCCTTCTTCGTTGCCCATTAGCTTTTCAAATTCTGCTTTGAGTTCATCTAGAGCATCTTCTAGATCAACTACACGGTCTTCTATGTCTTCGTCTGCATCATCTTCTTCTGCAACGTCTAGACCTTCTTCGTCTGCTTCAATGTCAGCAATCATGTCATCAGCAGCGTCGCCACCTAGCTCTTCGTCCATGTCTGACTCTTCAACTTCTTCAGTTGTTTCGTCAATTGCTTCTTCTTCAACTTGCTCTTCGTCGTTTAGAAGTGACTCGTAGATGTCACGGCTTTTTTCCACAACAATTTCGTGGAACAGTTCTTTTGCCTTATCTTGCTCTTCTGCAATGAAAAGCTCAATAAGTTCATTAAATTTATTGCTCATAAGAGTATTCCTTTCTTCATAAGGCATTTGTCTAGTAATATATTTACTAGATGTAAGAATATTTACCATTAAATGGCTACATTTTGAAGGAAAAAAGATGATATAAGGTTAAATGCCCGGAGATTCTTCTTTTGGAGGGCTGTATTGCTTTTTAATATTAGCAATTTTTGTATGGTATTCAGCAAGTTTTGTGTCTGCTAACATACGCAATTTATTGATTTGTTCTAGCGTAAGTCGTGTTTTACGAGTATCAGAAAGCTCGGCAACACTGTTATCGTCTTGCTGATTTTGAATAGGATTGTCGTTTTCTACTAATTGTTTTAAGAACATTTATATCTCCAGTGTTATTTATACCGGAGGTGGTGTTACTGGTGCTGCGTCTTCGTCAGGAGCTGCGTCTGCTGCTACTTCGCCGCCTTCTTCGGGTGCTTCGTCTTCTGCTGGCTCTTCTTCTACATCAAATGCTTCAATGTCGCCTTCTATGCCGCCGGGTGTAATGCCAACACTACGCATGCCTGGTGCATCTGCAGTAACCTGCTCTTCGTTTTCTTCCATCCACATTGCTTCGTTTTCTGTCATCTCTGCTTCGGTGAGACCCAAATAACGCTGTAGCAAGAAACGCTTGCTCAAATATGGGAAACCTTCTAACTGTGTGAATGTGCTGATACGTGAAGTATCAAGTTCTGTTTCTCTATATTTGCTGAAGTTTTGTGGTTCGTTAAAACGTACTTCAAAACTACTGTTGTCTAGTTCAAGTCCTCGCCATTTGAGGAACATTTTAAATTCTCTGTCAACAACTTCGCCTACCATGCGTTGTAAACGTTTGCAATATTCGTTGAATCTAAACTCTTGAATGAGTGCAGTACCAACTCTGCCATCTTGATATCCTGCAGGTGATTCCTCAGGACCTGTTGGCAAGTAACTGCTAGGAATACGCAGTCCACGGAATAGTTTGTTTGTAAAGTATTTTAGATCGTCAATCTCACCTAGGTTTGTGCCGCCTGGTAGTGTTTCAACTTTTGATCCACGGCCTTCTGCTGTTTGTGGAAAGAAGTAGTCCTCGTTGATACTAAGTGGATTGTACGTGGTATCAAGTATGTTAGTGCCACCACCTGTTTGGCTAGGTATACGACGCTGATGAATCTCATTTTTTACACGCTCAACAAATGCCATTGCCATGTGTGCTGGCATGTTACCAACGTCTACATAAAATACTCTACGTTCTGGTGCACGTTGAATGCGATAAATGATGATAGCATCTTCCAATAGTTCTTTTTGTTTGAAAACTTTGAAGATGTTTTCTAATATGCTGTTGCCAAATGGCCAGTTTGCATCCAGTCCTTCTGTGAGACTTAGGTGAACAATGTGCTCTGCTTCAATGGCATTTTCGTTAAACTTTTGATCAAACCGTCCCCCGCCTGGGCCGCCTGTGTCATACAAGTTGCTAGGCTGAATATAGCCGCCACGTTGACTAGGCTGTATTTGTCCGTCTTTGTAAGTTTTTTGTGTAGCAGTCAAGTTCTCAAAGTTAGGATTGATTTCCTTCATCACATACTGCTCGGGCTTTTTGCCTTCGCTTTCATTAACAATAACCTTGATCACATTGTTCATGTCTACCCAATACCATTCAAATGTTTCTGGATCACGAATAAACACCTGATCGCCATACTTGAGTGTATTACGGAACATTTTGAACACACGTTTGTTGAATTCGTTTAGGTTACACCAGTTTGTAAGTTGTTTTGTAATGGTCTCAACTTCTGTGTCACTGGGATTATCATGATAGTGTACAGTAAATGGTGTGCCATTTTCAGTGTTGAGTTGGGTGCAAAATTCAGCAAGGATATCTAGTGCAGCATTTACTTCACTGTCAACATCCATGTTTTCATACTGGCCATAACGTTCAATACGATTAGGATGTCCAGAATATACTTCTGGCAAATGACTAGCATAGTGACTGTACTTGCTGTCAACACCATTTGTGCCAGCATAGTCTGGTCCAGCCATGCTAAGTGGACTTGCATTTGCTACTTTAAAAAACTTTTTCCAACTCATCTATATAGATCTTTCTTTGTGTATTTATTGTAACACCCTTGTTGATTTGTGTCAAATTATATTTCGTTACTGATACGTCTCAATAGATCGTTTGTTTCTGATCCTTGTCTAGTTTGTACATCTAGCAGTCTTTGCAACAATGCTGTGTGCTCAGTGCCAGTGTTTTGCATTGGTTCCTGTAAAGCATTTGCTCCTACAGCAGGTGTTGCGATTGCTGCAGTTTGTGTTGTAGACGTAGTGGTTGCATTCTGTGCATCATTTATTTTATCAACAATACCAGCTAGTTCTGTAGCTCCAGGTATAACAAATCCTGCTAGTGCAGTCATTTTTGCTAGATCAAGTCTTTCTATAGCATCTGCAAATACTGTAACTCCTGATGCTAAATCTCTTAGCTGGTCTGCAGGAGTGTCACCACCACTAACAATTTTACCAATGAATCCGCCTATAGCACCTGCTGCACTGCCACCACCTATTACAGCCATAGCAGCACCAACTGCTGCTAGTCCTTTGGCTGCAGTTACTAGTCTCTCGCCATCTAGTTCTTCAAGACCTTTAAGACCGTCAGTAAGTGTTGGCAATGCACTACCTGTTAACCAAGCAGCGGCAGCAATACCTGCACCAATTGCTGTGATAACACCTGCTATTGTTGCAGCACCTGCTAATATTTTTACACTGCCTACACCAAATGCAGTCATACCTTTGGCTAGACTAGCTAACATACCGCCACCACCAGCAGCGCCACCGCCACCACCAGCCAAGCCAAACATCTTGGTTATACCACCACCAAGTTTGGTACCTATGCTGCTCATGATATTTCCAACACCGCCGGTCATTGCGCTTAACACTGCTGGGCCAGCAAACAGTGCAGTAAGTCCTCCTATGATAAGTGTTTTAGGATCTTGTGCTACTAGGAATTTTGCAATTCCGTCAACATTATCAGCAACAAACGTAAGACCGTCAACTAGTTTGTCAACAATGCCCAAGTCAATCAATTTGTTACCCAAGTTTTCAAAAGCAACTTGTATCTTAGCCATTGCTTCGCTGCGTTTGGCTGCTAGGTTAGCATTTTCTTGTTCGGTTGCTTGTTGTGCTCTTACTGTTGCTAGATTTTGATCCATTTGGGCATTACGTTCTTGTTGCTTGGTTAAGAATATACTGTTTTCAACACCAATCTTTGTAAGAATGTTATTAGTGAATGCACTCATCTTTGCATATTCACGTGCAGTTTCGGCATCACGTTTAAGCTCTTGAGCCCTTTGTTGGCTACTTCGTGCATACGCACCTGCCATGTCTGATTCGCCACGGTTCAATGCATTAACAACATCCATCACACGACTAGCAACACCAGGCATTTGACTTGCTGCAGCGGCAGTTTCGCCTGTAAATGTTCCAATGGTCAATTGCTGTTTAAGCATCTGTTGCTCTAACGGACTCATACTTGCCATTAGTCCTTCTAAACTTTTGGCTTGCTCAACATCCATATCTGCTAGTAAGGCTTGGAATGCTGCATCCTGCTTTTGTGCTTTGAGTGCTGCTTCTTGTTCTTCTCTAGTTTGACCTGTAATCTCTTGCAATGCTTGTAAATCTTTACGATACTTCACTGCTACTGCAGCAATGCGTGTAAAGTCACCACCAAATGTGTTAAGACTTCGTCCGCTAGTTGAAAGATCGCTAATGAACTGTGCAAAGAATTCTGGCTGATCCTTTGCAGCGATGCCTAATCTAAACAATTCATTACTGCTGGCTTTGCCTGCTGCAGTTACTTGCGATAGTATTTGTGCGCCTTGTGTAGCAGTACCACCAAAGTCTGCTAATCCGCCTATGTTTTTTGAAACTGCATCAGCAAATTGTGTTACTGTAACACCAGCACTACCTGCTGCCATTCTCATGGCAATCATATCGCCACCAAATGTAGCACCTGCCATGGTTAATTGTTGAAAAGTTTTTACACTCTTATCAAAAGCACCCATTGCAAGGCCGGCTACAAAACTTAAACCTGTAAGCCCTTGACCAGCTATTTTACCAGCAATACCAAGTTTACCAAATATTCCACCAAGTGGGCCGGTTATAGCACCCAGTGCTCCGCCCATGTTTTCGCCACTCTCGCCTAGTTTTTGAAAAGAATTGGATAGCGTACCGCCTACATCTTTGAGTTGCTGCGAAGTTTTGTCTAATCTTTCGCCAAAAGTGGTCAGCTTAACTTCATACTTTTCCATACCCTTAGTGGTACTGTCAACAATGTCTTGGTAACTTTTGGTTTCTTTTGTTGCTGCTTTTATGGCTGCAGCTTCCTCTTTTTTGACACCACTGTTGTCAGCAAATTTGCCTTCAAAAAGTTCAACCAGGCGTTGCAATGTTGCTTCTTCAGCAGCATTTTCTAATACTATAGGATTCCCGCCTAGATCACCTGTTACAGCCATACGATTCTTTTTCTAACATTATATGCGTATATAAATACATTTATACAATAGTATTTAGCCGGAGAAAACCCCATGGCAATTGAGCAACAGACAATGACTAACAATTTAGACCAACCTGGTGGCAATCCACTGGGCAAATTTTTTAGGACGCCTGCAATACAATTGAGATTGCCTAGCGGAGGACGCTATTGGCCACCCGGCACACTTGATATGCCACAAACTGGCGAAATTCCAGTGTATTCAATGACTGCAAGAGATGAAATGATTTTCAACAATCCAGATGCTCTCATGAACGGACAAGCAGTGGTAGATGTGATACAAAGTTGTTGCCCAAATATAAAAAATGCATGGAGCATGCCCAGTGTTGATCTAGATGCAATACTTATTGCTATTCGTATTGCCAGTTTTGGTGAGAACATGGAGTTTAGGACTACTTGCCCTAGTTGTACTGAAGAAAATTCATTCGAACTTGATCTAAGACCAGTACTGGACAGTGTAAAGCAAGCACCACCATTTGACCAAGAATATGCTTATCAAGGGCTAACATTTAGTTTTAGACCACAAGACTACACCACAGTAAACATGGTCAATATTGAAACGTTTGAAAGTCAAAGATTGTTTAGTGTTGTAAATAATAGTGAATTACCCGACGAAGAAAAACTAGAACGTGTAAATGAAATATTCAAAAAGATGACTGATTACACTGTGGGTATCATTGCAGGTGCCATTGAAAAAATTATTACACCAGACGGACAAGAAGTAACAAACAGTCAACACATTGACGAGTTTCTAAAAAATTGCGATCGTAAAACTTTTGATTGGGTACAAAAAAACATACAAGAACTAGGCAAACAACAAGGCCTAAATGATGTAAATGTTAAATGTCCGGACTGCAATCATCAATATGAAATTCCATTAACATTTGATAACGCAAATTTTTTCGCATCAAGCTCTTAACACTATCTAACGACCAGATTGTTGAGATGCTGGAACAAATGGACACATCGGTCGCTAAACTTCGCAAAGAACTTCTGACCATGTGTTGGTACATGCGAGGAGGATTAACCTATGAGGAAAGTGTTTTCCTTAGCCTAAATGACAGAATAGCCATTGGTGAAATCATTGAGAGCAATCTAGAAACTACCAAGAAGTCAAGTTTACCATTTTTCTAACAACTGTAACAAGTTGAGCTAACGCTCAACTAAAACTTTCGCTTTCGCTCAGTTTTATTTTTCTAATTTCTTTTAAAAGCGAAGCTAATTCATGTTTCGTTAGATAGTGGTCATACTTCTCCCGTTGCCGGGAGAAGCACGTCTAATTCATCTTTCGTTGAGTGAGAACGCATAATAGTTAACGGAAGTCTTACGACCGAGGCGGTTATCCTGTACCTCTTTACTCCTGCTTCATACAGCGGAATCAACACACACCGTAACTATCCAATGTGTGCCAACTGCGGTTGCTTTTTCTCAGAGCCGCATCATTTAGCCTAAAGCGTGGCCATACTGTGTCCAAATGCGACAATGTCGGGGTGTCGCGCAACCTTCAAGTATTTGATAAGGGACTATATAGCCTTAGTTTAGCCTAAATGATTTTGTTCTTTGAGAATGCCTTTGCCGTGTACTCTTACACGGATGTGCCCATTGTAGTATTTGTCTGATTCTAATACTTTGTAATTGAACTGTTCTCTAGCTTCAATGTAAGATAACTCACTCTTGCTGTAACAATAAAAGAGTATCTCACGTTTGAAGTTGTCTTTGCCTAGTTGAGCTATATCTTCGTTGAGTTCGTCACTGGATCCATAATAGTCTCTCCAGTCACTTTCAACTTTGGTGCGCCTTCTATTCTTTTTGCCTTTTAGCGGTGGTTTAGATCTACTAAACTTTGCCAATTTTTTGCCTATGTATTGCCTATCATTGGTTGTGTTTGTTATGATATAAACAAACCCAACAACATCTTCTGGAAGTTCTTCAACTTCATTGCCTTGATATGTCCATGTCATGATATGCAATATAATTTAGCATACTTATCTAACAAGGACAACCTTTTTGATCACATCACTTCAATATCTGTGTCGTAGTGTGTAAACCCATTTTCTTTTACAACTTTGAGTATGTTGTTAACACGTCCAGCAAGTTCGTCCTTGTGTGAAACAAGCCAAATGCTTTTGCTACGTTCACGAGCCATCTTCTTTAACACTGCAAGACTACTTTCAACACCACTTGCATCCATGCCACTGTCTATAAGTTCATCTATGAACAACAGATTAATTGGATGATACAGACTTTCCCACACATCACGGAACGCCCAACTCAAGCTGAGTATAAGCCTGTTGCGTTCACCACGTGACAAGTTGTCAAAGTCCAAGTCTCTGCCTAGTTCTTGTATTTCAACACTGAGATCATTCTGGAATACCACACTGTGTGGCAATCCTACACTTTCCAAATATGCAGTAAGACGTCCGTTTAAGAACGCTAGGTTTTGATCTATGATGCGTTTTCGAATAAAACTGTCTTTGTTTGTGAGCAGTTTAAGCAAAAACTCTTGATGCTCTTTTACCCTAGTAAGTTCGTTAACAGTGTCCCAATTGATTGTTTGTACTGCTTGCTGTTCCATCTCTTCAATTTGTTCAAGGTATGGATCAGTATCACCCAGTCGTTGTTCCAGTTGATTGGCCAGTGTGTTCAGTGTGGTCTGATGATTGTATGCATCTTCAATTTTGTCATAGAACACTGTGGGTGCTACACCTAGTTCGCCTACGCCTGCAACTGTTTGTTCATAGTCTTTGCGTTTTGCATCATTGTCTGCAACTGTTTGTTGTGCTTCTGCAAGTTGCTGTTGTTTACTGTCAAGTATGGCAGTTTGCTTTTCGTCATGCACATCTTGCCCACACGCATAGCACTTGTGTTCTTGCAACAGCACAATTTCATTTTCTAATTTATCAATTGTGCGTTTTTGTTTTGTATCATCTTGATCAATGCTGGCAATCCAACGTTGTGCTTCTTGTATTGTGCTTTGCTTTTCGTAAAACTCGTCAAGCAGTCTGTGATTTGTAAGTTCTGTGTCAATGTCAACATGTGCCATGTCTTCGATGCTTTTGGTCAGCTTACCAACATCTTCGTCACGTTTGGCAGTCCACAGCCGTTGACGTTTTTTGAGACTGTCAATTTGTTCTTCAATTTTGCTGTTTGCATCTTGCACTGCTTTGATGCGATACTCTTCTTCAGTTATTGCCTCTTTTGTGATGCGTGTTTGTTCTTTGAGTGTTTCTGCTTTTTCACTGAGCAGTGTTATACCCAACAACTGTTCAATGATAGCACGTTGATCATTGTTGCCTAAACTTAAAAATGGTTGTGTGTAAGTGTTGAGTGCTACAAGATGCTTGAACATTTCATGTGTCATGCCCAGCATGGTTTCTATAGCGCCTTGCGTTTCTCTGCTGTCGCCTTCTTGTAGCTCGTCATCACCTACTGCATATTTGAGTATGTTTGGTTTGCGTCCACGTTCAATACGATAGTGTACACCATTGTTTTCAAACTCAACTGTGACCAACATACCTTTGCTGTTGGTTTTGTTGATTAGATTGTCGCGCTTGATGTTTGTTAGTGCATTGCCATACAGTGCGTAACTGAGTGCATTGATGATTGTGGTTTTGCCTGTGCCGTTTCTAGCACCACTGTCATCGCCACCTAAGTCTAAGTTTTCGCCTAACACCAATGTGAGGTCGTTGCGGTTGAAGTCAACTGCTTGTGTAGTGTTACCCACACTCATAAAGTTTTTTACTGTGAGAGTATTGAGTTTAAACATGTGAATATTTTACTACTTCTTTGTGAATTTGTCTATAAATCAACTCGTTTCGTTCCACAACTCTTTTATATGTTTTCCTATTGCTAAATGTTGTTCTTTGTTTGGGTGATTACCGCCGTGTTTACGATTAGCAATCCAGTAATCTGTGAAACCTTTATAATTTTTTTGATTTATTATTTCTTGCTCTAGTGTTTTTAAATTTGCAAACATTTCTTTGATATTGTTATCGTTAGTATTATGAAACCATGGAAAAAGTATAAGATCTTGTGTGTAAATTTGTTGTTCAACACGATCTTGATTTAGCATCATCCAACGAATGTTGTTTTGATTAAACCAAGAAATTAATCGTAAGCATCTTAACCAATGTGTTCTTATACTTTCAAGTTGACAAAAATATTTCTTATAATAAGCATTTACAAATTTATCATCACTGTGTACACCGTGAAGTCCTCGAGGACCATAGTTTACATATTCTCTAGTATCTGCTTTGTATACACATTTTCTAATAGTGTTAGGCCATGCAACAATACAAGAATCAAATTTTGCAGTATTATAATAATAAGATTGTAAACTTATTTCTATGTGATCAATACTTTTGCCTGGTTTTGCTAAACTAATAACATTTTGGTCAACAACGTAAGGCCATGCATCCTTTGGATTATCTAATCCATCGCCGTGAGTGGTGCTACCGCCGTCAACAACTAACATTATAAGTTCCTATAGATATCTAGCATGAGATTGTTGTCGTATTGCGCACTATCTAGCTGTGTCAAGTGAGATGTTACAATACTATCAACACTCTCAAAGTTTAGTTCGCCTTCTACTGCAGTGCTGAGATCTAATTCTGCAGTTTGTGGTATGAGGCTTAGTTCACGCAACCGGTACTGCGGTATAAACTGTTCTTTGATAAAGTTTGCTTCTTCGTAACTGATGTCTACATCAATTTCTACTCTGCAGTACATGTTTGGTTGTAGCAATACATCTGTGTTTGTAAGTATGTCACCCAGTTTGTACTTGCGAAACTTAGGTGCATCTGGCCATGCATGATATTCTTCTTTACCTCCCCACTCCATGATCATTACACCACGTTCATCATCGTGTGCATCTGCATAGTTGTGCGGAAATGCATTGCCAATGTAATTGATGTTTTTGTTTTGCTGACGTTTGTGAAAGTGTCCTGTAAACACACGTTCAGGTGCAACAAAGTCTTCACGTTTGAGTTCGCCATGGTCTGGCATTTGCACCATTGCATTCATGTAAAAGTGTGGCAACTCAAAATGTCCAAACATGTATTGTGCATCCAGTTTGCTCACACGTTTGTATTCATCACCCACTAACCATGGCACAACAGCAACATCTTCTACGACCTGCATGTCATTAAAGAAACGTATGTTGTCATACTTTTTCACCCACACAATGCTGTTTACATCACGTGTGTCTCTGTAGTGCTCGTCATGATTGCCAGGAATCATCACCACTTGATCAAATCCAGCACTGAGCGTATCAACTGCATTCACACTGTAATTGAGTGTGCTTACATTGACACTGGCTCTGTTGTGATGCCAGTCGCCAAGAAAAACACAAGTTTCGCACTTGTGTTTTTTGCCCATTTCAACAGCCCATTCAACAAAAGCAAGGCAGTCTTGGTTGTGCTGCCTGCTGTTTGACTTCATGCCAAAGTGAATGTCTGTGAAGAACAGTGCCTTCTTAAACATGCTCATATACTAACACCCTTGATTATAATTGTCAATTATTTTCTAGACACACTTTCTCGTGCAGCACTTTCATTGGCTGCCTGGCGTGTGTAACTAGGCATCATTCCATTTTGTTCTAGTATGTCATCTCGAATGTTTTGGCCTTTCTTTTCAAGGTTTAACACACGGGTAAAACTGTTAGTGATGGCTGCTGTGTAATAGGCAAATGGATTTTGACTCTTAGATTCATCAAACTGCAATCCAATTTGACTCAATTGTAACAGTGCAGCACTTTGCATTTCATCATTGTAGGTATATCCACGCCAGTTGCTTCTGCTGCCATAGCGTTCGCATAACTTGATAAACATTCTAGCCAACTTGTTGGTCATTTGTCCTTGTTCTTTGGAGAAATATCCGTTTTCCATACCGCCAATCCAATGGCTTTTACCTACACAAATCAGTTTGTCATTTTCATCAAAACGATAGTGTTGAAACGGCGGAAAGTTGCACTGTGTGTGATGATCCGCTACTGTCTTTGGATTCTTCTTGCGTCCTGGTTGTAGAGGAACATGATCAAATGTCATAATACGAAACACTAGGTCTGTTTTTTCTATCTTACGCCAATCAACTGCAAATTCTGCTTGTTTGACTTTTTTGTTTTCTAAACAGGCTGCTTCGTATGCTTCTTTTTGCAATCTATCTGCTCTGTTGCGTTTGGCTTGTGCAACTGTACGAATATTAATCTTGTCTAAACTGGGCAGTATAATGTCAAATTGATGGTCTGTTTCAGATAAAAAACTTGAATAACTGTTTTTACTTTTGTGAATTTCTAATAGTAAATCTTTGTTATTGAGATACTTTCTAGGTCTCATATTATAAACGGTCCTTTAATTAACTACGCACATTATAGCATATATAAATACTTATGCAAGAAAAAAATAAGGAAAGTTATGGCCAAGAATCAATTCAGTGCAGCGTCAATTGCAAGCCAAGCAGCCCAGGCAACAACCAATGGTGTTAGTGGTTTGACTAAAAACTTGCCTAAATCTATAGGCAACTTTAGTCCTAGTTTGCAAAGACTATACCAAAGTCAATTGTTTGGCAAAAACAATGGCAGTGTCAGCATCACTGATATACTCACAGATGTTGCTGCACAGGTGCTGGTCAATACTTTTGATTTAAAAAACAACAGTCCAAGTGCTGTGAGTGCTCCTTATGCACCAGATCGTAGAGCAAAGCTCAGTTTAAGTCCGCAAAGTGGTCCTATACTATATAACGATAATGGTATTATTCTTGAACCATTACGAAACACCGGTGGAATGATATTTCCATACAATCCAACTATAAACGCATCACACACTGCAGAATATGATGTTCAAAGTCTTGCTCACACAAACTATCAACAGTATAGTTACAATCGTAGCAGTGCAGATCAACTACAAGTTGTAGGCGACTTCACTGCAGAAACACAAGAAGAAGGACGTTATTTGTTAGCGTGCATTCACTTTCTTAAGAGTGCTACAAAGATGTTTTATGGTCTTGACGACAACAGAGGCACACCACCTCCGGTGTTGAGATTCAGTGCATATGGTGAACAAATGTATCATAGTCTACCAGTTGTGGTTACAACCAGCACATTTGACTTTCCTAACAACGTTGATTATATTGCTGTAGAACTGCCAGGTGGCGGTATCACTGATGTTCCTACACAAATGCAATTGAATATGTCACTAACTGTGATTCACAGCAGAACACGCACACTTGAATTTAGTTTAAAAGATTATGCTCAAGGCAGATTGATAGGTGATCCGTACGGTAAAGGAGGATTCATGTAATGGCTGTAACATACTTGATGGATAGTCCATATGCCAACACCGACTTTAAGAGTGACTATTTAGACATCCTGAATGTGAGAAACATACCTGCAGAAGTTGATGACACTTACCACACACTGACACTTGTTCATCAGTATAGACCAGACTTGTTGGCATTTGACTTGTATGGCAATCAAAACCTTTGGTGGGTATTTGCCTCACGCAATCCAAACACCATAAAAGATCCAATTTGGGATTTCAGAGAAGGACTACGTTTTTACATTCCTAAAAAGAGCAACGTCGAGCAAGCATTAGGACTATAACATGGCACCTGTTGGTCTAACAGACAAACAATTCCAGGCATTTGCTGAAGCTGTTCGCCAAAGAGAAAGTGGCGGTAACTACCAACTGGTGAGTGAAAATGGCTACGTTGGTGCATACCAATTCAGTGCCGCACAACTTGTTGACAGTGGGTTTATTGATAGAACCAGTTATTCAGAAGCCAGTGCTAGTAGCACCTACAGCCAATTGGAATTTGTAAACGCACAGTCAAATTGGCTAAGTTCAGGTGGTTTATCTAGTTTTTTAACCAACCCAGGACAACAGGACAGTGCTTTTGAAGCACTGAGCAATCGCAACAGGCGACAATTGGTGTCTAGTGGTGTGCTTGATGATACCAGCTCAGGAGCCGACACTGCTGGAATGCTAGGCGTAGCACATTTGTTAGGACCAAGCCAAGCTGCTAACTGGCGCCTAAATGATGATGCCGCTGTTGATATAGAATTTAGCGACGATGCTGCAATTAGATTTAGCGAAGCAGCAAGTAGCATTAGTAGTGACGTAGTAGTTACCTCTTCGCAAACTGTTTCCAGAGCAACAAGAACTGAAACTGCTGTATTTGACGATGGGCCTTTAGAAGTTACAGTAAGGCCCATAGAAGGAATAAATCCTACTCCAGGCAGAGTTGGCACAACAGTAAGAAATGGCCCAGCTGGAGAAGCAATGCCAAGTGCTCCACCGGCTACAGCAACACCAAGTGCTGCACCTAGAACAGTGGTTGCAACTGATCCTGGAGCAGAGCCTGCACCTGAAGCTGCTGCTCCGCAAGAAACAACTCAAGAAGTAACAGGCGGTCAAGCAGCATCTGGCAGTCCTCAAAGTTTTACTCAAGATCTTAGCAATGTAAAAATTGATGTAAAACCAAACCCTCTAAACGATTTTGCAAGTTATACTTACAATCTAAGTTTGTATATGATGGGTGTAAAAGGCTACATAGATCTAATGCGCAGCCCTAGTTCTAGTCCGCTTGAAGCAGTCAATAACACTACCAAGGTGTTGGTTGCAAGAAGTGGCGGAATGGGTAGACCGTTAAATGAACAATTTGACATAGACTTTTTTATAGATAGTTTGAGTGTTACTAATGTAGGTTCACCTAATCGCAGTGCAGCAAACACAAATGCTGTAGATATCAAATTTGAAATCTATGAGCCTCGTGGTATTACACTGATTGAAAGACTAAAAGAAGCCAGCGATTCATTTGGCGAAGATACCAATTATATCAACACTCCATACTTGTTACAGATTGATTTTAAGGGATACGACGACGAAGGTAAACAAATTAATCAACGCATACTGCCAAGATATATTCCTCTAAAAATTGTAGAGTTGAGTTTTGAAATTACTTCAAGTGGTGCTGCTTATAAATGCACTGCAGTGCCTTTTCATCACAATGTGTTTGGCAGTATCAACAACACCATTCCACTAAACGTTCAAGTAAAAGCAACAACAGTTGGAGATATTTTTAGCAGTAGTACTCAAGCTATCGAAGATGAACAAGTAACAGATGATACAACAGGCGAAACATCAAATGTATCAGTTGTTAAAGGAAAAGCAACCACACTAGCTGCAGCAATAACTGATTACAACAGAAAAACAACAGAGCCAAAAAGAGAAAACAAAGGCGGTCCTCCGGATCAAGACATCATTACACCTGCTGAAGCAGAATTGTATGACGAAGTAGAATTTAACCCTGGCGGAGAAATAGCAAACAGTCTATTAGTAACAGACAAATTTGATGCACTCAACACAGACATGAAAGAAGCAGGCGATGCTTTCAGACAGTATGCATCTACAGTCAAAGGCAAAGTTCAACTAGAAGACAATCAAATATTCCGTATCAATGCCGGTACAGGTATTGTTAGTTTGTTAAACTTTGTTGTCATAGCCAGTAACTATATGGAACGTAATGTGCTTGAAGAAAATGCAGGATCAGGCAAAGGACAAAACACACCTGTGTATTGGTGGAAGATTAAACCCAAATTGATAGACATAAAAGGCTGGGACAAAAAAGCAGGACGTTACAAATACAAAGTGCGTTATGATGTAATTCCTACCACAGTGTTCTACAGTGACTATCCATGGGCACCAAGAAGCAAACCTGCAGGTGATGGATTCCATAAAAAATATGATTACATTTTCACTGGTATAAACACAGAAGTAATTGGCTTTAAATTAGATTTCAACACTGCATACTACCAAGCCAATCAGTTTGGCACAGGTGTTCCAGATGGTGAACAGCAAGACGCAAAAACTACTTTCCCAGTTGCAAAGCAACCTCAGGCAATCAGCACTGAGAGCGAAAACCTAAAAAGTGATACCACAGTAGAAGCAAAACGCAGCAAAGATTTGCTGAGTACCATCATGACAGAAGGCGCTGACCTAATAGAATTAAAAATGGACATACTTGGTGATCCTGATTACATTCCAACAGGCGATGGCTTTTTCCAAAAAGACGAACTTGCCAACAGACTTTACACAAAACCGTACTGGCCCGATGGCACTATTAACTATGATTTGACTATACCACATGTGCAAGTCAATTTTAAGACTCCAACAGAGTATGATGATTTAACTGGATTGTTAGATCCAACAGTGGATAAAAGATACAGTAGCAGCGAGTTCAGTGGAATTTACAAAGTGATTGAAGTTCGCAGCACTTTCCAAGGCGGTGCGTTTACACAAAAATTAAATCTTGTGCGTACGAAAACACAACCTGATAAAAATGGTCAAATTGAGCAAAACAGCTACAGTGAAGCATTTAATCCAGGTGCTGTAGGCAAGAGTGCTAAAAAAGAAATGCCAAAACAGATCACAAAAGTTGATGATGTTTCACAACAGACACAAATTGATCAGACTGATGCGACCACACCAACACAAGCTCAAAGAATGCAAAACAACTTAGGTGCAAGCAGAACATCAAGAGATCAGTCTGACGATACAGGACCAACTGATAGACAAAGTGCAATAATACAAAGACTTTCACGCCAAAGGTTAACAGATACCAACACTGAAGTTGATCCAACACAGTTCGCAACATAAAAAAATAGGAAGATATAGATGGCAATCAGTTCAAGAAATGTAGGGCGCAGAGGAGGAGACAAAGCCTTTGATACCAGTGCTAAACGTGGTGTTATGGAAGAAAAAGGTATTGTCATTGGCATTGTAAAAGAAAATGCTCATCCTGTGCGCATGGGCAATATCATGGTGTTCATACCTGGCAGAGGTGCTACTGGACGAACACAACAAGGTGATGCCAAAAGCATTGAAGATGATCCAGCGCAATGGCGCATGGTGCGTTATGCTACTCCTTGGTATAGTAGAACAGACGCCACTAGTTCAAAAAACACATACCAAGAAGTAAAAAACACAGCAGGTATAATTTATCCTGCACCCGATATTGGTACCAAAGTGCTGTGCTTTTTTCCAGAAGGCAAAAACGCTGAAGGTTTTTGGTTTGCTTGTGCACCTGATCCTTACATGATGCAGAGTTTGCCCGAGCCAACAAGGTCATCTAATTTTACACAAAACGGAGACATAACACCAAGAAACGCAGCACCTTCAGGCGAGTTTAACGATAAGACTACAGACACACGATCACTCAAAGAATACATCAGTGTCACTCGCAGTTTGCAAAATGATTTTTACACAAATCTTGTAAAACAAGGCATAGATGAAAGTTTTAGCAAAGGCATAAGCAACAGTGGTTACATGCGTGACACACCTGCAGAACTTATTGGCATTACCACCAAAGGTCGCAAGATAGATGCCAATGGAATAGACATTGCTGCTCGCGAAGATATACAAAGCGCACTCAGAAGTAATGATGAAAAAAAGGGTGTAAGTGGAGATAATTTAAAAATACTCAAAGGTTTTAGACGTGCCAAAGGACACAGTCTAATACTTGACGATGGTGATCTACAAGGCCAAGATCAACTCATACGACTTCGCAGTGCTAAAGGTGCACAGTTTTTGATACATGACACAGAAGAGTTTGTGTACATCATCAACCAAAGTGGCAACGCATGGATGAGCATGGACAAGCATGGACAGATTGATGTGTACAGCGAAAGAAACATCAACTTCCGCAGCACAAATATGAACTTCCATGCTGAAAAAGATATAAAAATGCATGCTGGAAACTTTATTGATCTGGTAAGCGAAAACGAAGTTAACATTGAAGCAGACCAAGATGTAAGCATGCACAGCACAGGAGCAATGGCTTTTGTTAATGCCAGTGATGCGGTACACATAAATGCTGGCGGTCAATTGAACATGGCTGGTGGCACTATCACAAATATCAAAGCTGGTCCTGCAATGAACGTTCAAGCAGGTACTATATTCTTGCAAGGTAATGCTACTGATCCTACTACTAAAAGTGCTATTCCAAGTAGTAAGCCAAGTGATACACAACTAGAGGATAACTTTTACACTGCTAACACTGAAATATACACCACAGTTGACAGAGTGCCTACACACGAACCTTATCCAAATTTTGATCAAATCACTGAGCCAACATCACGTGGTAACAGACGCGGCAGCGGAGGCAGCGGTGGTGCAGTTGGCAGTATGCAAGGCTCAGGCTTAGGTGCTGAAACACCTATCAGCAGTGGAATTGAACCAATTCCTGGTGCACTTGGTGGTGTTGAAGATTTCTCTGGTCCTTTAGCAACTGCAACAGGTGGACAACTGTCTAGTGCTTTAAGTTCTGATGTAACTAGTCAAATAAGCGACACAGGTGGTATTACTGCTATATCAGGCAGTGCCAGCACAATCACTGCAAGTAGTTTTGATATAGGAGGTCTAAGCAAAGCAGTAAATGGTGCAGGCGTTAGCGGCCTAGCAGACATATCAAACACTGTGCCTGGAATAACTGGTGTAACAGACTCTGGCGGTCTCGTACAAGATTTTGGAGGCAATTTGCCTGTTGAGTTTCCTATGCCAAATGTGATTACTGGTGTAAGCAGTGTAGATAGATTTTCTCCAGAAAGTTTAGCACAAAGCAGCACTCTCAGCAAACTTAACGCAGGCAGTTTGAGCAAAGTTACAGGTGCATTACCAAACAGTGCTAATTTTGGACAACTACCAGGATTGGCAAATGTTAAAAACTTTGCTAACAATGGACTAGCAAATTACCCTCGAGGTTTTGATCCTGTTAAAATTTTACAAAGCAATCAATTTTCAACAGGTGTTGGAGGAATTGATGCAGACACTCTCAGAGGAATGGCTGCAGCACAAACCAGTTTTGTTGGCAGTGGAGGACTAACAGACTTTGTTGACAGTTCAACAGGTGCTGTTGGCAAATATGGATTTACAGTAAGCAATCTAAAAGACGCTGGTTTTATCAAACCTAATGCGGTGTTGAACGCACAGTTACAAGACTCAAGAATGTGGACAGGCTATCAAGGCATTGACAGTTTTAGCACATTTGCCACCAATAGCAGTTTACAGGATTCGTTGTTTGCTGAAGTTACACAAAAGAACATGCAAAGTTTAGCAAATTTAGGCACGTTATTTCCTAATGACCCAACAGATGTAATGGCAGGATTAGCCAACGTATCAAACGCAGTAGGTGTAAAAAATGCAGGCAATCTCAGGTATGCTAGAGATTTACAACCATTTCCTGTAGATGGAACAACCACAGTGTTAAGTTCACAAGATGTACAAGCAAAATCAAACCAATTGTTAGCAGAAACTATGAGTGCAGTCAACAGTCCGTTGTTGCAGAATCCTTTACAGCGCAGTCTGTTTAGGGATGTTCAGGTGTAGGTAAATACGTTATGGCTTACTACAGAGGTTACAACACAGTAGATAATATTTTTAGCAGCACAAGATTGACTGAAAGTTCATTGGTGCGCAGAGATATTCTCAATCATTTTAACGTCAATCAAGGCGAAGCAGTGATGCGTCCAAACTTTGGTACTATAATTCAAAGTTTAGTTTTTGAACCATTAACACCAGAAACACAAGAATTAATTATTACCGAAATAAAACGTGTTGTAAACAGTGATCCGAGAGTTGTAATGGCTGATATGGAGCTGGAAGAATATCAAAGTGGAATTCAAGTTGCCATGACATTAAATTATAGAAACACTGATCTTAGTGAACAACTCTTTATTAAATTTGATAGAGATACACAAACTGCAGTGTTTGTATAATATGCGTAGTTTATACATCAAATAAATAACACAAATAGGACGTAAACATGGCACACATCACTAGACAATCAAATTTGTTTGCTGCAGAGGATTGGACCAAACTATACGAAAGTTTCAAGGAAATTGACTTTCAGAGTTATGATTATCAAACAATTCGTAAGAGTTTGATTGACTATTTGCGTACCTATTATCCGGAAGATTTTAACGATTTTATTGAAAGCAGTGAATATGTTGCACTGATTGATATGATTGCATATCAAGCACAGGCACTGAGTTTTCGCACAGATTTAAACGCTAGAGAAAACTTTTTAGAAACTGCTACACGCAGGGACAGTGTGTTACGTCTTGCCAAAATGGTTAACTACAACCCAAAACGCACACAAGTAGCACGTGGATTGATCAAAGTTGTTGGTGTAGAAACAACTGAAAGCATTTTTGACAGCAATGGCACAGATCTACAAGGCACTACAATATTTTGGGGAGACACAAACAACCCTGATTTCTTAGAGCAATTTACAACAGTAATGAATGCTGCTTTGTTTAGGACACAACGTTTTGGTAAACCTGCTGCAACAACCACTGTTGCAGGTGTTACAATTGACGAATATAATATTAATATTGTGCCTAGTACAGTTCCTGTTTATGAATTCCAACAAACAATCAATGGCACAAACATGACCTTTGAAGTTGTAAAAGGTACATACAGCGGAACAAACTATCTATACGAAGTTGCACCAAAACCAAGCAACAGCACCAATGTGCTTTATCGCAATGATGGTAGAGGTTTTAACAGTGCTGACAGCGGCTTTTTCTTTTACATCAAACAAGGTCAACTACAAGTAAGTGACTTTACTGTTGAGGATAGTTTGCCAAACAGAATTATTGATGTTGAAGTAAGCAACATTGACAACAACGATGTTTATTTGTACAAAGTTGACAGCAATGGATTAGAAACAACACAATGGTCAAAACTACCAAGTGTTAGTGGTACGAATGTTATCTACAACAGTTTGAGCAACAACACAAAAACAATTTTTAGTATCAACAGTAAAACAAATGATCAAATACAACTGTTGTTTGGTGATGGCGTGTTCACAGATATTCCTGTAGGCGACTTCCGCACCTATTACAGAGTTGGCAATGGCTTAACTTACAAAATTGAACCACAGGATATGCAAAACATTGAGATTAACATTCCATACGTTTCGCATGATAATCAATTGGAAACACTCACAGTAACATTAAGTTTGCAAAACACAATCAGCAATGGCACTGCAAAAGAAACACTAACCAATATCAAGACCAAAGCACAACAACAGTATTACACACAAAACAGAATGGTAACTGGCGAAGATTATCAGATCTTTCCATTTACAAACTTCAATGATATTGTAAAAGCAAAAGCAGTAAACAGAACTGCTAGTGGCATCAGCAGGTATCTTGATGTGCGTGATACCACAGGCAAGTACAGTAGCACAAACATCATAGCCAAAGATGGTATCTTGTATCGTAGCGAAAGCATCAAAAACTTTACATTTGATTTTGTAACAGACAGTGACATTGCTGTAATGATCAGCGGAACACTAGAGCCTATTGTACAAAACACAGAAAGCAAACATTTTTACTATAAAAATTATCCTTACATCACTGCTCCTGCAGGTGTTACCTGGAACCAAAGTACAAGAGGTACTGCTAGTGTAACAGGATATTTTAAAAATGCAAGTAATAATCCACAACCAATTGGAACATTTACAACTTCAAACATGAAGTATGTCAAACAAGGCACTTTGCTCAAGTTTACTCCTCCAAGTGGATATGTTTTTGATGTAAACAACAATCTTGTAGCAACACCAACAACACTACGTGGTACAAAAGAATATGTTTGGGCAAGCATTAGCAGTGTTACTGGAGATGGTACAAACCAGGGTGTTGGAAATCTTCTAGATGGAACTGGTCCTGTAACACTAAGTGAGGTAATTCCTAGCACTGCAATATTGACCAGTATCATTGCACCATGGAACACTGTACTTCCACAAAGTGTGCGCAACCTAATTATTAACAATGTTAACACCTACAAAACATTTGCACTAAGATATGATGTTGACACACAAGAATGGACAGAAATCAATGCGCTTGACTTGAGCAGTAGCACAACATTTGATTTAGGAAACGCCGGCGATACATCAGAAAACAATTTAGATGCAAGTTGGATCTATAAATTTACCAACGATGGCATCACATACACTGTTCAATATCGTAGCACAGAATATGTTTTTGAAAGTGCGTTAGAGACACGTTTCTATTTTGATCCAGACCAAAGCATATTTGATCCTGCAAGTGGTCGTACAATCAAAGACACAATAAACATATTAACAGTTAACAGTCAACCAGATGCAGATACTGCACTAGGGCAAGGTTACAAATTAAACATTGCTGATAGGTATGTTGAAACAGATGGTTTTGTAATAAGTGAAAAAATTAAAGTTACATTTGCTGATGTAGACAATGACAGTGTTGCTGACGATCCTGAATTTTTTGACAAAATTGTAGCACCTGATGTAAACAGCACTACTAAAATTGTATACTATAAAAATTACCTAGACATAGAAGGCTACAGTAGAGAAGAACCTGTTGCATCAAGCACAATTGAAGCACAGTACACAACACTAAGTGCTATCAATGCTGTGGTGCAAAGTTACGCTGCTGGACAAATCTTTTATGCCAGCAGTGAACAAAAATTTTACATAACCAGTGTTGACAACGACAATGTTCGCACTGTTGCTCGGACAACAGATTATACTACCAAGGTTGGCAGAGACAACTTGATATTCCAATACACACACAATGCGCCAAACACCAGACGCATTGATCCAAGTCCAACCAATCTTATAGACATGTATTTGCTTACACGCACTTACGACCAAGACTATCGGAATTGGGTAAGTGATATCACAGGACGTGTGAGCAAGCCTGCACAGTTAACCACAAGTCAATTGCGAGATAACTACGGAAGTCTTGACAATGCTAAAAGTGTTAGTGACAGTTTGATTTTCCATAATGTTAGTTACAGACCATTGTTTGGTAACAAAGCAGATGAAGAACTACAAGCAACATTTAAAGTAGTGAAAAATAAACAAGCATTTGTAAGTGATAATGAAATTAAAGCCAGTGTTGTACAAGCAATTAATGATTATTTTGCTTTAGAAAACTGGGATTTTGGTGATACTTTTTATTTCAGTGAATTGAGTGCATACTTGCATCAAACACTAGCACCAAATGTATTAAGCATTATTATTGTACCAAAGAAAAGTACAAGTGTATTTGGAAGCCTATACCAAATAACCAGTAACAGGGATGAAATTTTTATCAGCAGTGCAACTGTAAATGATATTGAAATTATTGATACAATAACTGCTACACAATTGGCAGCAAGTGGTAACGTTGTTAGTAATGCAGCATCAACCATTGCAAGTGAAAGTATTATAAGTGCTACATCAGGTAACACAACAACTGCAGTGACAACAAGTACAAATAACACAACCAGTACTACAACAAGTGCAAGTTCAAGCAGTGGAGGCTATAGTTACTAATGGCATTGCGTAAACATTCACAACTGCTCCCGGGCGTATTTCAAACTTCTCGTAATCAAAAGTTTTTAAATGCTACACTGGACCAATTGAACAGTGAACCAAATAATGTTCGCATCAATCAGTACATTGGACGTTCACCAACTAGAAGTTATGTCAAAGGTGATGGTTATATTACAGAAAGTACTGCTCTTAGGCAAAGCTACCAACTAGAACCAGCAGTTGTATATCGCAACAGTGCTGGTGAGGTAGAAAGTGTTGATGGTATCATTAATGCTGTTAACAGTATAGCATTTAACAATGGCGATACAAATAATTTACACAACTTGGTAACTCAACAATATTACAACTACGAAGGTTGGGTTGACAATGACAAATTGATCAACTATGGTGAATACTTTTGGTTGCCTAAAGGACCAGATGTTGTTAATGTAGGCGGCAGTGCCGTTGACCCAGAAAAAGATTTTACAGTAAACCGTAGTGACACAACCCGTATCACAGAATTATACGACAGCAATCCCTATGATAGTCAACCATTTGCTGAATACTTTGAAGACATCAGCACAGCAACAAGTTATTATACATTTAATAATGATGCAGATCAAAACCAAACAATTTATCTAGCTAGAGGTGGTGAGTATACCTTCACTGTTGATCAACCAGGATTTCCTTTCTGGATCCAAACTGAAATTGGTATAAGTGGTATTAGCACAAGTCAAAGCAATATCAGCACAAGAGAAGTTGCTGGTGTTGTAAACAATGGCGAAGACGATGGTGTAATCACATACAGAGTTCCAACAGTAGATGATCAAAATTATTATGTAAATTTACCTGTAACTGCTAATGTAGACCTAGCAACTGATTTAACATGGAAGCAACTGCACAACCAGCCATTGGCAAATATACTTGCCAATGGCGGCATTGACACACTGACCAGTTTTGATGGTAAAACACTAGTGTTTGCAAATCAAAATCTTAATGAAAGAGAATGGGAAGCTGGTGCACTGTTTGACAGTGTAGGATTTGATGACCCTGAGGGTTTTGACCCTACAACTGTTATCAGTATAGCAGATCGTTACAGTGTATACAAAATTAACGTAACTAACATTGCTGGCACAGACTACGTGCTGCTAACCAAACTTAGCGATATACCTCAATACACCAAAGTAAAAATTAAACAAGGTGTTACCTACGGATCACGTGAACTATACAAAAATGTAGATGGATTATTAGAACTTATTCCACCTATCACTGCAGACAATAATGTACTATACTACAGAGATGGTGTAAACGAAAACATGTTTGGACGCATTGTATTGGTAGACATTGGCAATGCACAAACTATTAATGTCACCAATGACATCATTGGACAAAATGATTATACTGCTCCAAATGGTGTTGTGTTTACAAACGGATTAAAAATTGAATTTGACAGTACTGTGTTACCTGAAAGTTATCAGAACAACACCTACTACATTGAAGGTGTAGGACAACGCAGTGGTATTTGTTTGGTTCCAGAAGTTGATCTTAGCACACCAGAAACATTCACAAACAGCCTCAGCGAACCTTTTGATAGCATAGGATTTGATGCAGGTAATTTTGATGGTACAGAGTTTGCTCCAAGTGACCCTGACTACATTGTAATGAACAGGGCATGCCGTGATAACAATGCTTGGAGTCGTTACAACAGATGGTTCCACAAAAGTGTTATTGAAGCAGCAGCAGCATACAATGATTTCACTGTGACTGTTGATTATACTGCAAGAGCAAAACGCCCTATTGTAGAATACCGTGCAGGTCTACAACTGTTTAATCATGGCATTAATGCAAAACAGCCTGTGAGTATTTTTGATGTTACACAAACAGACGCACTCAGCAATGTAGCAGGAACCACAGGATACTATGCAGATGGTATCAACTTAGATCCACAAATGCGTATTGTGTTCAGTGCTGACACTGATGAAAATGTAAGGAAAACAGTCTACAGAGTTGACTTCATTGACCAAGACGGCGATATTACAACAGATAAAATTATAAACTTGGTACCTGTTGATACCATTACAGAAGATGACTGTTTGGTTGCAAAATTAGGCACTACAAATCAAGGTAAAATGTTCTATTTCAAAAATGGTGTATGGAACGAAAGTCAACAAAAGACAGAGTTGTTTCAAGATCCATTGTTTGATATACACAACGGAAGTCATGTTAGTTTAAGTGATACCACTGCATATCCTGACAGTTCGTTTGTAGGAACAAAACTATTCAGTTATAAACGCAACAACAACGCTGCCAGTGACAGTGTGTTAGGCTTTGGTTTAAGTTATAAAAACTTTAACAACATTGGCGATATTGTTTTTGATAACAACTTTATCTCAGACACATTCACATATACAAAACCAAGCACAGGCAAACAAACAAGTATTATTGTTAAAAGTGGACATGCTCATTCTTATGATTACAACACAGGTGCTCGCAGACTTGAAAATGGCTGGCGTAGAATCAACGTTGAAAGCAAAGACTTCCAGATTGTAAGATACGAAGTTGTAGATGAGTTTTACAGTTTTGAAATTGGATGTCAGCCTTACCAAAACAATACCAGCACAAATTTAAAAGTATACATCAACAGCAAGTTCCTAGAGCCAAGCAAGTATACTGTACTAAGTCAAAACAACAAATACTATGTGGTGCTTGATACTGCAGCACAAGTAGATGATGTTGTAGTAATAAAAGTATTCAGCAATGACCTTACTTCGTTAGGCTATTTTGAAACACCTGTAAACTTAGAAAACAATGCCAACAACACAGATTTCACTGACCTAACACTAGGACAAATGAGAAATCATCACATTGAAATTGGAGAAAATATTCCAACCTTGTCTGGTAGTATACTTGGTGCTAACAACATGAGAGACATCGATGTTGCTCAGTATGCTGGTAAAATACTACAGCACAGTGCAGGTGCAATTATTCCGTTCTATTTGCTTACAAATGAAAAAGCAAACATCATTGATGCTATAAAGTTTAGCAGCACTGAATACACAAGATTCAAAAATAGATTCATAGACAATCTTGACAAGTTAGATTTAGATCTACTTGATGCAGCTGGCAGTGTTGACAAAATACTAGAGACAATGGTAGGCAGTAAAACCAATGCATTTCCTTTTTACTACAGCGACATGGTTGGTTGGGGCAATCAAAAAAGCACATACAATTATACACTAGACAACATTCAAGAAAGATTTTATGAGTTTGGCACACAGTTTGACCTAAATGATGTTAGTCAACGCAGTGTCCTAGTTTACCTCACAAACAGCAAAAACCAAAAGCAACAACTTGTACACGGTCGTGATTATACCTTTGACACAGAAGTTGCTGGAATTCATCTTGACACTAATTTAACCATAGCAGTTGGAAATGTGTTAACAATTGTTGAATATACAGACACAGATGGCAGTTTTGTTCCGCCTACTCCAAGTAAACTTGGACTATGGCCAGCAATTGAACCAAGTGTGTACCTTGAACAAAACTTTGGTTATGAAGATACCGGCACTGGTCCATACAAAGTGTACGGAACACTTGATCCAAACTACACACAACATGGGCAAGGACAATTGGGTTTTGCATACCCTTTGTATACCACTTATGAAGCAGCACAGGCTGCTGATAGAGCTGCTGGTGGTGATGGCACAGGCATTCATATTCACAAGTTTATAGGTACACCACAACTTTTCTATATGCCTGCCGCAGCAGGTTTGCCACAGCATGGAGCACAGGATAACTCCACCATTGATTATTATCCAGGTGTGCGTACAATCATTAGAGGGCATGATGGTTCACGTTACGTTGGTTTTGGCGATGTACGTGACAGTATCATTTTTGAATACGAAGCTAGAGTATACAACAATATCAAAACTGTTTACAGCAATGAATTGTTTGATTGGCAGGAAGTACTAACTGGTTATGCTCGCAGTACTCAAGAAGATAGAAAAATTGAAAATGATATACTGCGTAGCAGTTATGGCACCTGGGCAGAAAAGAATCGTATAGACATCACTAAAAATGATACATTTAGTGTAGCAAATGCATTTACATGGAACTACTCCCAAAGCCAAAATAAAAATACTGGAGATACATGGCCGGGCGGCTGGAGAGGCATATTCAATTGGTTGTATGACACCGAAACTCCACACTTAACTCCATGGGAAATGTTAGGACTATCCTCAAAACCAAGTTGGTGGGATTATCGTTATGGTGCAGCTCCTTATACAAAAGGTAACACTGTGTTGTGGGAAGACCTACGTGATGGCAAGTTATACAGTGATGCAATCAGCAGTGAATACACCACGCTGTCAAGATACCAACGTCCAGAGCTGTTAGATTTTATTCCAACAGACGAACAAGGTAATCTTCGTCCTCCTGCAGATTTTGCCTGCAAAGATTTATCTGTTAGCACTGCAAATGGCACTTGGCGTTTTGGTGACTATTCACCACAAGAAACTGCTTGGAGAACCAGCAGCGAATGGCCATTCGCTGCACAATTGTTAGGGATACTACGCAAGCCCGCAAAGTATTGTAGTTTGCTATGGGATACAAATTTATTTGAATACAACAGTGCATTTGATCAAATACTACAGAAAAACAGGACATACAGACCAAACCTTGCAGACTACTGCTTGCACGGCGTTGCTGACAGCAACGGCACAATAAGTCGCAGAGAAGGTTATAATCAATTTATTTTCAATCATCTTGTGTACAACAACTTCAGTGCCAGTGATGTTGAAACAAAGGTAAGAAATCTAGAACTAAATCTTTGTTATGCTGTTGGTGGTTTTACTGACAAAAACCTACTCAAAGTTGTAGCAGAAACAGCAACACCAAACACCAGCAACAACACAATTTTTGTTCCAGATGAAAACTACACTATCTTTTTAAGCAAAAGCACTCCGCTAGAGCGTGTGGTGTACAGTGGTGTGCGTATTGTTCGTGTTGAGAATGGTTATAAGATCACAGGTTACGACAGTGCCAATCCGTTTTTTAAAGTTGTTCCTAGTAAAAAATCACAGAACACTAGAACATTCAGTATAGGACCTGACACTGGTTTTAGTGTATATGATGATTATAATCCTTATATTGTAAATCTAGCATATGGTACAGTTTTGTCAACCAAGCAGCAGGTGGTAGATTTCCTAAACAGTTTACAAAGATACTATGTAAACAAAGGAATTGTGTTTGACAACGACAACGGTGACTTTATTCAAGCTGCAAAAGAGTTTGTGTTCTGGAGTCAACAAGGATGGGAAACAGGCAGTGTGTTTACTGTTAGTCCTTTGTATGATAGAATTAAAATAAATCGTAATTTTACAACAATAGATGATCTAAGTCAAACCATAAGTTTACGTGACGTCAATGGCAAACCTATTGCTAAAACAGATTATAAAGTTAGTCGCATAGACAACGAAACTATAGTTTATGTTAACTCAGAAAACACAGTGTTAGCAAGTGCTGTGATAAATCCTATACAGTATGAACATGTGTTGGTATTAGACAATGAAACTATTTTTAATGATCTAGTGTATCAACCAAATCTAGGCAACAGACAAGATAGATTAAAATTAATTGGACAAAAGACAGGAGACTGGAATGGTACACTGCACGCACCAGGTTATATTGTAAGTGCAGATAGTTTTAATATTTGGTTAGAAAATAAAAGTTACAGCAAAGGGGAATATGTAAGTTTCCGCAACAAAGAATATGTAGCCAACCAAGATCATTCAGGAACATCAACTTTTGATTATGACAACTGGGATTTACTACCTAATTATAAATCAGGTTTGTTAAAAAATATTGCACATCGCAGTTCACAATTTGAAAACTTTTACAACATTGACATACTCAATATTGAAAATGATGTTGATTTAGCAGGCAAAGGACTTATTGGTTTCCGTAGTAGAGAATGGTTAGAAAACTTAGGCTTAGATGACGTTAGCCAAGTAAAGTTCTATCAAGGATTGCTCAAGGGCAAAGGTACTAGCGATGTTATCAACAAACTTATCAATGCTGACCTTACAAACCTAAATCAAGAAATTGATTTCTACGAAGAGTGGGGCTTTAGAGTTGGCGAGTATGGTAGTAATGAAAGCAATCAGGTTGTTGAAGTTATAGTAGATGAAAGTAACAGTCTTAACAATCCAATCACAGTTGAATTTTTAGGTGATGGCGAGAGTGTAGAAAAAGAACAAAATTTAGGCATCACTGCCAGTGACTTGTACAAAACACCAGGAGGCTTTACAAAAGATCTTTGGAAAGTAAGAACTGCTAACACCAAGCAGACTGATTTGGACCATGTTGGTTATCCACGCTTAGATGATGTTGATTACACAGTTGTAGAAAACTTTACCGACTTAGAACCACAAATACAAGATCTTGGCAGAGGTGATAAAGTTTGGATCGCTCGCGATGCTGCAACAGCTGGTCAATGGAATGTTTATCGCATTGATGAAACAGAAACAAGTGTTAGTGAGATCAGCTCAACCAATACAGGATTGTTAAACGTTACACTCGATGGTAATCATGACCTAGCAAAAGACGATTGGATCATTCTAAAAACTGATGAATTTTACGGTGGTATCTATCAAGTACAACGTATTCTCAGCAACCGCAGTTTCCAAATTCTAAGTGAGTTTGAACTTCCAGAACCTATAGAAGAAATCAATAGTGTTCCTGTTTACAAATTTGTAAGCAATAGATTTACAAACTTAAAAGACTTGAGCAGTTACACACCATTGTATGGTTTCTTCCAAAACGAACTTGTTTGGGTAGACAGTGACGAAAACAATCGTTGGGCAGCCTACCAAAAGAAATTGCCATGGACACAAAATGATGTCATAACCAGTACAAGCATTGCTGCAGCAGGACACATGGGCGAAAGTGTTAGCATTGCCAAAGACAGCAACATTGCACTGGTTGGTGCTCCTGATAGTGCAGAAGGCAGAGTCATACACTACAAAGTTGACAGCACCACAAATAGATTAACACAAGCAAGTGTTAAAAAAGTTGTTACAAAAACTGTTGTAGATGAATATGGATATAGTGTAGCCAGCGGAGATGTTTGGCACGCAGTTGGTGCTCCAGCAACCAACACCGGAACTGGTGCAGTATTTCTCTACACTAGAGATAGTAACAACGATCTAACACTATCACAAATACTTGGATATAATGCAAGTGCTGGAAGATTTGGACACAGTATTGCAATCAGCAACAACGAGCAATACATGGTAATTGGATCGCCTGGGCGATCCAGCAGCACTGGTAGAGTTCATGTATTTGGATATAGAAATGTTGATCCAGCTGATGAAGAAACTGTTACAATCACTGGAACAGGCACAGACACATATGCACTAGGATTTAGTCCACTTTCGCAGCACAGCCTACTGGTAGTTGACGACCAAGGCACCTACTATATTCCAAATATAGACTTTACTACTAGTGGAAGTAACATTGTATTCACAACCAATTTAAATGCTCCGCGTGTGGTTAGTGCAACACAAAAAAGTCACTGGGCACAAGCTGATTTCATTACCAGTAGCAACAGCACTACCGGAGACCAATTTGGTTACAGTGTAGACATTGATGCTACAGGACGCACCATTGTGGTAGGTGCACCATATGCAGACCTTGCAGACAGCACTAGCACAGTGTTCACAGATGCAGGAGAAGTTTATGTATACAACAACACAGTTGAGGCATTTACAGCAGACGGAACCAGTAAGACATACAACACCACCAACACCATTGATGCTGATGGCGTAACAGTAACAGTTGATGGCACTGAGTATGTGAATGTAACTGCTGGCAAACTAGCAGGCGAGACAGAAGCAAGTGCAATCAATCATTACAGTGTAAGTGGTAACAGTATCACTTTCAGTTACGCACCTGCTAAAGATGAAATTATTCGTGTGTGGACAGGAACCTACAAAGAGACTCAACGCATTGATCAAAACATCACAGGCGAGTCACTAACTGAAGATGAAAACTTTGGTTATAGTGTTGCAATTAATACCTATGGAAGTGCTATTGCAATTGGTTGTCCAGGAGAAGATGAAACCAATCCAAACACAGGCAGCGTGTTTGTGTTTACAGACACAGGTTTACGTTTTGGCACAGTAAACACAGAAACAACACTGCACAGTCTAGATTACTTTGAGAATGAATCATTGTTTATCAATGACTTTGAGGTTACTGCAAGTGCAGACGACACAGACATACAACAGTTTATTGCAGACATAACAACTGCAAACATTGCAGGTGTAAGTGCAGCAAACAGAGAAACAGCAACACATCAAGCAACAATCTCAACAACCACAACAACACCAAACGAACGTTTGAGAATACGACCCGGCAAAGGTGCACTGTTTGATAAAGTTGCAGTAACACCATTTGTGTTAACACAAAAAATTAATCATCCTAGTTTGTTTGAAAACGAAAACTTTGGTAAGAAGGTTGCATTTGACAAACACATCAATGCCAACGGTGTTAGCACACAGAACCTAGTGGTAAGCAGTGATCGTAGCAGCACACTATTGCCTGTAGGATTTGATAAAATCACAGACACATCAGATCCTGATTACAACACATATGCTACCACATTTGACGATGACGGCACACTGTTCATAGACAGAGAAACACAAAGTGGTGCAGCATATGTTTACGAATTTACCAGTGCTCCATACGAAAGCATTACAAATTATCCACAGCATCTATTCCAGCAACAGTTAACATCAAGCACAATAGACAAACTAGACGAATTTGGAAGTGCCATTGCAATCAACAACAAGCGTGTATTAGTTGGCAGTAGACGAGATGATGAACTAGCAGTTGATGCAGGCAGTGTGTATGAATTCAACACTGACACTGGCATTGGATGGGTAAAGAAACGCACACAAGCTGACAAAGTTGACATCAGTTTGTTTAACCGTGTGGTAACATACAACACAGAAGAACAAGAAATTATTACATTCTGTGATTACATTGATCCATACAAACTTAAAGTTGCAGGCATAGCACAACAAGAAATAGATTACTTTACAGACTTTGATCCTGCAAAATACAACACATGGAATGACGAACACATAGGTCGTGTGTGGTGGGATCTAAGCACTGCAATGTTTATTGAATATGAACAAGGTGAACTTGATTATCGCACACAGTATTGGGGCAGAATGTTCCCGGGCACATCACCAGATGTTTACGAATGGGTTGAAAGTGATGTCCCTCCTGCACAATACACAGGCGAAGGCACACCACGTAGCACAACCGCTTACAGTGTTGCTGAACAGGTTGACAGTGCAACTAATACGTCTCAAACATTTTATTACTTCTGGGTCATTGGAAAGGAAAGTATTCCTAATTTAGAATTTAGATCAACAAGCACACAAGCAGTTGCAAGAGCAATTGAAAATCCAATAGGTAACAATATCAAGCATGTTCAATTTATTGCACCTGATGCATTTAATCTTGTTAATATAACTCCAGACCTAGACAGCAACAAGGTTGCAGTTAGCATCAACTATGACAGAATTGCAAATGACGGCATACTACACAGTGAGTTTGATTTGGTCAGCAAAGGCGATCCTTTGCAAGAAATACCGAGCAGAATATGGAATAAAATTGTAGACAGTTGTGCTGGCAAGGACGCAGTAGGCAATGCAGTTCCAACAGCAGGGTTAAGTGCTGCTGAACGTTATGGTATTAGCATACGCCCAAGACAAACACTGTATCGAAATAGATTCAAAGCAATACAAGTATTTGTTGATTATTGTAATCAGCAATTTAGAAATTTTCCTGTAATTAGGCAAGCAAATATTAACAACTTCCTAGCTAAAGATGAAGTGCAGCCAACAAGTGCAAGCGGACTTTGGGACAAAAAAGTAAACAGTATTGAAGAAAGAGATTACTTAAACACAGCACTATTTGCAACAGGGTACAATGTGTTAGTAACCAGTGACAGTACACAAAACGGTAGATGGAGTATCTACCAACTACAAAGTGATGACACTTGGACACGCACACGAACTCAAAGTTATGACACAACTGAACAGTGGAGTTATAAAACTTGGTATGCACCAGGCTTTAATGAATTTACAGTGCCACTTTACCAAGTTGATCTAGAAGCTGATCTAGAAACACTAACAGATGCCACTGTTGGCGAACTGGCCAAAGTATTGAGCAATGACGATGGTAATGAAAGCAGTTTTGAACTGCAAAGTGATGGCACATGGCGTGAAGTAATAATCAGCAACGGCACAGTTGAATTTAAAACTACACTGTATACAGATTACAACAGCGCAAGCACAGATTTTCCTGCAGATGAAATGCGCAACTTGCTAAGTGCGGTAAAAAATGATATATTCATTAACGACAAAGCACTAATGATGAACGAACTGTTCTTTAGAATGGTAGAGTACAATCTAGACGAATACGGCATTGTACATCCAGACTGGGTGTTAAAAACTTCATTTATTCGTGTGTCACACAAGTTGCGAGATTTAGTACAGTATCCAACTTTCCGCAACGATAACAGTGAATTTGTTGAAACATTCATTAACGAAGTGAAACCATACAAAACAAAAATACGAGATTATACAACACGTTTTGCTGGCGATGACAACTTTGCAGGTGACGTAACAGACTTTGATACACATGCATTTTATGACCAAGATCTAACACTGTTTAGAAAACCCAGCGGTGACTATGCTGGTGACGAAATCCTTAGAACACAAGGACTAAACACACCATGGGGCGAAAATTACACCTATCGTGTTGATGAAATTGAAATTTACACTGCTGGCACTGGATATATTGTAGAACCAACAATTACTATCAGTGCACCGGATGTAGAAGGTGGAGTACAAGCCACTGCAGTCGCAATCACAAATGGTAGTGCAATCATTGCTGTGAACATGACCAACAAAGGCAGTGGATATACCACAATACCAACATTGACAATAAGTGGAGAAGCAGGAACTGGTCTAAAACTTATTCCAAGACTTAAGAATGATGCAATAAGAGAATTTGATCTAACATTGAAATTTGATCGTATCACATTCAGTGCTACAGTTAAAGATTGGACTGCTAACACTTCATATGATTACTTGGATTTGATTGCATATAAAAATACCAACACAGGCATACAAGAAGTATACCAAGTTGACGTCACTGGTGGGTTCACAAGTGGTGCAACATTCAGTGCAGAAACTGCAAATGGTACCACTGCTCTTGTGATTTATGCAGACGAAAGTATTGCTAACAACGCAGACAGAATTGCAGCATACTATACACCAACAACAGGAATGATTGGCGATGATTTAAATCTGCTGCAGATAGGTACAGACTACACAGGCACAAGAGTAGCAGGACTAGGATTTGATCAATCACCTGGATTTGACAGTGCAAGTTTTGATCGCAGTGGTTTTGATTCCTTTGAAATTGACACAGATGGTCTTGAGGTACTAGCAGGTACCTTGATTGATTCAAACATTCGCAGCACATTTACTGACAGTTTACTTGGTACACGACCAGAAGATGTTGATATCAACGGTGGTAAGTTTGTTGATGTATACAACAGTCATGCACCAGAAGAATTTGTTCCGGGTAGAGTGTTTGATACACTAGACATTGAAGTTTACACAGATCCAAGTGATGACTTTGAGTACGATGGCAATGGATTTAACATTGTAACAAGAGCATATGTCAGCGATGGTACCACAAGCACATTTAGTTTTGCAAGCACCAGTTTAGCACAAGACGTTGATAATGTTTACGTTTGGGTTGGTTCACAACGCCAGTATGATGCAACAGTAAATCATACAGCAAGAACTGTTACACTGAGCACGACACCAAGTGTGGGCGTAGGAATTAACATTTATGGTTATGGATTCACTGGAGAAAAAATAACACACGAGCAAACCTTCACTGGTGATGGTGTAATAAACTATATGGTTCTAGGTGTTAGCCTAGATCAAGTTGCGCAGGAACTTGTGCTTAAAAATGGTGTCAAGCAGGTTAAGAATACAGATTATGTCATATCAGAAGCAGACAACAGAACCATTATTACCTTTACTTCAACACCTGCAGTAAACGATCACATACATGCAATTGCAAGTTCTCAAGATACCAGTAGATATGCATTTACAGAAACATACACACAGGCTATTACACTAACAAGTGGTGTGCAAACATACGACTTGGATAAAACAATTCAGTATGTTTGGCCATACGAAGGTGCAGTGGTTGCAGAAATGGATAATGCTAGACTGCGTCCTACAAATGCAAAGCACTACACTGGAGACGGAAGCACAGTAACCTATAGCATTCCAACCACTGCCGGCGAAGGAGCAGTTGCAGATGGTGACATACGTGTAAGTGTTATATCACCTGATGATAGAAGCACATTGTTCCCAACAGTGAATAAAACTGTAAACATTGACTACACACTGGATCCTAGTGATGGATCAAGTGCAAGAACAATCACTTTCTACGATCCACCAAGCACAGGCGATACAATTATTGTTAGTGTGCGCACAGGTGCAGAATATTTGGTTGATGGAACAACTATCACACTAACAAGTGCAGCACCTAGTTACACAACAGGTGACATATTATATTTGACCAGTTTCTCAAATCACAATCCAATTAGACCACAAACACAAGTGTTCATAGGACTTGGCAGTGATACAGTGGTTGATGATGAATTTTTTGATGAAAGTGGATTTGATAGCACAGGTTTTGATGAAACATTGATCACAGGTGTTAGCCTCAGCAAGTATTCACTGGATCGTGCAGTAACCAAAAATGACTATCTTTGGGTAACACTAGATGGGGTTAAATTGCATCCAGGTGAATATGACATTGATGACAATGGCAGATTAGATTTGACAAGTCAAACAGTTACAAGTGCCAGTGAAATTATTGTTACATCATTTACTGAAAATATTATAACACCTACAGTAGGATTTAGAATCTTTAAAGACATGTTGGGTGGCTACAATTACTATAGAATCTGCGACGACGAAAGCACTGTATTAGCACAAGATGTAAGTCCTACTGATACTAAAATTTATGTTCAAGATGCAAGCAGACTCAGTAACGTAACACGTGACAGCAGAAATCCAGGTGTGGTGTTTATTGGTAACGAACGTGTGACATATTGGGAAAGAAATACTGAAGAAAATTATATCACAGGCTTACGACGTTCAACACGTGGTACACGCTACGCACCTATTCACAGAGCGGGTGTTGCTGTTATTGATGCCAGTGAAGACAGCAGAATGCCTGCAACGGATACACATACCAAAACCTGGTATGATGCAGGCACAGGCACACCAGCAAATGGATTGGGCATACAAGCAAGCACAACAGTAAATGCAAAATACTTAAAAGCATGCACAGCAATACTACAAAATTACACCAAAGAACTAGATAGTCCCAATTATATAGATGATGGTTATGTTGTAGATGGATATGTAGAAGTACAGCTGATTTAAGGTAATAAATATGTTAGAGGTAGAATATAATGGCAATCATTCTTAGAGCAAGTAAAAGTGTTCCACTTACGTTTACTGAAATGGACGGAAACTTTAGTGACCTTAATTCTCGTACCACAACACTTGAAGGTGCACATATCAAGAATGTAAATGGTGTTACTGCCAACAGTAGCAATGCTATAACAATAGATACAGATGATGTTGGCGAAGGTTCTACCAATCAGTATTTTACAAATGCAAGAGCAAGAAGTGCTATCAGCATCACTGATGCAGGAGGCGACGGAAGTCTTAGTTACAACAGCAGCACTGGTGTAATAACATACACAGGTCCTAGTGCAGCAGAAGTAAGAGCACACATCAGTGCAACTAGTGCGTCTGGTGTTACTTACACAGCCGGCACAGGTGTAATTGCACTTGCTAGTATACCAAACAGTAGTATCACAAACAGCACAATTACAGTTGCAGGTGACAGTGGCAGCACTGCTATAGACTTAGGCGATACATTAACAGTAACAGGTGGTAGTGGACTTGAAACCAGTCAAAGCGGCGATACTTTAACAATAGATGTAAGTGCAAATGGTATCAATGATACACACATTGATTTTGGTACAGGCGCTAACCAAGTAAGCACTGCTGATCTTCCAGAACAAACTAATTTGTATTACACAGATGTTAGAGCAGATGCAAGAATTGCTGCAGCTAATCTAACAGATCTTAATGATGTAACCTACAGTTCACCAACCACAAACTATGTGTTGACATGGACTGGTAGTCAATGGGAAGCACTAGCAGCACCTGGTGCAGCAGGCGGTGAAGTAAACGTAGGTATCAACGTAGGCGGCTACAATGAATTGTTCAAAGAAAAAGCAGGCGTTGAATTGCGTTTCCGCACAATAGATCATGGTGATAATTTAAGCATCACACAAGGCACAGACACACTTACAATCAACACAGTTGCAGCGCCAGAGTTTGGCAACATCAAAATTGGCGGCAACACCATTGAAAATATTAGCACAAACAGCAACATTGCATTGGTGCCAAATGGCACAGGTGTTGTAACCACAGACGGTGATCTTCTACCAGCAAGTGATAGCGCATATGACCTAGGTGCAGTTGGCACTGAATGGGCAAATGCATACATTGATGATGTAACAGCAACAAACTTAACAGGTACGATACAAACAGGTGCACAGCCAAACATTGTTAGCATTGGTGCACAAACTGCTAACATCAACATGAACAACAACAAGCTCATCAATGTTACAGATCCTACCAGCGCACAAGATGCAGCAACCAAAGCATATGTTGATTCACAACTGCAAACACAAGACACACTTCAAGAAATTACAGATAATGGTGCAACCACAACAAACACCATCACTGCAAATGGCTTTACCACAGATGGATTGACTGTTACAGACAACAACATTCAAACCACAAGAAGCAACGACAACATTGTGATGTTGCCAAATGGCACTGGTGTTGTTGAAATGCGCAGTGCTGTGGCAATGAGCACAAACAAAATTACAGGTGTAGGTGATCCAACCAGTGCGCAGGATGCAGCAACCAAAGCATACGTTGACGGTGCATTGTCAAGTGGAACAACAATCTTCACACTGCAAGCAGACAGTGGATCAAATGACACAGTGCTAACAGGTGACACTATTGACTTTGAAGGCACAGCAAATGAAATTGAAACAGTTGTAACCAGTAATAAAGTTACTTTTGGATTACCAAATGATGTAACAATTACTAATAACTTAACCATTGGCGGCAACTTTACTGTAAATGGTACAACCACAACAGTAGACACAACAAACTTAAACGTTACAGACAGTTTGATTAGACTTGCAGTGGGCAATGAATCAAGTGATACACTTGACATTGGTTTTGTTGGACACTATTATGATGGTGCAAACACATCACACGCTGGTTTGTTCCGTGATGCCAGTGACGGCAAATTCAAAATGTTCAGTGCATATGATGCTGAACCAACTGCTAACACAATTAATATTGCAGATCCGCTGTTCAGACTTGCAACACTACAGTTAGAAGCACTTGAAATAGGTGCAACAGATGATCCAAGTTTACACATTCGTGGTTCAAGCATCAGCACAGTAAACACAAACCAAAATCTTACCCTAGACACAGCAGGCAGTGGTGTTATTGAACTTAATAGTATTACAAATGTTACAGGTGATGTAACCCTCAAAGCACAAAGTGACCTACGCTTTGCTGATAGTGATAGTAGTAATCATGTTGGTTTCCAAGCACCTGCTACAATAGCAAGTAATTTAATTTGGACGCTGCCAGATGATGATGCCAGTGTAAGCGGTTATGCACTAGTTAGTAATGGATCAGGTGTATTGAGTTGGGCAGCGGCTGGCGCAGATGTTTCTGCAGATGCTAGTACAAACACAGATTTCAATGTATACTTTGCAAGCACTACCAGTGGCGTACTTACTGCAGTAAAATATGATACAGCATTGCACTACAACCCAAGTACAGAAACACTTACAGCAACAAACTTTGATGGTGTTGCTACCAGCGCACAATATGCTGACTTGGCTGAGATTTACACTCCAGATGTGGATTATTCACCAGGCACAGTTGTAACCATAGGCGGTACACAAGAAATAACTGCAGCAAATCACAACACACAATATCTAGCAGGTGTGATATCAACTGCTCCGGCTTATTTGATGAACAGTAACGCAGATGGACAAGCAGTTGCACTGGTTGGTCGTGTTCCGGTGCTGGTTGTAGGTGCGGTAAATAAAGGACAGGCTGTTTTTGCAGCAGACGGTGGTGTAGCAAGTACAAATGGACAAGGACCTATTGTGGGTATTGCGCTAGAATCAAGCAGCAACACCGAGGAAAAACTTATTGAATGTTTGTTGAAAGTATAGTATAATGTCTGAACAGGGTAAAAATATGCAACCAGAAAACAAAAAACCACAAACACCACTAAAAGAAAACAGCGGCGTTATGATGGAAGGACACATCAGAATCTTTGATCCTGAAACTGGTGAAGACATTGTAAACAAACGCAATGCCATACACTATGAAAATATGAGTGAAGCACTTGCTCTTAGTGTATCAAACAAAACCACAGGTTTTATTCATGAAATGGCGTTTGGAAATGGCGGTACCAGTGTTGATCCAACAGGCGTTATAACATATTTGCCAGCAAACAGTAGTGGTGCAAATGCAAGTTTGTACAACCAAACATATTACAAAGTAGTTGACGACAACAGTAGTCTTAACACAGACCCGGGTCGTAACAAATTGACAGTTAATCATGTAGCAGGCAACATTTACACAGATATTGTTGTAAGTTGTTTGCTTGATTACGGCGAGCCTAGCGGACAGCAGGCTTTTGATAACACCAGTAATTTCAATGAAACTTATACATTTGACGAGTTGGGATTGAAGAGTTGGGTAGGGACAGTGAACACAGGAAAACTGCTTACACATGTTGTTTTCCATCCAGTCCAAAAAAGTTTGAACAGACTTATACAAATTGATTATACAATCAGAATTCAAACACTAACGAATTTAAGTGCAGTATAATGTATAGTTATATTTGTGGCATAAATAACATAATAATGTGGAGTTAAAGAAACATGGCATATACAGTAAATAAAACCAACGGTGCTGTATTAGCAACAGTAGCAGATGGTACAATTGATACCTCAACTGACCTAGTACTTATAGGTAAAAACTATGCAGGTTATGGTGAGTTCCTAAACGAAAATACTGTTAAACTATTAGAAAATTTTGCTAATACCAGCGCACCTAGTTCACCACTAGCAGGTCAATTGTGGTGGGATACAACAAACAGTCTACTTAAAGTTTACAATGGTAGCAGTTTCAAAACAATTAGTGCAAGCACAGCAAGTGCTAGTGAACCAACCAGTAACGTTACAGGTAACCTTTGGTGGGATACCACAAACGGACAGTTGAAAGTTTACAATGGTAGTAGCTTTGTTACAATTGGTCCAACTTTCACTGCAGCACAAGGCACATCAGGTGCTATTGTTGAGACTGTTACGGACAGCGGTGCAACAGATCATGTTGTTGTTAAGTTATATGCAGGCGGCACAGTAGTTGGCACAGTCAGTAAAGATGCTCAATTTACTCCACAAGCAGCTTTATCAGGCTTTGCAACAATCAGCCCAGGTATCCAAGTTAGCACAACAGTAAGTGGTGCCAAATTCCAAGGTACAGCAACAGATGCAGATGCACTTGGCGGCGTTGCAGCAGCAAACTATTTGCGCAGTAATGCAAACGACACCACAAGCGGTACATTAGGTGTATTAAATGACACAGGTCTAAGCATTGGTGTTGATCAAGACTTAACAGTAAGTGTAAGCGGAAGCAATGTACAAGTTAAAAACGTAACCACAGACGGCGACATCATCTTTAATGTAAATGATGGTGGTAGCGACACAACTGCAATGACAATTGATGGTGCAACATCAAGAGTCACAGTGGCAGGCGATCCAACAGCAAACCTTGGTGTTGCAACAAAACAATATGTTGACAACTCAATCAGTGCTGGTGGCGCAACAAGTCCACTACTTGCAGATGGTAGTGTACAAATCCAAGGTGTGCTACGTCCAGATGGTAGTGGTACACGCGACCTAGGCACCAGTGGTGCTCCTTTTGCAACCATTTACGGTGAATCAACTTCAGCACAATATGCTGACGTAGCGGAAATGTTTGCACCTGATGTACAGTATGCGCCCGGTACAATTGTAGCACTTGGTGGTGCTGCAGAAATTACAGCAGCCAATGATGAACTTGCCGAAGATGTATTTGGTGTTATCAGTACAAAACCAGCATACTTAATGAACAATGCACTAGCAAACGGACAACCAGTTGCTGTTGCAGGTCGTGTGCCGGTTCGTGTTGTTGGACAGATAAATAAAGGTGATAGACTAGTAAGTGCAGGTAACGGCCTTGCAAGAGCAGCAGCCGTTAGTGAAGCAAATTCATTTAATGTTATTGGCCGCGCACTTGAATCAAAGACAACTGTAGAAGAAGGCACAGTGGAAGCCTTTGTCACTATTAATTAATCGGAGAATAACAAATGGCATATACATCTGGTGATACCATACTAGACGATCACTACAATGATTTTGCAACAAGCGTTAATGCAATATGGGGCACAGGATCAAGTGTTCGTGGTTATGGGCAAAGCAGTACAGTAAGTAGTGTCAGTGCTGGTACTACAATTACTGCTACACAATGGTCCACGCTATTAGATAGAATAAGAAGCATCAGTGATCACCAAGGCAATGATGCCAGTATAACAATTGACACAGTGACAAATCCTAGTGCAGGTAACACAATTAGTGCTTTTACAACACTTAGTACAGATATTGGAACAATTGATACCAGTGCTGCAGCCGCAGCAAATGCCGCAGGTTTTGGAACTGCAATCACTGATACAGCAGCTCTTTCTACTTCACTTACAGGAACCATTACACAAACTGACACACTTACATTTGCAAGTGCAGATGCAATGCGTTATGGTTTTAATGCAGGTGGTAAAATTGAAGTTAGTTGGAATTTAAGTGGTGGTACTGCAGATGACAAGTACAACAACTGGGTTGCACTAGCAACTGCATGTGGTACATATCAAATTTTTGCAAACACCAGTGGTAAGTCAGGTGGTAGTGGATCTCCAAACGTCAACCTTACCGATGAAGGTTTCTATGACATGAGTACTAGTGCAGTAGCATCCTTTAGACAGTATGAAGATACAGCACCTTACACAGCCAGTTATATCCAACTTAATACTCAACTAAATGCTGCACCTGGCAGTGCTACAGTGATGACACTGACCAGTTATTGGGTTGATGGCGCAGCAGATCAAACCAGTTACAACAAAAACATCTACAACGTGCTTGATCAGGTTGATGGTACAAAAACAACAACATTCAGTTGGTACCCACCAGCAACCACTTATCTTACAGCAACGTGGGGAACACCTACTTGGTCAACCACAGTTAACTCACACGCATAAGAGTCAAGCACATAAAATAAATTGACAGGGCCGCAAGGCCCTGTTATAATGAGTACATGGAAAATTTAGAACAATTTGCAAAGCAACGTCTTGACTGGAATCGTCAACGACTAACACTGCACGAATCACAACAGGCAAGATTGACAGTACCACACAATGGTGGACTGTTCACTGTAGACATGACACTGTTGGTGTATTTGCGTACATCAACTGTTGACACTTGCATACTAGTAGACAGTTATGGAAATCCTGTGCAAGTGGATGTGCAACAACTGCTAGAACTGTGCGAACAGCGTTGGCAGGAAGTTCTCAATGATTGGCACAATCAATATCAAGAACTCAAACGCATAAGAAAGGTAGAACAATTATGAGTGATGGACCATTTACATCAGAATTTGATATAGATCTAGAAGGTGTGGTAAGACGTGAATTAACTACATATCGTTATGTAGACGGTATGATGCGTATGGAAACTGTTACAAGAGTATACACTGGTAATGACTATAACGACAGTAGTGCAAGTATTCCACTACCGGAGATCAAATAATGGAACCAGTAGATCCTAGCAAAAAACATTTTTATATCAGTATGGTAAAAAGTGCTATACGCATTTGTGCTGGCGGAGTCTTGTGCTTTATGGGCAATGATTTCTTAATTGTTACTGGTGCGCTCATAATTGCAGCAGAAGTATTAGGCATAGCGGAGGAACTGTGAGCAAAGGATGTCTACTGTTAGCAACCAAACATGAGTCAATTGATTATATTGGCATGGCCAAACTTGCGGCTGCACTGGTAGAAAAACATCTCAACATACACACTCACATACACATTGGCGAACAAGTAGAAGGCAATGTGCGATCGTTTCGTTGGGAAGATGGTACTGTAGAAAACGTGCAATGGTATAACAGTGATAGGCCATGTGCATTTGATATTTCTCCTTTTGAGGAAACACTGCTTGTAGATGTTGATTATCTCACATTTAATAACAGTCTAGCAGGTGTGTTTGGTAGTGACAATGAGTTCTTGTGTTATGACCGTGCTTGGGATGTCACGCAAACAGGCACACTCAACAACGAAACCTTTATGACACGCAATGGTCTGCCCATGTTGTGGGCAACTGTGATATACTTTCGTAAAACAGAACTAGCACACAACATATTTGAAACTATGAAGATGATACAAAATTCATGGGGATACTATAGTAAACTTTATGGATTTATGGGAGGAAAATATCGCAATGATTTTGCTCTTACAATAGCACACCAATTAATGAATGGATATACCAACAACACATGCACATTTGATCATGCTCTTGCAACACTGGGTACAGAAGATACAGTGTATGGTGTGCGTGACAATCAACTGTTGATACGCTATAGACATGGTGTAGAACAAAATGCACTACGCCTACAAGATACAAATCTACACTGCATGAACAAACGTTGTTTGCAGGATGAACAAATACTAGAAGGACTGTGGAAACTTGCAGCCTAAAAACGGACAGGGCTTTTTAACCTTTGCACACAACACACCAGATGTTGATTATGTCAACATGGCATATCTGTTGGCATTGAGCATAAAGCGCAGTTGCAGTATCAACAACTTCAGTGTTGTAGTTACAAAAGGCACAATGTTAACAGATGCACAACGTGATGTATTTGATCATGTGATAGAAATACCTACCACACCTCTATTCTACAGCGAGTGCCTTGCTTGGAACTTGACACCCTACAAGGAAACATTTAAACTAGAATGTGACATGTTGGTTCCGCGCAGCATTGACCATTGGTGGAGTGCATGTAGACTCAGTGATGTAGTGTTAACCACATGTGTTAGAAACTACAAAGGAGAGATTAGTGACAACAGGTTTTACAGGCGTTATTTTGATGCCAACAATTTGGTTGATGCTTATAATGGGTGTGTGTATTTTCGTTTCTCACAAGATAGCAAAACGTTTTTTGATACAGCACAATCTGTTTATCAAAACTGGGATCTATATCGCGACAGGGTGCTGGTTGGTAGTAACTATCCTAGTGCTGACACAGATGTTTGTTTTGGTGTTACCGCAGCACTTTTGGATATATTTTCCTGTACTCTGCCATTAGACTTTCCAACTTTTACACACATGAAAGGTGCGATAAACGGCTGGAAATCACACATGGACTGGCGTGATGCAGTGCAATGGCACATTGATGATGAACACAATTTGTTTGTTGGCGGAGTTGCACAACAGTATCCTTTCCACTACTACCAAAAAGACTTTTGTACACCTGAATTGATTGCACACTATGAGTTTTAACAACAAATACGGACTAGAATTTAGAATAACCTACAACGATGCAGGAGAACTAACCAGCGACAAAATTACTGCACGACCAGAAGAGGTTTGGGAACAGTCATATATAGTTGTAGAAGAACATTTTAGCAAACGACCTGGTCACAGAGTTGTAGATGGTTCTCTCGTAGAAATTGATACCAGCATACACATATATCACAAACCTGCACGTGGTATATTGATCAACAACAATCCATATTTTTGCAAAGAGGAAATCAATGACGCAAGTTGATGTAGCAGATCTAGACTGTATATTTCTCACCTATTATGAACCCAAGCGAGAAGAGTTTTGGGCACAGATCAGCAACATGGTGCCGTGGGCAAAACGTGTTGATGGTGTTAAAGGATCAGATGCAGCACACAAAGCAGCAGCAGATGCCAGCGACACAGAACGTTTTGTGTTAATTGATGGAGACAATTTGCCTGAAGAACGTTTCTTCAATTTGGTTCTTGACATACCAGAAAACATGGCAGACTGTGTGTTCCGTTGGAAAGGACGCAATGACATCAACGGATTGATGTATGGCAATGGTGGACTAAGTTGTTGGACTAGAGAGTTTGTCAACAACATGCGCACACACGAAAACACAGATGGCACAGATGCTACACTGGTAGAGTTTTGTTTTGATAACAAATATCTTCCAATGAACAATTGCTACAGCACCAGTTACCCCAACGGTGATGAGTATCATGCATGGCGTGCAGGATTTAGAGAAGGTGTTAAACTGTGTTTGGACAGAGGTGCAAAACCTCCAGTGGACAACTTTCCGTGGAACCTGCACCATGTCAACAGAGATCACTTGAGCATTTGGCATAACATTGGACGTGATGCGGACTATGGCGAACATGCTATCCAAGGTGCACGTTATGGCACATACAAACTTATGTGTACAGAGTGGGATTGGACTGAAACACAAGACTTTGATAAACTAAAAAACATCTACGATGAATGGCAGCAAGACAACTGGGATCAAACCATACTAGCAGCACGTCTTGGATTGGAGATACACGAATACACTGCAGAACAAAGTGCATTCTTTAAACATCACATGCAACGCACCTATCACGAACATGATGCAATGACCACAGAAATTGAGCTGATACGAAAGGCAGAAGGTTGGTAATTGATTTAACAAAGTACTGTGGTAGTGTTAGACATTGGAATACACACCTACTAGCATTAGAAATTGCACAAAATAAAAATAGATCAATTGAATTTGATCTAGCACACGAGCATTGGGATGTTGATGTTAATGGAATACACAGTGTAATACAGGACTGTTTTGTTAATTTGAATATCAAACAACCTATAGTATATGCACATGACCGCAGACGTTCAATCTCTAATTATTACAAATACATGCTAGATTGGAAGTATAATCCTTGTACCAAAATTGGATATGGTCAATTTTTTGGCAGACCCACATATGAAAGATTGTATTGTCATCACAAACATCTCAATTGGCGCCATCGTGCGTTAGGTGTTGCAACTTTTCATTTCTGCCCAGATGGTTTAAATGCACACAACTGTGATTTTGTAGAATTTCTTTGGGAACAACCCGAAAAATGGGCTAGTCTTAAAAGTTCTGGCTTGCCTTATGCAGATATAGAATGTAAATACGATGAACACGGTGCCCTTGCTAACCACGGTGTTGATCATACCGATTATGATAATTTGAAACAAGCATATAAAAAAATATGTGCAGAAGTTGTGTGTGAAACTAACACCCAGGGTAAAACTTATTTTATAACCGAAAAAACACTGAGACCAATGCTAAATGGTTGTATACCTTTGATAATATCAAATGCAGGATATGAGAGCTATCTAAAAAGTTTAGGTTTTGACCTGTTTGATGATGTGTTAGACAAAAGTTATGATAAGAATACAGGTGCAATAAGGATTGAAAAAGTTTATCATGTTCTCGAAGATATACTTGTAAACAAAGACAAGTTGTGGTTGAAACAGTTATCCAACAGATTACAAAACAATATAGAACGAGCAACAAGTTACATACAGGAAAATATTGTATGAAGTGTGGAGCATTTGATAGCGGATTGTCAATACATCCAGATGGAAAAGTAAGTCCTTGTTGTGTGTTTGATCACAATTATTTTCAAGACTTGCATGAGTTGGATTGGAATGATCCATGGTTAGATTTACGTGACGGCAGAGGTTGCGCCGCTTGCAAATTTAAAGGTAAAACATATCGAGACAGTTTCGATGATTTCTTAAATGACAGTTATAAAGTTAGACATCTTGACATTAGAAATAACAACTTGTGTAATTTAGAATGCAGTATATGCAACAGCTATTACAGTAGTAAATGGGCTGAAAGATTAGGCGAGCAAAAATTTATAAGCACAGAATTTAATATAGATTTATCAAGTGTAGTGTCTATATATTTTGCAGGCGGTGAGCCATTGTTAAATCCTACACATTGGAAAATACTAGACAGTATACCTCATCCAGAAAGAGTGTCTTTGCAATACAGTACCAATGGTTCTGTTACAAGAAAAATTCAAAAGTATTGGCCAAAATTTAGAGATGTATTAGTGTGCGCAAGTATGGATGCATATGGTCAGCTTGGTGAATATTTAAGGTATGGAACAGACTGGAAAAAATTTGAATCTAATCTAGCCATAATGTCAGAGTATGCAACTGTGAAAATTGTACCTACAGTCAGTGTTTTAAACATTTTTCATCTTGAAAGTTTGGTTAATTGGAGTAAGTATGAAATAGAATGGAACTGTTTAACAGGTCCAGATTATTTGTGTGTAAGTGTGCTTCCAACAGAATTAAAAAAACAAATACCGTATGTACCAGATGGTGTTGATCAACTACAACAACTTTTAGAAATAGATAGTAGTTATTTATTTCCGCATACAATGAGCTTTGTGCTATTACAGGACAAGATAAAAGGTACAGATGTTTGGAGTTATCTGCCTTTTGAAAAATATGCAATACAGGAGTATATGCAAAAGAAATGAGTGATTATTACAAAGATGCACAGGTTGCACAACAACGGTTAGCAGGCATAAGTGACAGTTTCTGTTTGGCCAAATGGAAACAGGTAAGCCTACATTTGACCACAGGACACACCAACAGTTGTTATCATCCTCCACTGCATCGTATACCCATAGAACCACTTGCTGACAATCCAAGTGCATTGCACAACACTGAACACAAAAAGCAGAGCCGCCGTGAAATGATGGCAGGTGTAAAGTGCAGTGATTGTCAATACTGTTGGAACATTGAAGCACAAGGCAACATGAGTGACCGTCACTATCGCAGTGGTGAGCGTTGGGCTATGGAAAGTTTTGAGGATATTGTAAACAATCCACAGGCAGATGTCAACCCTAGTTATGTTGAAGTTAACTTTAACCATGCATGCAATCTAAAGTGCAGTTATTGCAGTCCACAGTTTAGCAGCACATGGGAACAGGAAACAAAAGAACATGGTGCATGGCCTACCAGCACACCACACAATGATCCAAAGCACTTTACAGGTGAACGGCGTCCTATTCCCAACAGAGAGCACAACCCATACAGAGAAGCATTCTGGCGTTGGTGGCCAGACCTGTATCCAGACCTCAAACACTTTCGCATGACAGGCGGTGAACCCTCAATGGATCCCAACACCTATCGTGTGTTTGACTATGTGCTGGAAAATCCAAAAAGTGATCTACACCTAAACACCACCAGTAACTTTAGTGTGGACCAACGTGTGTGGGAAAAATACAAAGGCTATGTGCAACGGCTGTGCAAAGGAGAACAAATTGAACACTTTATGCAGTTTGTTAGTTTAGACACATGGGGTGCCCAAGCAGAATACATACGACATGGACTAGACTTTGAACTAGCGATAAATAGATGTGAAGAGTTTGTTCGCGATGTCCCCTATCGTAGCAGTCTAACGTTCATTATAACAATGAATAATTTGAGTATACTTTCTCTCAAAAAACTATTAGAATATATTGTACACTTACGCAAAACCTACACAGACACATACCAACGTGTATGGTTTGATACTCCACTGTTGTACACTCCAGACTGGCAAAGCATGCAGATACTGCCTATGGAGTTTCAAATAGTAATGCAAGAATGTATACGCTACATGGAAGACAACTTGCACGACATGCATGGATTCAAGGACTACGAAGTGTTAAAAATGAAGCGTGATTTAGATTGGATGCTACAAGGCACCACAGATGTAGAACGCAAACGTGGAGACTTCTATAGATTCTTTAGTGAACATGATCGCAGACGCGGCACAAACTTTTTAGAGACATTTCCTGAAATGGAACAGTTTTGGAGACAGTGTGAATATTTTAGTAACAGGCAGTGATGGTTTTCTCGGCAAACACACAGTACAATATTTGCGCAGCAAAGGTCACACTGTAACTGCACATAATACAGATGTGTTAGATGGATTACCAGAACACACATATGATGTAGTATTTCATTTTGCTGCTTATGTAGGCGGTCGCAAAGGAATTGAAAATAATACCTGGCTAGTTGCTAAAAATATTGAAATAGACAGAACTGTTTTTGAATGGGCAGAAACACACTGTGGGAAGATAGTATATCCTAGTAGTTGTGCCGCATATCCTTTGTGGACACAAACAAGCACAGATATTACAATGAAAGAAAATTTGCCATTGGATAGTGTGTATGATATTTATGGTCTAAGCAAAGTAACTGCTGAACGTATGTTAAGGTACACTAAAATAACAAGTAACATAGTGCGCATTTTTAGCAGTTATGGGCCAGATCAAACATTAGATTATCCTTTGCCTAGCATCATTGCAAGAGCAAAGCAAGGTGAATGTAGTGTATGGGGTACAGGCACACAGACTAGAGATTGGGTATACATTGATGATGTATTGCGTGTGTTTGAATATTTGCTTACAAATGACGTAGGTGTATTAAATATTGGCACAGGCGTTGCTACTAGTTTTCACGACTTAGCACAAACTATATATCGTTGTATACACGGAATTACTATACCTGTTAGCGTAACCGCATCCGAACCCGAAGGCGCAAGCCATAGATGTGCAGATATTACACTGTTACAGAAACTAGGGTTAGAACCAAATGTTACCTTAGAACAAGGAATATACAGATGCTTAAAACAATAGGATTAACATTTCCTAAATCTAGTCAATGGCATACAGATCAAATTGCACTTATGCAAAGCCTAGGAACACAAATTGAGGACAAGTTTCCAGATGCAAATAATGTTTTGATCAACATGACATGGTTTGGGCCACAGTTTGAAAATAATGAATACGATAAGTTTTTAGAGTATGCCAGTACTACCCAGATAGATAATCTTTTTTTGCTTGCAAGTGAAGATCCTTGTTTTTTTAATCGAGAGGAAACTTTTAATTTTATTGCACTGAGTGAAGCTGTTAACAGTTATTTGTTAGGTCACTTTGATAGCGATTACAACTTTAACTTTCATAATCTTGTACTTCCTAAATATTTTTATCCCTATACTGAAGACCAAATCATAATGAAAGATCCTAAATTTGTTTTTATTTGTTACAACAGAAAGCCTAGGCCTCATAGGACAAAGTTGGTTGATCTATTAGATAGTAGTTATCTAAGTAGCTATGGTGTTATAACACTAGGAGATAACCGTACACTAGGAGAATCTGTTGACGATATTGGTGTAGAAAACCAATGGTGGCCAGAGGAGTATGGTATACCACATGACATACACAGTTTAGGTAGACTAGATGTATGGCAAAATCACTTTTTAACAATAGTCAGTGAAACAGACTATGAAGACATGTTATGGACATTTGTTACCGAAAAAACTTGGAAACCTATAATAGGATTAAGACCTTTTGTAATCAATGGCCAGACTGCAGTTTATAAATGGTTAACTGATAATGGGTTTCGTACATTCAATAAGTATTGGAGCCACATTGATTTAGAAACATGCAATATAGATGAAATTCATCCTAATATTTGCAGTGTTATTGAATTTCTCAAGACTCAAGATCTAAAACAAATGTACATTGACATGTTGCCAGATTTACGTTATAATAAACAACGCTTTTATGAATTCAGTAGCGAGCAAAAACATAAGATGGAGAATTTATTTGGATAAATTTTTAATTTATTATGTAGCAGGAAGTGGCGGGCAATTTCTCACAAGTGTTTTTGCTAACCTAGTAGGAATCAATGTACGTCCTATTTTTAGTTTCAGTGGCAATAGTCATGATTTAGGAAAAGGAGCATGGCAAGGTTATGGTAGAGATATTTGCTTTTGTGGAGATCTCTGGGAATTAAATTACCGACCAGGTGCTACAATTTACTACACACATTCTGGTGACATGAAAAAGTTTAAACAAGAAAATCCAGATTTTAAAATTGTATCGATTGATGTAGACGAGGAAGATTATAGAAAAGTAACAGAGTTGTATGTATGCAAAGCCTGGCCAGACATACTAAGAGATAATGATGGAGAATATGAAAAATGGAAAGGACCAGATTGGCCAGAGTGGGAATACAAAGTAATACAAAAAAGTGAGATGGTAAAAAACGAACTTATAGATGCATTTTTACCCGACACATCTAATTGGATGAAAAACTACAACAAAGATGTTGTGGATGCGAAAATTAACTTTAAATCACTAATAGGAATAAGAGGAAATTTAGCAAAAGAGTGTGGCGAAATAGCTAACCGTCCTGTGAGCCAGACAGTCATAAATCTTATTCAAGAATACCAGGACATCAATAGAAAGTTATACTTTGCAAACTGATCTAATATTCAAACATCAAGTACTTGAGAAATTGAGTCCAAGTTTCTGTGGTGCCAAATGGTACAACGCTACCATATGGCTTGGCAGCGGTATGACCACAAGTTGCCACCATCCGCCTGCACACTTGGTTGACATAGAACAAGTAAAACAAAATCCTAAACTGTTACACAACACTCCAGAGAAAAAAGAACAACGACGTCAAATGCAGTGCGGCGAGCGTCCGGGTGGCTGTGAATACTGCTGGAAACTAGAGGATATGGGTCCTAACTACATCAGCGACAGGGTGTACAAAAGTAAGATATATACTCAAGAGGAATTAAAAGATGCATTCAATACTCCAGCAGATCAAGACGTTAATCTCATTACCCTTGAAATTGCCTTTGATAGAACATGTAATTTTGCTTGCAGTTATTGCAATCCCGCTTTTAGTAGCACATGGGTAAAAGATCTCAAAAACAACGGAAGTTACACAGATCTAGTCAGTGATGGTCGCAACCACTTTACACATACACATGACAGTGCGCAACTGTACAAATTTGGAGAAACCAATCCATATGTAGAAGCATTTTTTAAATGGTGGGACAGTGATCTACACCGCACACTGCGTGAACTACGCATAACAGGCGGCGAGCCCATAATGAGTGCAGAACTGTGGAGACTGTTTGATTGGTTTAAGGACAACGTTGACAAATCACAGACCAAACTTGCTATTAACAGCAACCTAGGAGGCAAGGCAGAATTAATAGATAGATTGGTAGACTGTAGAAAACACTTGCCAAGTTTAGATGTATATACCAGTATGGAAGCTACAGGCTACAGTGCAGAATACATTCGTGATGGATTAGACTTTGAACTATGGTGGAATAATATTCAAAAATTGCATAATGCAGACATTGACACACACTGTATGATGACAATAAATGCATTGTGCTTGCCAACACTGCCCGACATGATACAAAAAATACTAGATAAAAGAAACGAATTTGGCAAAGACTTTGCTACAATGAGTTATAACATACTACGTTTTCCCAGTTTCCAAAGTTGTTTGGTACTACCACAACACATCAAAGATGCATGTGTTGCAAGACTACAACAACTTGATTTGACCAACATGCAAGATTGGGAACATGGACAGTTAGACAGACTTGTAGAATATTTGCAAGTTGTAGAAACACCACACAGTGAAAGTTTTGAAATGCCAAAACTGCACAATGACTTCAAACGTTTTTACACACAATATGATGTGCGACGAAATCACACATTTGCAAAGGCTTTTCCAGAACTAGAAGAATGGTACCAAACACTATGAGTGAACGCAACGACAAAATGAAAGAATACTACAGGAAGTATGACTACAACAGTCGTCGTCCTGTACACATAGATTCAGAAGATCTCACAGAAAAACAACGCTACCAATTGATGGAAAGTGATTACTTTTGTTTGATTCCTTGGACACACATACACGGCTTTCCAACAGGCGAAGCGTATCCTTGTTGCTTGGGCGAAATGGATCACCCAATTGGAAACATGCGGGAAAATAGTTTAGAAGAGATCTGGAACGGTCCAGAATATGTTGAGATGCGTGAACGCATGCTTGCTGATAAACCTTGTAAACAATGCACACGCTGTTACGAGCAAGAAAAGAATGGCTTCTTTAGTATGCGCAACAGTCACAACAAACACTTTGGACATCATATTGACAAAGTAGACCAAGGTATCAATCCAGACTTTGAAATTGTGTATTGGGACATACGTTTTAGCAATCAATGTAATTTAAAGTGTCGTAGTTGTGGACCAATGTTCAGCAGTTTATGGTACGACGATCATGTTAAAATGTATGGACAGAGTCCGGGACACAAACGCATAGAGTATGCAGGGCGCACCAAAACAGACATTTGGGAACAATTAGAACCTCAAATTGACAACATAGAACAGATTTATTTTGCAGGTGGCGAACCACTTATCATGCAAGAGCACTACAACATAATCAAAGAATTGGTGCGCAGAGAACGTTTTGATGTTAGATTGATTTACAACAGCAACTTCCAAAAACTTACCTACAAAGATCTAGATGTGCTAGAGTATTGGAAACTGTTTGAAAATGTATCAATTGGTGCAAGTCTAGATGCAATGGGACCACGTGCTGAACTCATACGCAAAGGCACAAGTTGGGATGAAGTCTTACGCAACAGAGAGCGTATGTTAGAAACCTGTCCTAACGTTGATTTTTATATCTCACCAACCATGAGCATAATGAATGTGTTTCATGTGCATGACTTTCACAAAGATTGGGTCAACAGAGGCTTTTTAAAACACAGTGATCTCAATGTAAACATACTGCAATCACCAGAATGGTACAGAGCAGATTGTTTGCCACAGCACATGAAAGATGATGCTATTGCACAAATACGTGAACACATGGATTGGCTAGAACCGCATGATACAGTGCGTCGTGCAATCAATGGATTTAACAGCACAATCACGTTCCTAGAACAAACTGACAACACACAACATCTACCCAAATTTAATGCTATGCGTAGATTGCTTGATGGTGTGCGTGATGAAGACTTTTACAGTGTGTTACCAGAACTAAAGGAACTTGAAACATATGCATAAGTGTATACTGCCATGGATCAGCATAGAAACAACTCCTACAGGGCGTGTTAGACCTTGTTGTTTGTATACACAAGAGTTGCCTGATATTGATCTAAACACTCACACACTGCAAGATGCATTTGACTCTAAACCTATGCGTGACCTGCGTCGCAGTTTTAGACGTGGCGAAAAACCCGCAGGTTGTGAACGTTGTTGGATGGAAGAAGACGCAGGTAAAAAAAGCAAACGTGAATACATGTTAGAGAAGTTTAAACATGAACCTGTAGACTATACTAATAACAGTGGTACCAGTTTAAAGTTTCTTGATTTAAAATTAGGTAACATTTGCAATCTTAAATGCAGAATATGCGGTACTTGGTCAAGCAGCAAATGGGGCCAAGAAGAAATTGACTACTACGAACCTGAGGGCGGAGGTAACATACAAAAACAATGGATAAAGCAAGGACAATGGCCTCGTAAAAATCGCACTTTTTGGGAACACATGGATGAACTGTTACCAGACATCAAGTTTTTTGAATTTACTGGTGGTGAACCATTTTTAATTAAACAGCATTTTGATCTATTACAACGTGCAGTTGATGCTGGTTATGCCAAAGATATTGACATACACTACAACACAAACACCACAAAGTTTCCTGCTCAGCATGAACTGTGGAAACATTTCAAACATGTACAAATAGCATTCAGTGTAGACAACACAGGCAAACGTTTTGAATACGAACGCTATGGTGCTAAATGGCGCACAGCAAACACCAATATCAAAAAAATAAACAATCTAAGAGACAGTGGATATCCTATTTCAACACAGTTGTGTTGCACATGGAACCTACAAAACATCTACTACATGGAAGAAATATTGACTTGGGCACATACCATGAACTTTGATGATATTCATTTTAATCTCATGCATGACCCTTGGGAATATGCGTTATCAAATACACCCAAGAGTGCAAAAAGTACGTTGATGCTTTATTTACAAAAGTGCCAAGTGAAATATCCGCAACACTCACAAGACATAGATGCACTTAAAAAGATTGTGATTGACAGTGTACAAGAAGATGCAGACGGCTTGCACAAGAAAATTCGTCGCACAGATCTATATAGAAATCAAAATTTTGCACAAACGCACAGCAAAATGGCCAAGGCAATTGGGTATGAACGCTAAGCCCACAATACTAGTAAGTGAAAACAAAACAGTCTTTCAGACACCGTTCTTAGAACAAAAATGGGCACAGTATTTTAATGTTGAGATACTTGATACAAATAAAAATTATGATAAACGCTCAACAGTTGTTGTCAGCGACTGGATAGATGTAAATCAATCTACTAATAGTAACGAATGTGTACTTGCAAACACAGGTATAAGGCATGTTATTGATCATTGCTGGGATAGCTGGGATAGTAGTTTAGACAACAGTGCAGATTTTACAATTAGACCTAGAGATTTTATCCGAATAAATGAAAGCCTGTGTTATAAAAGTTTAGGTTATGATCAGTGTAAACTAAACAGTAATCCAACTAAAGATTTTTTATTATTAATGAATCTTGTGCGTCCACATCGAGATAATTTGTTGGATAGTTTAAAAGAATACGTTGAACATAATATTTACAGTTATGTAGGACGTGGAATACCTTTACAAAATGCACAGGACATAGAATTTAACTCTAGTACATGGCAAAGATATACTGATCCGCATTGGTATACAGACACACGATTTAGTGTTGTAAGTGAAAGTATGATATATAATTTAGGAGAGCCAACAGAAAAGAATGATTACCGTTATGATGATGATATAAATGTAAGTGAAAAAACATACAAGCCCATGGCATTTAAACATGCATTTGTGGTTCACGGGCAGCCTGGCACACTTGCAAGATGTAAACAGCTAGGTTTTGAAACTTTTGATCATGTCATTGACGAAAGTTACGATAATGTTACTGATCATAACAAGAGATTAGAGTTAATAGTAAACCAAATTGAATTGTTGATTGCAGACAAGTCATTGCTAACAGATCCTATAAGTAAACAAAAAATACAACACAATTTTGAACACTTCTATGATGAAGGTATTGTTACAAATCTTTTTGTAACTCAAATAGTCAATCCACTGTTGGAGTTTATTGAGTCATGATTGGTGTAATTGGAAATGGCTTAATCAGCGGTTGTATACAAAACAGTATTGGTGTTGACAAGGTATTCACAAGTAAAAATATACACACTATTGGTGAAAACGAGTATGATGTTGTTTACTGTGCAGCACCAACTAGTAATAGGATTTGGGCAAGCAAAAATCCAGATCTAGATAAAAAAAGTGTACACAGTATTATCAACGAATGTACACTTGCTAATATCAAAAGATTTGTTCTAGTAAGCACTGGCGATACACAAATAAAGCCATGGACTACTTATGGTCAAAACAGATTAAAATTAGAAAATTTTGTTAAACAACACTACAGTGACTATGGCATTATTAGATTACCTTGTTTGATACACAATAGCATTACAAAAAATTTATTATGGGATATAAAACACAAGAAATGGCTAGATAAAATAAATCTTAATGTTACCAATCAATGGTTTGATCTCAACAACCTTGAAAATTATCTCAACGTTGAACAAGAATTTAATGTATGCAGTGAACCTATTTCAAATAAAAAAATTATTGCACGTTTTGCTCATGAGATATTTGATTTGCTAGATGTATCTAAACCACACGAGTTATATAATTTAGAACCCTATAGTTTTACAACTGAAGAAATTTTTAGAAGCATAGAGAATTACCTAAAGTGATTTATATTTGTGGAGATAGTTTTGCAACATCTGATGTTGAAAGCAACATCGTACCTTGGCATGAACAATTAGAATGTGTTAATCTCAGTCGTAAGTGTGCTACCAATCTACAAATAAGTCAGCAAGTAGATCATGCAATTGCACATGCTAGTTTCGTTATAGTACTGTTTACAACTTGTGTAAGATTTGAATATAACGACGACAGTTATACACTACATAATTTAGACACAAGTAACTTAACCAACAAGCAAAAGCAGTTGGTAACTGAACATGCTAAACATTTTTTTAATTTAGACTTGGAAATTTATAGAAACAAGTGTATAATAGAAAGTGTATTGCAACGTTTGGTTGATAGTAATATACCATTTATTTTTGACCAGGGCGGGTTTGAACATACAAAGTTTGGTGCGGTGAACAAATACTTTAGTAAGTATGATCATTGTCGTAGTCAATATAACCTATGGGATTATGGCGATAGTAAAACATACAGACCTTATTTTCATATCACAGATCAAACAATACACAACATGATAGCAGAATATTACAATGAACAAACCCAATAACCTGTGTATGGCACCATGGACACACACTTATCTCAGTCCGCAAACAGAACGGCGACTGTGTTGTGCTAGTCGAGAACCTGCACAAAACTTCAAGCAGTATATAGACACTGCAGAAGGTACTAATGAATATGTTCCAAGCACACTAGAAGAATGGTGGAACGGTGAACACATACGTCGCATACGCACACAGATGTTAAATAATCAAGTGCCTCCTGAATGTGTGGTTTGTGATAAAAAACTACTAAACCAAGATGTATACAGAGACTATTTCAATCATTTGTTTGCACACAAATGGCCAGAAGTTTTAGAAAGTACAACAGAATCTGGACATACTACAATGCAACCTGTAAGTTGGGACTACCGTTTTAGCAACCTGTGCAATTTCAAATGTCGTATGTGCGGCCCTATGCTGAGTAGCAGTTGGGAAACAGAGGCACGCAAACAAGGCAAAATAGAACCTTGGATGGAAAAAAGTGTAAAGAAAAGTATTGATAGTTTTCAAAAAGATACTGTAGAACAAGAGTTTGCTACTGCAGTTGAAGAACACAGAGTAGAAGAAATATATTGGGTTGGTGGTGAACCATTGATGTATGAACAACATTGGCGTTACATGCAACGTATAATAGAACTGGGAGATGGGCCAGGACTGTATGCACGTTACAACACAAACCTTAGCAGGATCAACTACAAAGGCATTAACCTCTACAGTGATATACTTGATAAGATCCGTGATTGGCAAATTTGTGCCAGCATAGATGGCACAGGCAGTATAGGAGAATACATACGCACAGGGCTAAACTACGAAGAATGGCTAGAATATTTTTGTCAAGGAATAAGTCACAGTCGCAACAGACGCATGATGCGTATAGATTTCACTCTTACCACCCCCGGACTTTTTGAAGTTATAAATATCTGCAAGTTAGCAAAACAGTTAGATGTTGACATTCTTGCAAAGGTTACATTTGCCTTTACACCAGACATAGCAATGAGCCCATTGTTTCTGCCTAGAAATTTATTGGAGTCAGTGATTGATGATATATTACCCAACTGTGATAATGGCACGATGCACAACATGTTAACCACACTGCTAGACAGGCCTACATTTGAAGAGGAATATCCAGATCAATATCAGCAAGCAAGGATCGTAGGAAAAAAGCGCATGGATGCAATGGACAAATTGCGAGGCGGTATGTGCTTTGCTGACACACTTGATGCACAAACAAGAAAGTGGTGGAATGAAATCAGTTAAAGTTGTATTGAGAAATTATCAAACCAATGAAACCTTAGACTACAACATAGTTCCCAATGATACCCAATTGGCCCAAGATTGGATGGCTGCATTAGAAAAAGATATTCTCAAAACAAATTTACACCTAGAAAAGAACTTTTGTTTTCACGGTTTCCCTTATACACAACGAACTTTGGAATTATTGTGTAGTGAATTAAATCGTCATATCTATAATATCAACACCAGTGGACTTGGTTACACCATTGAAGAATGGTTTGCTCCGGATGTTGTACGGTTTGGAGATGAATATCCTGTTGGAAACTATACAGACAACATGCGTAATCATGGCTTAAAAGTTAAACACAGTGTAATGAATCAACTGCACAATCATTTTGAGGTATTACAAGGAACTGTAGAACATCCAAGTGAGTATGCAAAGTTCATGTCACCAGAAACTACATACGCAGTAAGACAGTTAAACAATATCTGCCATGAAATGGAAACTCTTGTATTAAGCCAACGCAAACTTGCTTACGACCCACACTGGGTACGTCCTAGTCAAATCACAACATTTCTACGATGTCCTCGGCATGATCTAACAGATGAACACAGACAAGGATTTATTGACAATGGGTATGACAGAGAATTAGGCGGTGTGTACATGCACTGGTGTCAGATTGGTAAGACACTGATGGAAGTGTACAGAGATGAAGGTGCACCAGAACTCACAGATGCAGTGTGCGAGGCCATAACTCATTTGCAGTATTACAGCGGTGAGTTTGACATAGAATGGGCCAATGATGTAACATACACTAGTAATAATCCGTGGCACCGTGATGAAATAGATGGTTTTACAAATTGGTTGTGTGAAAATAACCACGATCCACAGGATCCAAAACTAAGTCTAGGCTATTTAAAATTAGGTAGTGTAGATTTAAAAGGTTCTTTTGGTAGCGAAAATGGTCAGGACATTTGGCAGCAAATGGGAGATTATCTAGACATTTATCGCATTGAATGTGGAAATACCACAGCAACATACGACTATCACTGGAGTGACACAGATCATGAACAACGACAATTGGGCGCACTAACATAAACGAGGATCATTGATGGACATAAGAATAAAAGAAATATTTCGCAAAGAAAGCAATAGGCAAAACAATACTGTTGAACTTATTGCCAGTGAAAACTTTGCAAGTGCTGATGTAATGGAACTTGTTGGTAGTATTTTTACCAACAAGTATGCCGAAGGTTATCCGGGCAAACGTTACTACAACGGTTGCGATCATATGGATGAGATCGAGCAACTGGCAATAGATCAACTAAAAGAAATCTACGGTTGTGAGTTTGCCAACGTTCAACCACACTGCGGTGCTAATGCCAACACTGCCATTTACCTAGCGTTCCTTAAACCAGGCGACCGTATACTTGGCATGGATCTAGCCAGTGGCGGACATCTAAGTCACGGTGCACCAGTTAACATCAGTGGTAAAGTTTATGAGGCACATCACTATGGTGTGGATGCAGATGGTTGGTTAAACTATGATGACATTGAACAGCAGGCAGTAGAACTACAGCCTAAGATTATTGTAGCAGGTGCCAGTGCTTATCCTCGTCACATCAACTTTGCACGTTTTAGAAGTATTGCAGACAAAGTTGGTGCATACCTGCTGGTTGACATGGCACACTACAGTGGACTGGTTGCTGGCAATGCATATCCTAGTCCTGTTGAACATGCAGACTTTGTAACAAGCACCACACACAAAACACTGCGTGGACCTAGAGGCGGTTTTATACTGTGGAACAATCCAGACTTCACACGCAAGATTAACAGTGCAATCTTTCCTGGCACACAAGGCGGTCCACTGATGAATATCATTGCCGCAAAAGCACAGGCATTTATTGAAGCAAACACACCAGAGTTTGCAGATTATGCACGCCGTGTTGTGGAAAATGCACAAGCAATGTGTGAAGTTTTTGTAACAAATGGATTTAAAGTACAAACAGGTGGTACATGTTCACACATTATTCTAATGGACTTGAGTGAGTCTAAATACAGTGGGCGTGAGGCTGCAGACTTGTTAGAAGCAAATGGAATCACAGTAAATAAAAATGGGGTACCAAACGATCCACGTAGTTTTGTAGAAACCAGTGGTATACGAATTGGCACTGCCGCAGAAACAACTCGAGGTCACGATGACGAATGGTTCAGAGACCTCGCCAGAAGAATTTGTGAGATATTAGCATGATTACATTTATAAAAAAGATTGTAAACAAAATCAAACTGGAGATAAGATATCGCAAGCGTCTAAAAGAATTGCGCAAGCGTGATCCTTTTATATACAAATGATAGAAATCAAAATTGGTATATTCAATCTACTCAAAAAGGTCATAGGCGGAAGCAGCCTACAACTTGCAGTTGTTTATACCATTGGACACATACTGATTGCAATGACCTGCAATAGAATGATAACTGGTGCAGACTGGGCACTAGCAGGTGCAGATGCACTCATTGAACCAATCATTAATGGTTTCTGGTTTTACATACTACACAAAGGCTATAAAGTTTATAGCAGTAAACAAAAATGAAACTGGTTACGTTTGGTGACAGTTGGCCTGCAGGTGAAGAATTAAATCCAGGAGAAAAACCTTTTGGTCAAATCATTGCAGAAATATTAACATTTGATTTTGCAAATTATGCACAGTCTGCTACAAGCATACCTCACATGATAATACAACTTCAACAATGTATTAAAGACGATCCTGGCGGTCATCCAATGGCATTGTTTTGTATAACCAGTAGCAGTAGAAGCATGTATTACGACGATGATTATCTGGAAAATATGGGGTGGCGTGAAATACACATTAGCAACGAAGATACTGCTAGTGAAAGTTATTATCGCAATTTGTATAGTGATCAACTGGCTCATTTTCATGCCAATGTGTACCTGCTTGCACTGCAACAAATTTGCCAGAAACACAGTATCAACGATAGATATGTTTTTTGTTGGGAAAATTTTGATTTAATGCCTGGTATTGATACAAGTAAAATATATCCTCGCACCCTTGCTGACATTATAGGTGTTGGGTTGCCTTTGGGTAGAAAAGATGTATTAATTGACAGCAATCATGAATGTGTTAAACCAAACGAAAATCATCCCAATCAAAAAGGACATCAAAAAATTGCTGATGAACTAGCACGATGGATACAAAAATGATATTAGGACTTAGTGCTGGATTTCATGACGCTGGTGCAACACTTGTAAACACCAACGGCGATATACTGTTTGCAGGTCATGCAGAACGTTACAGCGGCATAAAGAATGATGCTAACCTCAATGATGCACTGTTAGAAGATGCATGCAGTTATGGCAAACCTACCAGTATAGCATGGTACGAAAACCATTGGCGTAAACGCACACGACAGATCTACAGTGGCGAATGGCGCAAAGCACTAGACTTTAGCACAACACCACAAGCACTGTGTTCCAAACACAACTTACAGGCACCTATAACCAGTTATGGTCATCACATGTGCCACGCAGCAGCAGGATTCCAAACAAGTCCTTTTGAACGGTGTAAAGTACTAGTTGTGGACGCCATTGGCGAATGGGACACTGTTAGTGTTTGGGATGCATGGTATGATGATGATGGGTATGCACGTTATAAAAAGATTTGGAGTCAACGTTATCCGCACAGCATAGGACTATACTACAGTGCAGTCACACACTACGTTGGGCTCAAGCCTATGGAAGATGAATACATACTGATGGGCATGGCAGCATATGGCAAAGGATATCTCACTGCATACCAAGAAAACCTAAAACTGTGGAGTGACGATAGAAATATAAAACTTGTGGACAATTTACACACAGGCATTGACGAAGAATGGTTCAGTGGCACAGGACTCAATGAATATGATATTGCAGCAGGTGCACAAAAAGTTGTTGAAAAACTGTTAATAGAATTGGTGCAACGTTGGTGCGGTCTCGACGAGAATTTGGTGTTTATGGGAGGTGTTGCACTCAACTGTGTTGCCAACAGCCAAATAAGATTTTATTGCAACGACCTATGGATCATGCCTAATCCAGGTGATTGTGGTAGCAGTTTGGGTGCTGCAGCACTACAGTACGGCAAAAAACTCAACTGGCAAGGTCCTTATTTGGGACATGACATGGGCAACAAGTATCCTACAGATGAACTACTGGGAGAATTACAAACAAATAAAATTGTAGGTGTTGCTACAGGTCGTGCAGAGTTTGGACCGCGAGCATTGGGCACTAGAAGTTTGTTAGCAGATCCACGTGGCAATGACATCAAAGACCGTGTAAACGAAATAAAACGCAGACAAAAGTTTAGACCATTTGCTCCAATGGTGTTAGAAGAACATGCCAGTAGATATTTTGATATGCATAGAGAAATAAATCCATACATGCAAGGCACATACAAATGTCTAGCACCAGAACTGTTTCCTGCTATTGTGCATGCAGACAATACCAGCAGAGTACAAACAGTAGGACGTAACGATCATCCAGGCGTGAGAGAACTGTTAGAAAAGTGGTATGTACTCACAGATTGCCCTATTTTGTTAAATACTAGTCTGAATATTAAAGGCGAACCTATGGTTAACAACAGAGCAGATGCTGATAGGTTTGAACAGCGTTATGGAGTACGAGTGTGTTCATAGACCAATTACACCCTAGTTTTTATCACATCAAAGATGTGTTCACTGACCAGCAACTTACAGAATTAAGAAGTTTGTACTGGGACAAACACACATGGCAAGAATTAGCAGACGAATGGGATAACATACGCCATAAAAAAACATTAGATTTTGAGATAGACGGATTGGAAGAAATACAAAATTTTATCGAAGACAGATTACAAAAACCAGTATATCCAAATAGTCCTCAATTATGGTTTGATTATCCTGGTTACATAGATCGTTTACACACAAGTACTGGTCCTAATATACATGTGGCTGCAAAAATATATCTTATTCACAGTTCAAATACACAACAAGGCACCTACTTTATAGATGACGTCACTGATCATGAAAAGAGGAGTCTATACCATATTGATTATGTTGTGAATACAGGATATGTAATGTTTGGGCCTACACAATTTAGCCATGGCATGAGGCATCCTGTAACAGATCATCGTATGAGTCTTTATCAAAGTTATAGGCTCAATTCAATTGCAGCCAACGAGTAGTGATGTGCAACTAAAAGACAAAGTAATAGTCGCACTTAGAGATGTGTATGATCCTGAAATCAGTATCAACGTGTATGACCTTGGGCTAATATATAACATTGAAGTAACAGGCACACATGTACATGTTCAGCACTCACTTACCAGCATGATGTGTCCATTTGCAGATCAAATCTGTGAGGACATTACCAATGCTGTCAAAGGCGTAGATGGTGTAGAAACTGTAGAGCGAGAATTGGTTTGGGAGCCGGAGTTTGGTCCAGAAATGGTACCAGAGGATACTAAATTAGCTTTGGGTTGGGATTTTTAATTCAATATCCTTAAACAATTGATTGACAATGTTGTCTAGTGTGCGTTGCATATAGAACCATTCATAGTTGTGTTCTAGTGTGCTTCGTATGCTCTTTGTTTTGATCATGCTTTGTATGTTTTCAAGTGGCTGGTCTGCTAAATCTTTTATCACATCAAATGCTGCACTGTATCTTGCATCATGATCCTCTAAATTGTCATAGTGCTCGCTCCAGTGTGTGCCAAATGTTTTGAACCCCATTTGTTTGAGAGTATCCAGTGTTTTACATGTTCCAAACACTATAAAAGGTTGCATGAGCACCATTGGTTTGAATATCTTTTCTGTAAAAAAGTTTTCGTTTTGATCAAATACTGTTTCCATACAAATGTGTATACCACAAGTGTTTGCAGTTTCAACGTCTACGCTGTGGCTAGCATTGGGATGAGTTTTATCATCTATTACCAATGGTAAAATTTTTTGTATGTCTTCTCTGCCAGTGATGCTTTCAAAACTTTGTTGTGTAAGCGGATCGTGTGCAGGAAAACTGTATGCTGCAGTATCAAGTATGTTGTTGTCATAAAAGTCTTGCACCAGTTTACAACGATGAGGCCTATTTTCTGCAAACAATCTGTTGTAACACACAAAATGTTTTTCAAGTGTGCGTTCGCTTGGACGCATCAACAGTGGGTGGTTTCTATATCCTCTGTACCAATCTCTTGCTGCAACATAGTGGTGTTGATAGTGTACAACACTCCAACCGTATTTTTCAACATAACTGTCTAAGTTTTCGCCGTACTTTTCTGCAGTAATAAGTATTACTGTTGATCCCCAATCATTAAACATTTCAGCAAAATGATCTAGCCAACGTATTCTTGACCAAATTGGTTCTTGATCGTATAATAATAACACAGTCTTAGGAAATTCATAAGCACTGTCAAACACAGTATCTTCTGGATGTTCACTGCCATATGGATAAGGATATACCACAGCAGGTTCTAAATGGTCATACGTGCGTCTAAACCAAGTGCTGATGGTAGGATAAAAGGTTTCTAAATTATACATGTTTGATGTTTTCTACACAGGTTCTAAGCCAAATTTGTTTGCTCACGAGCAACCTGCTGATTCAATTGAAGCAGCACGACAGCAAAGTCGCACTGAATACTGTTGGTATTTATGTGGCCAAAATGACTACACAAATTTTCGCTTTGACATGGTGCCTCCACACTGGGAGCATGATCATGTGTACACCTGGCCCAGTCAATGGCAACAAGATGGACAAGTGTATCTAACACCCAAACACAATCCAGGTCCTTTACACTACATGAAAGATCAAATGGTAACTAGATTGCCATGTGAAGATAACTGGCAAATACCTTTGAACATTGACACTGATGCATTTGATTTTAGTTGGCATCCAAACCCAAGTGAAAATTACATTCATGTTTTTGGAACACAATGGCAACCAGATGGAGGTCCTGAGTATCACACACCGGGTGCCAATGAAATCAAGTACGAAAGTGTACAAAGATCAACAGCGTTAGAAAATTTAGATCATTGGCGTGTACCTGACAATGCTGATGTTGATGAGTTTGATTTTAGCTGGCACCCTCGAAAGTCAGACATTTACGTTCATGTTTTTGGTAGTAAATGGGCAAGACAGGGAGGCCCTGAATATCACACACCTGGTGCTAATGAAATAAAATATGAAAATGCACAAACTGTAAAAAGTAAAATTACCTGCGACGTTTTTGTTGTAGACCAGTTTAACAAAAACAACAACAAAAGTTTTGACACAGTAAAGACACAAGATGAAAATGCTCGCAAAATTAGAGGTGTAGGCAACTGGGCCAGCATTATTAAAAAGGCTTGCGAAAACTCTACCAGTGACTTTGTATGGATAGTCAGCAGTGATTATGACTACACAGACTTTGACTTTGGGTGGTATCCAGAAACTTGGCAAAGCAACATGATACATGTGTTTGGCAGCAAGTTTCAGAAATGGGCCAATGTGTTCCGTGTGCCGCGTTGGGAGTTTCTACGACTGGCACCTTGGTTTGAAGATGTAAAAGACTTTCCAGAACTAAACTTTGTTGAGGATCAAACAGTAGAATTGTTTGACGACAACAGAGAAATTGTGTATGTAGACTTTGGCAATGGCATAGACTTTGCACCTGATTTGGATCACAAAACCACACGCTTCTTTAGCACTTGGTTAGAAACACTTGGTCGCATATGCGAACGCACTGACAGCGAGTACATATGGGTTGCAAGCAGTATTTGTGACTATACAAACTTTGACTTTGGATGGGAACCAGAACCGTGGCAGCAAGACATGCTGCATGTGTTTGCCAGCAATGATCAAAGAGAAGGTGATACATTTTTGGTGCCTGTACAGCGTTTTAAGCAGCAACAGCAACGTCTAGAACTTCTAGGCTGGTTTGACACTGTAAACTATGTAGAAGGCATTACTGTACCTGCATACAGCTGGCCTGTTGCAGCAAGTGTACACGCTATAACAACAGTCTATGCTTGGTTACTGCGTAATGGCACACAGACTGTAGACTATACGCCTAGTTTTTGGAAAAAGCCTGATTTACATGTCTTGAACACAAGCGGAAGTGTATCGTTATGCCCAAGAGACAGTAAAACACATTTTAAAGAGCAAATGTATGATTACCCATACATATTGCGTCATAATCGCAAAGATATACCAGAAAAAATACTGGATGTTGTATATGTTTCAAACGGCGAAAAAAATGCCAATTTAAATTGGGAAAGACTTCAAAAACTGTGCCCACGAGCCAAAAGAATTGATGGTGTTAATGGCAGAGCACAAGCATATAAAGCATGTGCAGAAGTAAGCGAGACTGAATGGTTTTTAAATGTGTTTGCTAAATGTTGGGTGCACGATGACTTTGACTTTAACTGGCAACCTGATTATCTGCAAAGCGACAAGCATTATATTTTTAATGCTCATAACACTGTGACCGGATTAACATATGGACACATGGGAATTATTGCTTATCACAAACGATTGGTTTTAGATTGTGAAACTTGGGGGTTAGACTTTACACTCAGTATGCCACACACTAGTGTACCTATAACAGCAAGCACTGCTGACTATGCAACCACTCCTTATGAAACTTGGCGCACTGCATTTCGCGAAGCAGTTAAATTAACGCAACAACAAGATCCACAAAGCCAATACAGATTAAATGCATGGCTTAATGTTGGGAATGGAGAGTTTGGAGAATGGAGTATGAGCGGTGCTCGTGATGCTGTAGACTTTGTAGCTACAGGACAAGATTTACAATTAAGTTTTGAATGGGCTTGGCTCAAAGAAACTTTTGACAGCCTCTATAACTAATTCAACTTCTAAATCTGTGGTGTAACTGTCACATGGTAATTGTAAAAAGCGTTCACAGTTGCTTTGCGCCTGCGGCATTTCAAACAATGGCTTTGCATATGCACGTTTTGTTTGAATAAGATTGTTTGTTAAATGTGTTTCTAGTTCTGCACGTTGATCAGTAGCAATAATAAATTTACTAACCATTCCTGTAACATCTGTGACGATTTCTACATAGTGTCTTAATTCTTCTATGTATTGTTCTGCAATTTCTCTACGGTGTTTGGTCCAATCGTCAAAGTGGTCTAGTTTTACTAAACACTCTGCACAGTCGCGTTCGCTCATAATGCTGTTACCGCCTGTGTGTTTGTTTACAACACCGTGCCGTCTCAACTGTCTAACACTATGTGCAAGGTCTTCGTCGTTGGTAACAACTGCTCCGCCATTGCCAAAGTTTGGTAAACTTTTTGTAGGATCAAAACTATAACTAGCAAATACACCTTGTAGAGGTAATCCAAAGTGTTGTGCACCATCTTCGTAGATAGGTACTGTGGTATCTAATTCACTATTGTTTCCAAAAAGTCCAACCCAAACAGCACTGTGTGTTACACTCTTCCATTCTATACAACCTTTTGAATCAACATCACAAGGTATGATGTTTGTACCTGCTCGGGTGCAACTGTTAGGTGTTGCTACAAAACTTTGCGCAGGAACACATACACTTTTTTCTCCAGTAGCTTGCAATCCATACATTAGTGCATCACTACCACTGCCCACAACAACGCAGTGACTTGCGCCACTGCGTTCTGCTAATGCTTCCTCAAAATGTTTTGTAAAATTTCCTAGCATAACTTGACCGCTGTTTAACACAGCCTGTTGCACAGCATCAAGTTTTTGATAGAGTTCTTTGTTCAATCTGTTGAGATTGGTTAGGTTTATTTTATTCATTAATGATTATAGAGATTCTGCTAGTGGAAATATTTCTGCAATCACTTTGGCGCAAGCATGAGCAATTTCCATGTGCTCTTTTTGGGTGCCGTTAGCACCTCTTAATTCAATGTAGTGTACCCATGAACGAAGTGTGCCGTTCATGTATAGTCTTGTTTTTGTACAACCTTCGGGTAAAACCGCACGAGCCTGTTCTTTGGCAATGCCATTTTCAATAGCCCATTCATAAACTTCTTGAGCTTTGTCAATAACTTCTTGTTGCTTGTCTTCCCAATCGTGGATAAGTCCAACATTGTCTGTTTCAATTGAATTTTGTCTGTTGCTTGGATCTTGTAAACGTGCTTCACGTGTGACAAATTGATCACCCATAGCAGCAGGATCCGCATAACGCTGACTAAATTCTTGGAAAGCAAAACTTCTGTGTCTAACTATCTGATGTGCAATATCTCTAGTGGTATCAATTTGTAGACACACATTTACCATTTCCAGTGGTGACCAGTGAGCATGTTTGATAAGGTGCCGTATCAATTTCTCACTGGTTTCGCTGTTCATTTGATTTGCAGGGTTACTTACTCTAGCACAATACGCAATAAGTTCTTGACAGTTGTCAAGTTTCATATCTGGATTTGCTACACTGTGCGAAATAAGTTTTACCTGCATTACATCACCACTGCTTTAGACTTTGCAGGCCGCCCACGCTTTTTAGGAGCAACACTTGGATCAAGTTCACTTGCTTCTTCCATAAGCCTTTGCACTTCTGCTTCTAGTCCAGTTATTTGTGCTCGCATTTGCTCTGCTTGTGTTACAAGGTTGCGAGCAATGTCTGCATCACTTAGTACACCAGCACCTGATGCTTGTTGTGCTGCTTGGATACCTGCAGCCTTCTTTTGTGGGTCTGCAAGTCCAGCATTGGCATCAAGATCCGCAAGTTTAGCAGCAGCTTCGCCACCGGTGTCTAAGTCACGGATGATTTGATTGATCTCACTCAACTGCACACCTGGGTTATTTGGACGTGGAATCATAATCACATCTTGTGTGCGAACTTTCTTCATCCAGCCTTCTTGGTGGATTGCGTTTAGCAACACACGACCATCTGTTCCTGTTACTCGAGCAAGTGCATCAGCAAGATCTTTTGCATTTTGTCCTGCATCACTTTGCAAGCAGTTCATAATATCGTCGTGGAAGTGTGTGGGCAAGTTGTCTGGGTATACCACAAGACACATGTGATCCTCACCTGGCACTTCACGGAAGACCACAACAACTCGCTTGTCGTTTTGTCTACCAACATGTTTAATCATCAGTTTCTCCTTCTGCAGGTGCTTCTTCTTCAGCTTCGGGTTGTGGCACTTCTACTGCGCCATTTGCTACCAAGAAGGTCATTAGATTGTTGTACAGCACACCTACAGCTTGCATTTCATTGGCTTTGATAGCACCGCGGCTGCTAACAACTTCAATGATGTTGGCCATAAGTTTTAGATCATTTACACCCAATGAAGGTGCAGACACTTCCTGTTGTTCTTCTACAGGTGCTTGGGTGTCTTCGGACATTCGAATCTCCTTGTTAATTGATAAGTTATATTATACGGTAAATTGTATAGCAGTGTCAATAATAATATGCTATTATTATTTATAAAATCTTTTAGGGTTGGTAAATTCTTTTAATTGCTTGGGATCAAACATTGCCCCCTGACCATAACCAATAATACATGCTTCGGTGTATTCATAATTAATTTCAAGCACTGCCCATTGATTAGTTTGTAGGTTAACAGATAGGTATACATACACAGGTATTGGTTTATCAGTGTTTACACTGTTTGCTGTACCCAATCCACCAAACGCTGTTGACATTTCCACTGCTTGCATTTCTGCAAGCACATCATAAACAGGTCCGCACTGAATTGGCTTCATAGACCATTCTTGTTGCTCTGGTTGAGATAATACACTTTTTCCAGTAAATAAACCGCCTAAAAAGGCTAACCAACATAGTAGGAAAAACCACTTTGGCATTTGGTTCCCCTTTGCATAGTTATTTATGCCTTTGCGTCGTAGTAGGCATGATTGCCAAAGGGTGGAGTTATGTCTTCACTGCCGTGTATGATAAACACAGTGTCGCAGTAGTGTTCATCGCCCCATGAGTCCCATGGTAAGCCATCTGTAAACATCACAAACCGTTCAGGCATGATGTCATTTTGTTCCATGAACTTCCAGTTGCACATAAAGTCTGTGCCGCCACCACCTTTGATGTCATAGGTGTCAATGTCGTCAATGTTGGTGTTGTCAAACTCTGCATATGAATAAACATCTGTATCAAAGCACCACAGTCTAACTTTGAAGTCTGTAAACTGTTGCATGATACCTTTTACTTCACTGAGCATGTCTCTGCCCATTGCATCACTGATGCTTCCGCTCATGTCCATTGCAATAGCAACATCAATGGTTTGTTCAGGAATCATACCAGGCAGTATGCAGTTTGTTTGTGCTTGTTTGCGGCTACGACGTTGGAAACTGTAGTCGCTTTTAACAGTGCTTTCAATGCTCATGCTCAACAGTTCACGCCAGTCCATCTTAGGCTCTGTTAGTTCCTGCACAATGCGTTTGACACCTGCAGGCAAGTTGCCAGCACCAGACTGTTTTGCACTGTTGATAAGACTTTCCTTGATCTCATCTTTGATCTTTTTGCGCTCTTCTTCGCTGTACTTTGGACGAGACTTTGATTTTAGGTTACCGTTTTCGTCTTCTTCTGGTTCTCCACTACCACCACCTTCGTTTTCTTGGTTGTCTAAGTGTTCGTCTACAAGCATTTCTGCAAGTTTATCAATGTCAATCTTTTCTGCATTATCAAACAAGTAGTCATACACTTCATCGCTTGACCAACCATCAAACTTGCGATCGTACAGTGCAGGCACAGTTTTGATAAGTTCGCCAATGTTATTGACCACAAGGTCTCTGTTTATCACATAGTCTTGTGCAATGTTGCTGAGTGTAGGATTTCTCTTGAGCAGTTTAGTGGCTGCAATATGATCATACACATTGTGTAGCACTTCATGTCCAAACAAAAACTCACACTCTTTTTCACGCAGCATGTTGATGAACTTGCTGTTATAGTAGAAGTAACGACCATCTGTTGCTGCTGTAGGGCACCAAGCATCAGCATTTACAATAGGCAAACGTGTGGCCATGTTGCCAAAGAATGTTGCTTTGAGTAGTAGTGCAACACGAGCAGTGGTCAATTTCTCGCGAGCCTGTGCATCTTCTTCTGGCACAGTCTCAAAACCAACTGGAATGTCTACATCTTTGTTGCTTTGCTTTGTAGTAGTCACAGCCGTTACTCCTTACCTACAATACTAATATACACTATTCTGTATATGTGTCAACCAATTTAATCTGATTATTGTATGTATTTTCTATTTCCCAATTGATCCAGCTTAGTACTTGTTCATGCGGAACATCTTCGTTTATCCATTCGTACTTGCCTGTGCCTGTTGCAAACAAATGATTCCAAAATTCACCTTTGATACGATCTTCTAAATCTTCAATGTGGTTTGCAGGACCTTCGTAAACGCAGTCAAAGCGGACTTCATGTCCGCAATGACCTTCATATTTGCGTTTACGGTTTTCTACACGACTGGTAATTCCAAAACATGTTTTACCAATGTGATTGTGCCATATGTACAAGTACCTCATGTTTAGATACCATTGTACTGGTTGATGTACTTGTCTGGCATAACTGGAAAGTTTTTATTATTAGTATTGCACCAGTTAAAGAAGTCTATGATTAATACAGCCTGTAAACAGTTGTCGCTCCAACTCTTTGCCAAGTTGTTTGTCTTTTGGAAGTTTTCTAAACGACTCTTGCAAGTCTTATGAAACTTACCGGGTGAAGCATAAGTTTTTTTGAAAAACTCAATCAGTGCTTCTTGCCACTCACGTGTAATAGTTACTTTTTGTTCTCTTGCGAGTGCTGTTACTCCCACTCAATAGTTGCGGTGATGTAAAGCATTGATTTATATAGCATTTAATATCCCTTTTCTAACAAGTTTCTAACTATTCCCTTCGTTTGTGCGTACGAAGGGAACTATTGAAACTCAATAGTATCAATGCGTTAGTGAAAAGGCGATTGAAAGGTTTCTTTCTTAATTTTCCCTACCAATCA